GTTGCTGTAGCAGTTGCTGTAGAGGAAGCTGCAAAGGCTGGTAAATTCTAAGAATAAGTCAATATAATCGTAAAAAATAGGAGATATTCACAAATAATTGTGTTTATCTCCTATTTTTATTTTGCCCACAAACTATACACAGAGGTCTTGCCCACATTTTGCCCACACAAAAACTAACTTGTGGGCAAAAATATAATGCTTATGTTAAAATTACAGATTTATTTTTTATAAATATTCATTAATACATTTAGCCCCTCTTTTGACATAGTATCTGTTAGATGATCAGTATATACTTTCGTTGTATCAATCTTTACATGTCCAAGTCTATTCTTAATATATAAGAAAGGTGCTTTTTGTTCCAACAACATTGTAGCATGAGTATGTCTTAAAGAATGAAAATCAAATTCTTTAAAATCTAATTGCTTATGAATTACAGAAGAAACATGTTGCATTGTTCTAGGAGTAACATATTCACCAGACTCCCTTCTGTTTACAAAATTAACTTTAAATTCTGTCTCATCTAATCCAATCGGATTTATTTCCATATTTTCTTCATGATTCTTTTCTAATGGATTATATTTACAATAATAGTTATAATATCTTTTATCATAATATTCTCTGGCTTTAATTTGTTTCTCTTTTTCTTCAATCAAATCAGCTAATAATTCATCATCTAAATCAATTGTTCTATAACTATCATACTTTGGAGTTGAGAAATACCAATACCCACCGCCAGTTTCTTTTGTACCATTTTGTTTTAATTTTTCTTCCTTTGTTCTGTTTTTATTTGGCATCCATTGTACTTGTCTATTTACAGTTAATGTTTTATTTTCAAAGTCAATATCTTCCCAAACAAGCCCGAATGTTTCGCCCAATCGCAAGCCACAATGATATGCAATCATCAATGGAATATAAGCAGAAGATCCCTTTGGAAATCTATCAAATATCTTTTCCATCATTTCCTTTGGAATAAAAACATGATTATCAGTTCTTGGCTTTACTTCTGTTCTTTTTGGAATTTTTAATTTATAAGCAGGAGATGATTTTATTATTTTGTTCATCTCACCCCAATCAAATATAGAGTTAATTAGTCCTTTAACACTAGCAAGCGTATTCTTTGAAAATCCTTTGTTAGCCATGTCGGTTATTAATTCTTGCAATTGTAATCTTGTAACAGATTTAGCCATATATTTGCCAATTACAGGCTTTATATAGAGTCTTATTTTCTTTTCATATCCATCAATTGTTTGTGCTTGCAAATCAGTTTTTCCATACTCTTCGAGCCATTTATCACACAAATCTGATACTGACATTTCAGATGGAACAACAAATTCTCCACAATTTTCATATTGTTCAAGTGCTTCACGTCCAGCTTTGAGAGCTTCCGCTTTTGTTTTAAAACCACTCTTTGATTTCTGTTGTCTTTTTCCATTAATCGAAGCAAGAGTTATTCTGTATTCCCAACTTGCACCAGATGGTCTTTTTCTTGCACTAACATCTCCCATAAAAATCCCTCCATTTATTTAATTTATATTATCCAAGTAATCCCAAGGTAGTATTATATAATAACATGTAAAACCATCGGGTTCAACTCTTATTGCAAAAATCGTAAAAAAATGGGGAATAGAAGAGTATTAAATCTCAACTATTCCCCATAATATTGTTTATAGAAAATTAATTTCTTGCACCGTCAGAATCAAAAGAATATGACTTGCCACCGATAATTAATGTTTCACCACAAGCCATTGTCCCATCATCCTTCAGATAGAACCAATTTCCTCTGTCCTTAATCCAATGATTTTTCATCATAGCTCCTATAGGTAGACAATTTTTATCTTTATTGTACCAATACCATTTACCATCTTTTTTTAACCAACCAGTTACCATAGCACATCCTGGAACACCACTAACCTCTCCACTTGATGCAAAGTAGTATTCGTTTTCTCCGTCTTCAAATCTTCCGATCTTTGCTGAACCTGTTTGATGGCTACCTTCCCAATTAGTTCTCAAGTAATACCAATAACCATCGATACTCTGCCAACCTGTCAACATTACACCCGAATCATCAAGATAATACCAATCGTTATCAACGTATACCCAACCAGTTCTCATTGCGCATGAATCGTCAAAGTAGTACCATTTCCAATTAATACTTCTCCAAGAATTTCTAATGGCATAACCATTTCCGTCAAAGTAGTACCATGTTCCACTAATTTTCATCCAATCGTTTTTCGGATAAGTACCATCTGCATTCTGATACCACCAGCCAGTGTCGTCTTTTACCCATTTAGCTTTTTTAGTTTGTGTGATGTTTTTATTAAGAATTCCAGCAACGATTGCTTCTGCACACTTATCTACATCCCAAGCTGCTTTATCTGTTGCACTATCTACGAAGCAACATTCAATCAAGATTGCAGGACTATTTGTGTTTCTAAGAACATAAAGGTCTTTCATGTACTTTGTTCCACGATTTCTGATTCCAAGTGTAGAAGAAATATTTGCACAAATTCTATCAGAGATAGCAGCGGTATTGCTGTTATAGTTCTCAACTTCTACACCAGTTCCACCACCTGCATTCAAGTGAATAGAAACGTCAAGATCTACTTTATGTGCATTGCACTTTCTCACAATTGTACTAAGATTCTGTCCCTGAGTTCTTCCAGAGTCATCTGTGCAGTCGTAAACTGTATGTCCTTCTGCTCTTAAAAGTTCTATGACTTTGTTCTTAACTTTACGGTCTTCATTAACTTCATCAAGGAGTCCCGATGCACCCCTACAAACTAATGAGTGTCCTCCGTGTACGTTATATGTTGCCATAACAATACCTCCTATAAAATAAAAAAAGAGAGTAGAAATTAATCTACTCTCGGTTAATAAGTTCTGTATTTAATTATTTTGCTAATGCTTTTTCCACTTTCTTTCTCCAAAGTCTTGGCACATCTTCAAGCACCCAAGCATTTCCTGTCTTTTCGTTAATAACTTCGTTTTGAATTTTATCAACATAGAAATTTACCATAATCTTATACCCCCTCTGGTGTAATTTCAGATACTACATCGCCAAGGTCAGCGATTGCTGAATCCTGAATAGCCTGTCCTCTCTGAAGTTCTCTGATTGCGATATCATTATCTGTCATTTCTGTCAGAGCAATTGTAACAACAACCTTTCCTTCTTCGTTTGTATACACGTCTTCAAATGCTTTAGAAACTAACTTAAGATTTGTGTATTCACCATTAATCTGATCGTCAATCATAAAAGTAACTTTCTCAAGATTTCCTTCTTTCAAGAAAGCATCTTCAATTGGCTTTAAAGCCTCGTAAGAATCAACAGTGATTGTCACTGCACCAATACCAGTTCCTTCAGCAATTTCGTAAGTTGTTTTGTCTTTTAAAATAATTTTGTTCATACAAAAACCTCCTCTAATTTTTAAAAGATTTATAAAGTTACTAGGTTTGCTAAACCACACTTTAGAATTTTAAACGGTATATTTTTTGTTGAAATTTGTATGGTTTTGTAACTTTAAATGTTATGACAATAGTATTTAATATTACTATTGATATGAAAAACAATTATATTTTTACAAAAATCATTGAATTTAACGTGTTTTAAAATTCTAAAGTGTGGTTTAGTGTACTTGCATCAGTAAAAATATCCATATTAATTCGCTTTGCATATATTATAAAAATGACTAAGAGTATAAAATAATATAAAGTATAAAATTGGAAGGTGGATAAAATATGGATGCTAAAGTACAAGTCATAAATAATGTTTTGTCGTCATTAAAAGATTTGGATCAAAACACTTTAGATAAGATAGAGAATATCTTATACATAAATTTTGAAAAATATAAGATTGAAGAAAAATATACTGAAGTAATAGTACACGATGATTCAAATCTCGGATTAATTAAAAAGTTTATTGCCACCAAAAAGCTTGAGGTAAATCAGTAAAAACTTTGAAGAAGTACCAGACAGAGCTTGAAAAGTTGCATTACTTCCTAGGTAAAAGTTTTTATAAAATAAATATATACGACCTTAGATATTTTCTCGCTCAATATAAAGAGCATAGAAAAATAAGTAATAGGACGTTAGATAATATGAGAAAAACTATTTCCCGTTTTTTCTCTTGGATGAGTGATGAAGGTCATATATCATATAACCCTGCAAAAGCATTAAAACGAATCAAATACACGAAGACAGTCAAAAAACCATTCTCGATTGTAGAGCGTGAAAAATTAAAAAATACATGTATAAATCGTCGTGATTTGGCGTTAGTTGAATTTTTATATGCGTCAGGTTTAAGAGTATCTGAGGCAATTTCTATAGATATCAGCAATATTGATTTTATTTCTCGTGAAGCAACAAACTTGACTGGTTATGGTTTCTTTATCACAATAAAATATGTAAAAAATCTTAATTATAATAAGATTAAACATATAATGTTCAAAGTGGAGTTTGTATTTCTCCACTTTGAACATTTATTTGATTTCATATAATAACAAATCAAAAATAAAATTATTCTATTATGTATGATCCACTAACAACTACTTTACCTTCGCTTTTTATATCACTTACCATTGCTGTCCATGTACGTGCTTCTTGTGATACAAAAAACAAAATGCTTTGAGTACTGTGGATTGCACCAACTTTTATTGTAGTCCAGTTGTCATTGTTCGATTTAAGTTGACATTTTTGATATCCAGATGAAAATGTACAGTCATCTTTAGTTTTATAAGGAAGACAAGGAATTTCTAAATACGATTCTAAATTTTCTACTGTTAAATATATGGTGACATTAAATGTTACTAGTTTTCCAACTTTTATATAGTATCCTTCGGTATGCGTACAACCATTACACGGTTTAAGCAAACCCATTGTTCCAGTTTCATAACTAAAAGTGGAGTTTAGTGTAGTAATACTATCATTCAATGTCTTACCTTGTCTAGCATCAAGAACATAACCGTCTGTGGTTGTAGTTAAATTATTTGCTACCGTAGATGTTGACCCAGTTTTCAATCCATTGAGCTTTGTTGTATGCCCACTTACTGTCTTCGATAAATTAAATGCAGATGATTTGATTGAAGCAATTTCTGTTTCTACAGAATTACCATTATCTAAAGAAACAAGACTTGCAAGTGTTCTTGGAAGTAGTTTAAGATATCCTGTACTAGTTTTCATATATAGATATCCTTTTTTAACTGTTGATAAAATTGACATGAAATTCTCCTCGTATTATATAGTAGTAGTTTTTATAGACCCTCTCCAAGGTCTTTATAACCATTAAAGTCATAGTCCATTCTTTACCTCTTCTGTAGGTTCGACTATGATATATAAGATGCTGTGGATTGGTTAATTTCTCCTACCACTAGATGGTTTACGAAAGGCTCCAACCACAGTCTCTTTGTCCATTTGTTAATCAGTTAGATACCGCATGACGGTTTATTTAGAACGAGGTTACAATCGCAAAGAGCACCCTGTGATTCTAAAACAGTATCAAATTCATTTCAAAGGAGTTTTATTATGATTTACGTAGGAATTGATGTTGCTAAGGATAAGCATGATTGCTTTATCACCAACTCTGATGGAGAAGTGTTATTTAAAGCATTTACCATCACCAACAACTTAGATGGTTTTAATGAACTTCATCAAAAGATTGCTTCCGTTATGGATGATGTGACAAAAGTAAAAGTAGGACTGGAAGCCACCGGACACTACAGTTACAATCTCCTCGGATATCTCATTGATAAAGGTTTGCCCACCTATGTTATCAATCCGTTACATACAAATCTGTACAGAAAAAGTCTAAGCCTTAGACAGACGAAAACGGATAAAGTAGATGCCCGCACGATTGCTTCCATGCTCATGTCTGATGTGAACTTAAAGTCCTACTCAGACATATCTTACCACAACGAGGAGCTAAAGTCATTAACTCGTTATCGTTTTGACAAAGTGAAAGAACGTGCCAAGCTGAAAACCTCCGTTTCAAGACTTGTCTGTATCTTATTTCCCGAATTAGAAAAACTTGTGCCAACTCTCCATATAACATCTGTTTATGCATTGCTTTCTGAATTTCCCGGCGCTAAACATATAGCCACCGCACACCTTACCAGACTTACAAATCTTCTTTCCGAAGCTTCCAAAGGTCGATATGGTAAAGATACTGCTATTACTTTCAGAGATGCTGCAAGAGCTTCTATCGGCTCAAATATGCCAGCCAAATCTCTTGAATTAAAGCACACCATCAAACTCATTCAGGAACTTGATTCAGAGATTGATGAAATCGAAAAAGAGATCAAAATCATCATGGATGAAATCAACTCTCCAATTCTTAGCATTCCCGGAATTAACTATCGCATGGGCGCTATGATTATTGCCGAGATTGGTGATTTCAATCGTTTTGATTCTCCTGATAAAATCTTAGCTTATGCCGGCTTTTCGCCATCAACATATCAATCCGGACAACTGGATGGTGCCTACGCACATATGGAAAAACGTGGCTCCAGATACCTGCGATACGCCCTGTACAATGCCACCAAGTATGTCTGCCACTGGGATCCAACATTTGCAGCCTATCTTGCTAAAAAACGAGCGGAAGGTAAGCATTACAATGTTGCCATATCACACGCTGTAAAAAAACTGGTTCGAGTGATTTATCATCTTGAAAAAACAAAGCAGCAATACATAAAAGCAGCTTAAATCTTTCTAATTCAATACTCTTTTTTGAGCACCTGTCACGATGCTCTTTTTGTCATGCAGTTTTCAAGGTTCAATGAACTCTAACTGAGTTCCAAATATATCTAAAATACATTTCTGTACTTTATTCAAAAAATATCATTTTAAGGCTTGACTTTTAATAGTTAGTCTTTCATTTATATATTTTTACATAGCAAAAAGAAGTCAATTCATGTATGACTCCTTTACATTTATAAAGTTATCTATTTTATTCTTCTTTAAACCAAATGTCTCCATTATTTTGACCACTTGGTTCTGTTGATTGACACACAAATCCAACAGCACCCAAATTAAATCGACCTCTAGCGGCAGTAGCAGAACCAGTACCTCCCTTTGAAACTGCAAGTGTTCCAGTAATAGAACTAAGAGTATATGTGGTGTTATTGTCATTACCCCAAACAGCAGTACCATCAGAAGACCATCGAAGAATTTGTCCAGAAGACCCACCAGAAGGAATATGTTTGTTTCCAGATGTTGTTGGGTGCGAATATACAGTATCAGTAAATTTTGCACCAGATGGAACATTAGAATTAACAGTATAATTATTTACCTTTGAAGCATTTCCTGCTGAATTAGCATAGCTAACTGTTCCACCATCTGAAGCCACGACAACAGATGTATACGCTTGAGAATGTAAAGTGGTCGCAGCTGCGCTTGTTGAAACATAAGATTCTGTAGAAGCTTTTTTGTCACTTGTTGTTGTACCATTTGCTTCTGCTGAATTAATCAAAGTCCAAGTACGAGATATGTTTCCTCTCGCTCCTGATGCAAGATTCCTAATTACAGTTCCAGCATATGTTCCAGAAGTTTTAAAGAAAGCATCCGCATATGTTTTACCAAAAACATTATATAAACCAATTTGGACACAATCTACTTTCAAGTCACATCTTGCCAACCATTTTGCTTCTACGGTAGAGACAGAAGAAGAGTTATTTGTTTGTAATGAGATTCTAACAATTCCCCAACCTCCGCCATTATAATCTTGTGTTATTAAAAACGTAGAAGTTTTATCAATATATGAGCTTGTTTGCGTGTCGATTTTTGCGAATCTATGATATGGATAATTATTTGTATTTCCAACACTAATACTAGAATTATAGTATCTTAGACTAGCATTACTATTTGCAGATCCGTCATAAGAAAAACTCATTACAAAGTCTTCAGTGTTAGATACAGTTCTTGCTGTTGCTAATTTTACAGCACTGTTTGCACTTCCGCCTGCCGAATTAGATCCTGCGTAGTTATGAGTGTGACCAGCTGTCGCAAATTGAGACTTTGCTACAGCTCTCAATTCATATCCGTTCCAACCAGCAAGCCATGCATAATCACCATAGTTCATACCTGCTTTAGAATAAGCGAAAGTTGTGTTAGATGAATTATTACCTGCATCTTTAACATAGTTATGAGTATGTCCACTTGCAGATGCACCAACGTCACTTGCATTCAAAGAAATATTTGCAGATAACGCTTTTCCATTTACAGTCCTTGAAGCAGGAACATAAGATGCAAATTTGTCGTTCAATACTTTACCTTGTGCCGCACTTAAGCTATCAGTAGTAGAAGAAGAGGTAAGGTTATCTTGGATTCCACGCCATGTGTTTGTATTGTTGTCTGTAAGTTCAATTGTGGTTGCTCCAGACTGATTAGTCGTAAATGATCCTTTTACAGCTCCAGCCTGTTTTATTGTAATTGTTCCATTACCCACACTTGGAATAGTAGGTTTATTGGAAAGGTCGTTGTAAGAACCACTTGTGGCAACTTTAGCGAGTCCCTTTTTTATATATTCTAGCAAAGCTTTTACAGGTCTACGGTGATAAGTGGTAGTAGTTGTTCCACCTCCAGCGTATTGTGACACAAAATAATCATCATCTGTTGGTGTGGAACTGTCAATAGATAATGTATTTATCATTGTAGACAAATCATGAGTATGGTTTGTATTTGATTTACCTGCCAAAGCTGAATTTACAACTTTATTTTGTACTGGATTTGTTGATGATGAACTCAACGAACTGTCTACGGTTGTTTTATTTGCACCTGATGCGATACCGTTTAATTTTGTACGATCAGCAGAAGTCATAGCCTCATAATATGGTAAAGCACTCCAAGTATTTTTTCCATCACCAATCTTGTATTTACCTGTTCCATCTGTAATGGCACGTTCACCTTTTAAAAGAACAGGATTTTTGGAAGTCCAATTTGCTTCCGTGTCAGACCTATCTTTTATTCTGACGTTAATAGTATTGTCAGCCATTTTAACCTCCTTTTATAGCGAAAAGGAGACTATATAAAACAGCCTCCTTATATTATTTATTTTATAATATCTTTTAAATTAAGCTCCACCACCATCAAGAATGAAGTCATTCGCACCCTGACAGATAAAATCAGTAGAAACATTACAAGCGGCAGGAACACCATTTGCAAAGTAAACTGGATGTACAGTTGATCCTGCATTTGTACCTAATTTACTTGCTGTACTAGCGCTACCAGCACTTGTAGCATATTTGACAGACTTATTTGCATCGGCAGTATTGTCAACATTTCCAAGCCCAACTTCAGATTTTGTGTAAGTTGGTTTTGTAGCTGCTTTCGCCCAAGCCTTAACATCAGACGCAGGAAGCGTTGTTGGATAAGCCGGAAGAGTAACAGTTGTTCCAGATTTATATTCGGTTGTTCCAATTTTAACAGACTGAACTGCACTATCTGCTTTTGTTCCTTGGGCAGCAGTTGCATAATTTTTAGCTAGTCCATTTGCATAAGTTTTAGCAGCGGACAAAGCATCGGCTTCGGATTGATCTGCATAAGCTTTTGTTGCGTAATTTGTAAGATCGACGGCAGAGTCACCAATCTTTTCGAACTTCTTTGTTTCCCCACTTACAACAAGCATATACTCATCATAGCCATTATAGTCACCAGAACCAACTGCTCCGGCTGCCTTTGCTACCATGTAAATAGTATGTTCATCTGCTTTTGCTACTTCTGGAAGTGCCGACACAATAGAACGTTTAAGATGTCCTGCATTTGCAACTGCACTTGAAATTTTAGAGTCAGTTTGGCTTTTGGTATATGCATCGCCTATTCCAAAGCCAGCAAGTGTTGTTGGGTTTGACCCGGCTGTAACATGTCCTTGTGCGTTTACTGTAACAGATTTATATGTTCCAGCACTAACTCCTGAATTTGGGTGAGAATATTTTGTGTCAGTATCAGACGAAGTAATAATGATTGCTCCATTAGCGTCCGTTGTTACTTTTGTTGCACCTGCACCTTTTACAACGATTGACTGTTTAGATAAATCTAAATTATTTGTAAGGTCTAATGTTGCATTTCCATTTGTTGCACTAGCAGGTGTTCCTAATTTATAAGTTGTGTCCTTATAAGATGTAATAAAACCTTTGTCGTTTGTTAACTGACTTGTCTTTGTAGGAACGGTAATATCTACAGCCTTTTCATTTGGTGTAAGTGCCGCCCCGTTCACTTTTACTGTTTCAATTACGTTTGCCTGTGCGTTGCTAGGTGCGTGAGCAGCCTTAGAGTGATTAAACGCAGCGTCGTAATTTGATTTAAGTCCAGTTGTAAACGAGGCTGTAATTGCATCCAAAATAGCTTTATTACTGTGTGTATGCTTTGCAGCATTTACCGCTGAATTGATTGCATTTGTAATTTCTGTTGGTGTGTTTGTGATATAAGGAAGATTAGCGAATGTATCTACACCATTACCAATCTTTACTTTTGGCTCTCCATTTTCCGGAAACTCAATTGCGTATTCACCTTTAAGAATAACTTTTTGAGAAGTCCCCCAATTGGCAGTTGTATCATTACAAATGACAATTCTCGTATTTAAAGTATTATTTGCCATTGTTTTCTCCATTCCAAAATAGAGACTCTAAATAGTAGAGTCTCCACAATTTATAATTTTAATTTCATTATAGTCACTTCCGATACAATAATATTTAGAATTATCATTATCCCAACGGTATGTTTTATTTTCTTTGGAAGCAATATAAATAAAAGATTCGTTTCCTACCGTTGGAAACGAATAGATTGTGTCTTCTGTAATTATCGGAGATTTATTAAGCTCCACCCACTCTCCATTAAAAAAACAGAGAGTGTTTGGCAATAACAAATATATTTTATTGCTTAGTGGAGCAAGTGGAAGTTCAGAGCAAGTAACAATATCAGAAGACATTTTTATTCTTGTAGTCGCATCATCTTTGTAAAAACTCCCTGTATCTTTACAAAAAATTAACTGACCATTTGTAATAGGGATGTCAGACAAACGAGATTGCGACACTTCTGTAAGTGATAAAACGCTCATGTTTCCTCCTTTTTACATTCCTCATATTAAGGAAGAACTTAGGCGATTTCAGACCATGTGAGAGCAGCTTCTGTAGCTTTTACTCTTGTATCCATAGCTCCATTGAGTCCATCAGCGTAAGCTTTTGCATCGTTAAGAGCTTTTGTTGCTTTTCCCTGTGCATCTGTAGCAGCAGCGTCAATAGCAGCCTGCTTTGCATCAGAGATTGCTGTGTTGATTGTGTTGACTTTTTCATCAATCTGAGCTTTTGTATAGTAATCCTCAAGAGATTTTGTTACTTCTGCAAATTTATCATTAATTGCCTTTGTTACTGCTTCTGTTGTAGCATAAGCAGAAAGGTCAATTGTAAAACCAAGAAGTTCCCACTCTGTTCCAGTGTATACATACTCTTTGCCATCATCATTTGTATGCCATACATCACCAACTGCCATATCTTTGAGAGCTTTAACTTCTTCAAGATTCTCTTTTGCACCTTTGAATCTGAATACAGACGCAACCTTAGAATCGATTTCCTGTTGAAGTGCTTTCTTTGCAGCTTCTACTTTTGATGTAGCATCTTTAGCTGCTGTATCTGTAGCTGAAGAAATAGCAGCATCTTTAGCAGCATCAATCTTAGCCTGAAGCTGTTCAGCAGTCTCCATTCCAGCAACTTTCTTAGCAACATATGCCTTAACAGCAGCCTGTGTTACAACCTTTGCATCGTTATCCGTTCCGTCACCAATTTCTCCGACTGTACCTACAGCAAGGTCAACATAATCTGTTCCTGTGTAGATTTTTGCTGAAAAGTCATCAAGAACATAGATAATTCCCTGAGATGGTGTCTCTGGAAGTGCAGAAACTTTCACAACTTTCTGGCTGTAAACTTTGTCACCTTTGAAAATCTGACCGTCTGCAAAATACAGTGTATCGTTATCTTTTGCAGCGATTGCGTTATATTTAGCGAGTGTACCAAATTTAAAATTAATTACGTTATTCATAATGTGTGTCTCCTTTTTTAATTAAATTAAAATTCTGTCCATGTCATTCCGTTAGACACAGTTGTTACAATTGGTTCAACTGTGAAAGCTGATTCGCTCTGCTGAACCGTATAAGTGTAGTACTTACCATCAGAAGCATTCTTAATAGAAATTGGCTGTCCTGCATATGTGTCAGAATTCTGATTAATTCCTGTAGTAGCTTCTTCAACGCTATTGAAAGTTAAAACTCTTGGTCTGATAACCTGTTTTGATTTATCATCTTTGATATAAAATAACTCAGATGTGTCCTTTGTAAGAACCAAATCTCTTTCATCAATCTTGCCACTTTCAATAGCACTATCAATGTTAGAAAGATTACCATAACCAAATTTCATAGCTTCTTTTGCCATTTGCGTGTTCCTCCTTTCTACTAAAATTCAACAACTTTAATATTCTCAGTAACTCCACCGCCTTGTATATTTGCCTGTGAGAGGTCAATTTTGTCCCCAATAGGAGTTCCTTTACTAAGTAACTGAAGAATACTATCTTTAAGAGATAGGTTGTCTGCTTTTGTATCATCAAAGTCACCAAGCAACTCGATTAACTGTTGAATCATAGCATCTGCCTTAAGAAGACGCTGATCAATTCCAAGTAGAGCTTCATCTGGGATAAAGTCGCTCCATGCTTCAATAGGGGTAATAGTAATAGTTGTCTTGCCCGTTCTACGAACACGCTGCACAAGTTCGCCATCATCACCCATTTCTACTTTTGTAAATACAAGTTGAACCTCAATTTTTCCAGGTTCTTTTGTAAGTGCTGTATCGAAAGGAATTTTATACTCAAGATAATCTTTATATGTATCCCTTGAAAGAACCAAAGATTCTGTACGGTAAGATTTGCTAACTGGAAGTATATATTCCATTGTTGCTGTAAACTCAGCCATATTAGCTCCCTTATAATCTGGTTCTACTAGAAAATGAAAATTGTCCACAAGCTTACTTCTACACATAATTCTTTCCTGCTTTGAAGCAATTAACTCATTATCGCTTTTTAACAATATCGTATAAATAATAATCACCTACTTTCCATGTGTTATATACTCATACTCTTCATCTGTAATTACTTTTGATTCGAGTAATTTGTTTAATTTAAAAATTGCAATTTCACCATTTTTATAAAGTCGTTTTAAACTTTCTACAAACTGACTCATAGAACACCTCCATTAAGTAGGCTTAATGTATATGCATCTATAATTTCTTCTGGAGTCTTCATGCCAAGTGGCTTTAATTGTTCGTACTCGTACTTGTCAATTTCTATGAGACTAACAGTATCAACTCCCTCTTTGTTAATAGATGGATATGTGTCAACATGCCAAATAGTATTCATATCAGACGACATAACTCCTTGTGCATGTTCTTCATCACATAACAGAAATACGTCATTCTTTTTTTGATATTCGACATAAATTAACTTATCTAGGAGGTCAATTGTTCTTTTGTTTATCATTACTTTGTAATACATAAGTTCCTCCATAACAAAAGAGATGGAAGATTAAACAACCATCTCTTTTTAATAAATATTAAATAGAATACATTAAACGAATTCCGTTCTGTTCATAAGGATAGTAGTATCCAGATACAGAACCATTTTCTTCAACACGGAAATAATATCCGTTATATTGATAGTTAGGTGAACGAGTCCAATAGGACATAGCATTTCCGTCACTTGTTCTACATATTCTACTTTGGTTTGTTGTTAGATACTGAATAGATGAACCTTCGTACACATAAGGTTCTGTATTCATTTGCGGTTCTACCTCATAAATAGATGGAATATGGAAGTAGTTGTCAGAAGATGAAATTTCTGTTGATTTATCTCCGACAGAAGAGTTAATCTTAACCTTTTTGACTAACTGTTTCCACTGAATATCCAAACCATCAAGAACTCTTGTATTTAAATACGCAGGAAGTGTACATTTTGCATACCCACCTGTGTTTGTAGAAGATCCGCTAAGTGTCTTTTTCTGATTCAATAAGTTCTTGGAAAGGAATGTCATAGAACTTCTCTTTGACGAATTATCAGACAAGTAATATCTCTTAAATCCACACATCTCAAATTCAAGAGATTCATGTGTCCACGACACAAGCTGTTTACATGCATCATCACCAATATCTGCATACCAAACTTTGCTCCAGAAAATAGTTCCAGTTGCATAATTTTCATATGCTCCATCGTCTGCTCTACTACATCCAAATACAATTGGGGCAGTAGTAGAAGTGCTTCTATTTTTGGTCAGTTCTATATAAGTGGATTTATCGCCAGAAAGATTAGAATTATACACATGAATTCCATTTTCTCCTTTGATATGTCTAATTACTATCATCTCACGATCACCAAAACTTGATGCGTTTGTTGATGATGTTCCCCATGTTAGTTTTGATCCACTGTTGTTCCATAGTTTAAATCCATTAACCCCATTTGTTTCAAAACACTGCATTAAAACTGAAGACTGCTGTGATGTTGAATTAAACACAAAGTCTGTTGCAAATACAAAATCTCTGTCTTTATCAAATAGAGTAATTCCTGTATCAACATAATTCGATCCATTAAATACTGTCTTTTCTGTGATAAGAACCTTTTGTTCAACATCGCTGTAGTTATAATCATGACCAAACTGTAACTTGATAGAATCTTTCATATTCACATACTTAGACTCAAGACCAAGTTTAGTCATTGCATAAATTTCTACTGGACGAAGAGTTGATAATTCTTTATCTTTAAAATAATCCAATGTGTATTCGCAAGAATCATAAATTGCATTGATATCCTTATTCCCAGTAATAAGACCACTCTGATCCCATTCTTTAAACAAGTAATATTTGTATGCACTTTCCTCTGCAACATATGACGGAATTTCACCTTTATACTCTACATAAGTTCCATAATCACCGCTATATGTTTCTAATACATTTCCATGAGACATGTAACGTACAGTATATTTTCTTAAGCTTTCTGTATAAGTTGCTGTATAAGTTTGGTTAGCAAATACACTTACAAACTCAGCATCCCATCCACTAAATGTAAAGTCCGTACTAACCGTACTTTCCTTTGTAGGTGTCGCAATAGGATTATCCTTACGTGTTACTGGGTCAACTGGTTTTTCACCTTTGTCAACATACTGAACGTCAAGAGTTTCGCCATTGTCGTTCATAAATGTAACTGTGTACTGAGTAACTAATGTATTATATGTAATTTCAAGATCAGACCAAGCTTCTCTATATTTTGCAAGAATCTTTTCTTTCATAACAGGAACATGTACTCTTCCTGTCACAACAGATTGGTCTACATTGTAACCATTCTTGTCAATACCACCCATTTTATAGAGTTTTTCAAGTAAATCGACAGATTCAAGCTCCCAATTGATTCCTATAATTCTTGCACGATTAACTTTTGGTGATTTTCTTAAAATATCTGCACAATCAATTGTATTACAGTTTTCAACAATCATTGTTGTAATCTGGTCGTATCCTGCAATTGATAAATTATCAAGATATTTAAGATTACGCATATTGATAGAAGTAAGTGTGTTTGGAAGGAGTGCAGTTTTAATCTTTCCACCATTTGCAAATAGAACACCAGTTAAACCAGATCCTGTTGCATACAATTCTTTCAAGTTTCCGCATTTAGAAAGGTCTAAACTGCTCGAAAGATTTGGTGTATTTCGGACATCTAATTTCTCTAATAATTTATTGTTTCCAATTACAAGATTATTTAAGAATGTATTTGAGTATCCGTCTGTAGTATTACCAATAATAAGTTCTTTTAATCTTTCAGCTTTTGAAAAGTCATTATCATGGATATAACATGCAGATATATCACCCATAGATTGAATTCTTGATGCTCCATAAACAAGAACAGCAGTATCATCCATTTGTGTATATGGGCATTTAATGTCATATTGTTTTCCTGCTTTTGCACGAACTTGAGTAGGAGAAGAGTTACCGAACATCACAGACAGATACATGTCTGAATACGGTGTAAGGTGTAATGTGTAATCTGGTTTTACCATAGCTTCAACAGGAGTGTTACATCTAAACATAATCTGGTTTGACGTAGCTGTTGTTCCAATAAACTTTGTAGCCATGTACATTTCCTGATCACGTTCAAATTGTCTACGCTGATATTTCTTTTTGCCATTCATCATCTGCTCAAGAAAACGGGTATTTCCTTCTCTATATGGACGTTCGTATTTTCTTACATAATCAAGCCTCCATAGTTCTTCGCACCATTCATTCTGCTTTGAATCAAACTGATTAATTAAAGATGTTGCGCTCCAACAGTTTTTTGATTCACATGTTTGGAACATTGTACGAAGCTGGCTTTGCATCAAATCTCGAATTCTACAGAAAAATACAGAATCTGCTGCGTTGAAAATGTATCCAGAAGAAGGATCTCCATCTGTTCTATAATCGGTATCTTCCTTACCATATGTCATAGTAAGCTCGCCTGAATTATTGATCCCAAGTTGTGTATCCATATCGTATGCCCACAGATCAAATCGATATCCATTGTTGATTTTTGCTGCATTATCATCAACTGTATAGTAATTCGCTTTATCTCCCATAGAAGATGCTTCATCAGCTGTTACATAATGTTTAGCCCAATGCCAAAATGTGTTTTTGGCTCTATTATCAATCATTGTATATCTAAGAGTAAACAGATAGAAATACGTTGCGGAATCGACAATAAACCAGTTCTTTAAATTGTTTACAAACTCTTCATCGGTAGATGTAATTACAAATTCATAAAAATCTCTCCAAATTTGTCTATTGTTTGTTCTAATTCCTTCTTTTACTTCATCCGTTGACGTTGGTGTCCCATCCTTAGAATCGCCACAGCAATCATATCTAAATTCGAATGAACCATCCCAATCATTATAAAGAGCATCATAAGCTATATTGCCAGATGTCCATTCTGACTTTGATATAGGATATTTCATTGTTCCATCTAAATTATTTACACCAGTTTGGAATGTAGAGTTAGCAAGAGTATTATCACTGATTTCAATACAAAATTCTTTCATATCATCAGGGTCATATGCTCTTGTAACATCAGTCTTTTTTGAATCGCCAATATTTCCGAGCGCATAGTAATGCCAATCGCAATCTGAGAATTCTCTGTGAGTAGAAACATCAGGATCACTTTCCTTAATAAATACGACACAGTTTACAAACTCCATAGAGTTTTTGATTTTAGAGTCTCTTCTTGTTGCAGGAGTAGAGTATGGAAGATATGTATTATACCTATTTTGACCATAAGCATTGTTTACCATATCGGAGGATGCAACATTTACTTTAACGTTAAACCATCTGTTCGGCACAGAAGTTCTTGTTAATGAAACACTTCCTGTTCCATCTTCAATTCTAGTTCCATCACCTAAAGTTAAAATAGTTTTGTAATCTGGATCTAGCGGAATCTTACTTGTCACCTGATGGATTCCATCAAAACAACAAATTAAATCAATGTTTCTTCCAGACTCACCGTATTCATTTGAAGTAGTACCCTGTCCTGAGTGATATGCATTTTCAAATGTCCAGTTGTCCAATGTTGGATCACCGTTCTTATACAAACATTTAACAGTAGTATTTTTTACAAAATCTTTCTTATTGTTCGTAAAATGAGGAGCCTCAATCATGATAATTCTCATATTTGGACACGCTTCTGAAAGATGTTCTGGTGTAAGCATTTGGTTTTCATCATAAATTTGATTTCTCTTAAAACGGTCAATCATTTCTGTGGCAGTTCTTGCGTCAGCAATGAAGTTTGAAAGAATTGCTTTTGTTGTGAGAGAAGTATTATATGCTTTCATTCTATAAATAGCAACATCGCAATCATTACAACCAATCGTAATAGGTACAGGATTCTCCTGGGTAAATGAATAATCGGATGTATAACTCATTGGTCTACAAGGAGTACCATCTTCATAAGACATTACAATTGGAATATCCGAATCTTTACTAATGTTAAATTCCCATTCAATGATATCTTCTTCACTATATGGAACATAAAGTGATTTAGCACTAGATTTTATGTATGCTTCATGGACATTCATCTGAAGACCTATGTTACCTTCTTGACATGTTAAGAAAGTAGCGTCTGCCTTGGCTACGTTAGATGTTTTAAATACGAACTTAAATTCTTTTCCGTTACGTCTTGCATCATCTGCAAATAGATTGTATGAGATAGTAGAAGTAGTTCCGGCTTTTACTCCAAAATACTGATCACCATTTTCATCAATCTGATATCCACCATTTTCCCAATCAAAGTTTTCTGAGACAGTCATTTTAATATCAGGATAGTTTTCACAAACCCATAATCTGTTTGCATCATTATTTGATTTTCCAACTGGATTAAAATCAAACTGAAGCCCTGCTGTAATTGGTTCTACGTCAATATCAAGTTTTTCTACAACAACATTGATTGTTTTTACAACATCTCTACATTTAATTGTCAGTACATGAGAACCAACATCTGTAGGTTTATACTGCCATGTCTGTGTATTTGAATCTAATTGAAGCGTAGAAATTTTCTTACCATCAACAGAGAGTGTGACAGTAGGAGTTTCTGTCTTAGGATCATACACTGTATATATGATATTTTCTGTATCATACTGTTTAACTGTAAGATCTTTAGATACACATCCGATTACAGGAACATCTGATTCTGAATCGTACCAAATTACATCCTTATAAACATGATTTGATTCAACTGTACTTCCGTTAATCTCTGCTGTGATATATACTTCTACAAGATGTGCGCCATGTTCCTGTGGTTGAATATTATAAGACATCGGGATACCAGAAGATGTTGTTGTAATTTTACACAATTCTGTTCCGTCTAGTTTAAAATGAACGTCTTTTGAAATTGCACCATAAGGAGTATAATCAAAAGATACTGGTTCATTAATTGGATACGTTAATTTATCATTAAATGATGAATCTAAGCGGATATCGATTTTCTGAACTGTCCAAGATTTTGTAACAAGACTTCCTGCGTCATCTGTGATGGAGAGTAGTAATTTCTGAGAACCTAATGAGATATAATCTGTAGCATCAAATGTATTTTCTTCATTTACAGCAATTCCTGTTGCAATTGTCTGTTTTCCGATTTTCCATGTGTATGTGCCTTCGGATACAATATCTCCAGAAGAATCCTGACCAGAGAAATTATATTTGATAATTGCTTTGTCTGTTGTTGTTACAACAAGAGGGGATTTTGTTACATACTCAATTTTAAGAGTGCTTGTTGTAGAACCTCCGCCTCCTCCACCAGAAATTTTAAATGTGGCTTTTTGTGTACGTTGTTCCTCTTCAGTTCCTTCTTTTTCGATTTCCCAAAGAGTGTAAATATTATCATCACTATAAGTTGCATCATAAGTTTTTCCAGGATCTGTACTTAATTTCCCAATGGTATCTTCTAAACTAGCAACCTTAGTACCAACAGCAGCAATACTAGATTTGTTTGAACTAGCTGTCTGTTCAACTACGCCAATTTTTGTTGATAAATTTGATACATCAGACGCATCAGCCTTTGCTGTCAATAGTTGATTTGTAGCATCTTTGTCATAATATTTTGTCTTTAATGTTTCTGGTAAATCATCAATATTTTTATGAATTGCTTGCAAATCAGAATTGACTGTACTTTTGAAAGAATCAAGAGATTTTTGAATAGGAGTAGTAGCAGTGGAAATTTTCCCGTCTACAACTTTTCCATAAGATACAACCCATTCTGCTGATGGATCAGTGTTTAAAACAATATCTTTAATCTTTTTATCTCCATTGTAAAACGACATTGTTCTTGTATCTGAATTGTACTCAACATTAAATTTAGCCAAACCATCAATACTATTAATCTTGTTATATACATCCGTTAAGTCAATATTCTTTAATAAGTTATCAACTTCTGTTTTTGTATAATAAGATAGAAGATAAGATGCTATTCTAGTATCAAGACTTGTTGAGAGTTCTTCTTTTGCATTGTCAATAGTTCCTTGTAATTTATCAGCAGAAGCTTTTGCTTCTTTTGCAGATTCCTTTGCTTCATTAGCGGCGGTTTGCGCCTTACCAACTTCTTCCGTTACCTGTTTAAGAAATGTCATCATCCATCCTGTATCAGGAGTTGGTTCAACTGTCCCATTTCCTGATAATGATTCTTCAACATTAAATTTTGAATTTCTTGTAATTAATTTATAGCTATCACCTTTTTCATTAGTTCCGATTGACTGGATTTCAAATAAAACTTCACCTTTTGTTGCGCATACAGATGCAGGAATAATAACACCAAAATACAAATAAGAATCGTCATATTGAACATTTACTGGTGTCACATACACGTCTCCACCCAAAGGGGTAACGCAGTGCATTAACAATGTCATGTTTAATTGGTCAATATTATCATATCTACGAAACATTTTAAATGGAATATATTGAGAGTTTTCTTCCTGTGTAAGATTAATTTGAGAAGAGTCTAATGTAATATTCTTGTTTTCGTCAATGATACTAAAATTAGGATCATAATATTCCGTATATTTTACATACTTATCACTGTATGGCAATGATAAATCTGGCTGATCAGAAACAATGTTTTCTGCATTATATGCTTCTGTGTCATATGCTTCATATACAGGTTTTGCGCTTATAACGGCAGATTTTGTTTCAGCTTGCACTTTTTTTAAAGATTCTCCAAATGATAATGCCAAAATATCACCTCCATTTTTATTCTTCTAAGAGCCATAGACCACCGTTGCTTTGATTTTCTGGCTCATATTTACTTGCTATAACTTGATTTTCAAATATATTTACAATTTTTGTACTACTGTATGTTGTAATAGAACTTGTTATTTCATCGTTAATTGCAGATTTTAACTCTGTATTGAGTTTTGCCATAATATCGTCTACTTCTTTTTTTGCTGCGTTACATTTTTTAATTGCGTTTGCAGTATCATTTTGTCTTTTGTCTTCGGCAGACTTTCTGTCTTGTTCTGCGGCAACCCTTGAGTTTTCAGCATCGCCACGACTTTGTTCTGCATTTGCTCGTGCTAACTCAGAAGCCTTTCTTGTGTCCTCTTCAGTCTGTCTCTCTGTTTCGTTATCTTTCCTTATGTTTTCTGCATCAACTCTATCTTCTTCTTGTTTTGAAATTGTTTTATTTAATTCTTTAATTTCAACTATTTGTTCACGAGTTGTTTTAATAAGCTCATCTAATATTAAAAACTCATCTTTTGATACGAAGTTTATGTCATCGACTAAATTTTTCTGAACTTCTAATTTAAACGGAAAGGTTGTAATAATAGCAGCATTATTAATAATCTGTACTTCTCCAATGCATGTACCATATTCACAAAGAGTTTGTGATGTTGGCTGAAAAACCACCTCACCATTAATTAACGTTCCATAATTATAAATAGCCCTTCCAGATGGCTTTTCGAGATATATTCTAATATCCGTTGTCTCTAATGGAATTTCATAATCATCAAATATAAAATGAAATTCTCTATATGTATCGTATTGAACTGCTTTACCAATTGCTAAAATATCGTATTGCAATCTAATACGAATTGACTGTTGTAAAGTTGCCAAGTATCTCACTCCTTTCCGTTAATGTACTATTTATCTGTATTTAATGTTTCTTTATTGTCAGAGCAATCAACTGTAATATCATTATCTTGTGAATGATACTGCATTAATGATTGTCTGTATTCAATTTCAGAAGATGCAGAAACTTCACTCATAATATCTTTCATAATCGCTTCGATCAAGAAAGCTGGGAGTTGAAAACTATTAATTGCATTAACAAGTATTTCTCTACATTCTCTATATCTAACCGCCATTGGTTTCTCTAATTCTTTTTTATCCATTCTTATAATCCTTTCTTTTATACTGTCCCTACAAATCCTTTTGGAATTTTTGCAAACAATTCCTTATCAGCGTATATCTCCATGTAATTATTATTTATCTTCATAGATATTTTTGATGTAGAATCAGAAGTAACCACATTTGCCTTTTTGTCCCATATATCCTTTGTTGTAAATTTATTGGCTGTACATTCTCCATCATTGGTAACAACAAATTCCGCATTTAATCCATCTTTATTCATAGCACCTGCAAATAAGAAAGGTGTTACACCAGAACCAATTCCAGAATATTTTGTATCTGATTTCTTTAAAACCAATGGATTGTATAAATAAGAACCGCTTGCTGACAGTACACCTGTATTTGCTATTTTCATTCCTGATGTCGCACTCTCTGATGGCTCTGATCCAATAGTGCTTCCAGTTTTAAGTAATGCTTCAGTTCCTGATAGGTGATTAATATCAATCTTTACAGACTTGTCTAAAGTCAATGACGATGCGTTTACTTTTCCAACAAAATTTAATGCGTTATCAGCATCAAAATAAAATACTGGATTATCTTTTGCCTTTAACGTGAAAATAGACGTATCTTTGTTTGATATAAGAATTGTATTGTTTCCATTTGTTTCATTTAGTCCAGTACCAGAAATAACAAGCTTTGTTGCCGTTACATTACCAGTATAAGAAAGGTCTCCATCATCTGTTACTGAAAAAACTGGCACACCATTCTTTTGAATTGATAACAACGACTTCATGTTCGGATCAACAGTAAAAGTATTTGTTCCATTTGTAATATTCAAACCATTCTTATCATCGAATGTCATAGTACCTTTTTTATTATAGATACCAATTTCATCACTTAACATTACCCCACCAACTAATTGTCTTGCGATAAGTCCATGCCCAATTTCCATCTGTTTTGTTTTTGGGTTGTAATATTCAAACTCTCCAAAAGCTGCACTGGCTGTTTCCCAATTATTAGTCGTATATGCAATAATATTACTTATTAATTTAATCTGAACAGGAGAGTACTGGCTAAGTTCTTCTTCCCATTTTCTAAGTAAGATACCGTGTTTATCAATTAAGACATCGGAATTTGCACCGGAAGTAATTTTTGTTGTGGTTGCATTAATTCCTTCTTCCAACCATCCCTCAATGGTTTCTGTTGTTTTAGTTGACTTTTCTGCCTGTTGTTTAACCGAATTATAAGATGTAGCCATTGACTTACTTTGTTCTATCACTGATGCAACATCATTAATGATTCCCCATTTCTTAGTAGCGTCTGAAAAATCAACTGAAATAGAATCGAAGTTATCAAAATCTAATTGATAACTCATAAGCCTTAGTTTGTAGACAACATCATCTATTTCAACTCTCATCCAGTTCCCGGTCTTAAAATAATCGGTTATTTTTTCAAATCCTTTCATAGCAAAAAGATTCTTTAATGTTGTTGAAATAGTATTATTTAGCTCTGCTGATTTTTTGATATCTTTTGTCGCAGCTTCTATAAATTTATTTGCATTGTCAAACAATTCTTTATTTGATAAACCATCAGATATATAATTGTCATTCGACCAAACGTCTTCTCTGATATGAAGATTTAATTCAGCCCATGAGTCACCAATGTAATCTCTAAATGATAGTTCCTTATTAATAGACTCTCTGTTATCTACAATATAATTTCTTAATCCATACTGAATAATATCTCCATTTTCATCTTGGATGCCTTCAATAACTGCTACTTCTGATTCTCTAAGTAACAATTCCTCGTTAATCAATACCTTCTTTTGATACATTGGAAGATATAATTTTTGATATAAATTACCCTCTGTATATTTCCACGAATCTTCTTCACTTGCACCTTGTTCAATCATTACATTAAGACAAGCTTCGCAAGAATCATTTAATATCTGTAAGTTTGAATAACTGTACTGATGTAACGACTGTGAAAATTTTTCCTCATCTTGTTTAAACAAAGTAATAATTCCTTTGTTCTCATCTTTGTTTTTTGTAAGTACCTTGTCAATCTGTTGCTTGATGAAGTTTTCATAATCTCCATTAAACATAATTGTAAGTTTGTCTGTATCGGCAGTTTCTTCTTCATCATAATAACTTTGAACAGTCAATGTTCCAGTCCATGTAAGTCCATCAAGAGAAGAATTCTTTACTTTAACCCTGTATTTAGCTGTGTCAATAAACACCTTGCAATAATTAATAATTGCGCTATTTGCAGTTGCCAAAGAAATGTATTCTAATTTTTCTATTGAAATAGGAGATAGTGTCTCAGAAGTAAGAAGTGCTGCTTGTTTACTTGCAGACGTTTCTGATATTTGTACGCTTGGTGCGAGACTATTATATAAGAATCCATAGAAATCAATACAATCATAGTAGATTTTGATTAGCTGTGAATAGCCTTTGATCGGCACTGAAATTTCTTCCAGTGTCTTATCATATATTTTATATTTTGCAATTAATGAATTATATTTATCAATTATGTCATGAGGAATATCTGGTATATATTCATCTCTGTAATATGTATTTAACTTGTCGTATTCGTTTAATTTATCTCTAAGAGTGCTAGACATATCAGCTTTCATATCATCAGAAAACCAATAAATATATTGACTTCCAGATGGACTGGCATTAATAACAGATGCTGTCATTAAGTCATCACCAGCTTCTAAATAAAAGCAGTTTTTAACAGAATCGGTGTCCGAATCAAGATTTAATTCTTCTGTAAGGTTCTCTCTGTTAATAAAAATAGTAGTATCTTCTCCATAACCATTTGTAACATCTATACTTCCGCATTTTGGACATTGATCAAAAAATTCACCTCTGTATCCACATCTTTTGCAACTTGATTCTAAATCATATACAGATATAGTTCGCATAAGAGCATAGTCATCGGTCAATGAGCCAAATATCTCAAATGCATTTTCTTCAAGAATAATACTTTCATCTTCATCTGGATCTATATATAAAACCGGATTAATACATTCTTGTTCTCCATAAACCACAGATGATGGAGAGCCAGGTTCTCCAAATACGAACAAACAATTCAATTCTTCCGCTATTTTCATAAAAGCATCATAAATTGAAATGTTGTCAAAAGAAAACGACCTTTGCAATTTTCTCAAAGATTCATCTACGTGAACAATAGTATAATGACTTGCTTTATCTTTTATTATCCTATCTAAAAGAGATGCATTGCTATTATCTTCATTGTAAAGCTGTGTTGGCTCATAATTATCTCTTTTGATATCTTTTTCTGTATTGCACTCAAAGTTGTGCATTAATAACTGACCTAGTTCGCACTCCTGCAATGCGGTACAAGAAACTTCTTTTGTATTGTCATCGAATTCATTGATTGTAACCTTCATTACAAAGTATTTATTCCATTCAACAATATACAATAATCTAAAATTTTTTACCTCATTCCAATAAACATACTTTTTATTGTTTTTATATTTATGAACAGAGAATGATACCTCACAAGCAGAATTCATATTATCTCTTGTTTTTATCTCTGTGTCATTGTCTATCATTCCAACTCTATCGCCATTTTGAGTAACAATGATCATGGTTGGTTTTTCAGGCATTCCTGCTTTATTAAATTTAATCTGTATTGGCATATTAAACCACCACCTTCACATAAGGGGAATATGTCATTTCAATCTCAACTGGAATTGATGATCTAATCACGTTCTTTCTGTTGTCATATGAATTTGAAACTCTTAAGAATTGATAATTGAAATCATTTTGAATCTTGTGATATGGAATAGAAGAGTAGAAGACTAAATCTTTTGTAAATGTTATCTCTTCGTTAAAAGAGCAATTTTCTATAATTGTTACTCTATCTTCATTTGAATTTGTTAATCTTAAATCACCTTGTCCAAGTACTATTATTTTCATATCTGGATAGATATATCCCTCTTCATCCGACATATCAAAAAATGTAAACGATTCACCATCATCTAATCTAAATTTGTATTTGATTGGTTCATGTAATGAGAATGGTGCATCTGAAACAAAATTAAGTTCAAGCACATAAGTCTGTCCTCTAACCTGAAGTTCAGATACGTTAAAGCTACCATTCATATAATAATCTGCCCAATTCTCCTGAATGAGTTTAAATTTATGATAACCAGGTCTACATAGCCATCTTTTGATTTCTCTTATTTCATAAGGTGTAAACACCGACATTCCAGACTTACAATCATATTTACATATCTGAAATGATATCTCTACTCTGTCTTCATAATAAGAACTAACTAAAGAAAATTTGTTTCCATAAAACTGAGAGACTGTATTAAATGTTCTTTTGGCAATATTGTCTATTGTTTCGAATCCAGACGAAACATCTGTGTAACAGATCATGCATCCCCAATTTTTTAAATACTGTCCATCATATTCAAAATCTGTTGCCAGCATTCGCACACCTCCTATATTATTTGTTCTCTATCTTATCCTGGATTTCTTTGAAAGAGTGCAGTTGTCCAATAAGAGTCGAGTATTTTTCTCTTAAAATACCAATATCTTCAATCTCTTTTTCCCATTTTTCTTTCAAAGAATCCAATTCATCATATCTATCTTGTAATGTTCTGCTGTCTGTAATTCTTTCATTTAATCTATCGATTTCTGCTTGAAGTCGCATATTTTCTTTTTCTAATATTTTAATTTTCTTTTCATTATCCATATTTTTCTCCATTACTATTTTTATAGAACAGTCCAAAAGGACTATTTAAATAGAGAGCATAGATTTGACTCTACACTCTCCAACATATTAGAATCTTTGTTTGTATTTTCCGATAGTGCTGTTTCCGGCAATAGGTTCAAGAACCATTGTTTGTACCATCTTTTCAAACTTAGAATCTTTTTGCAGTTGTCTAACGAAATCATTGTAATCAGATACATTTTCAATTGGAATATTGATAGTGACTGTATTCGTCTGATTCGTTGCAAACTCATTAAACATGTTCGGAACTTCCGGTGGGTTCTGAATCATGCTATCAATGAATCTTTGTGGATCATTTGCAAAACTCCATAAGTTTTCATGAGCATCGTTATTAAACACAGATGAGTTTTTACTTAGCGGAGTTAAAATAGAACCATCATCAAGTACAACTGTTTCAGGTTTCTTATGCTCTCCGACAACAGCCATTTCATCTCTAGGAACAGACTTAATACCTTTCTCATATCCACTAATCTGACTTAAATCAACCCATCCAAGAGGATGTGCTGCGTTTCTATCCTTAGAAATATGATATTTCTTTTTCGCCCAAGATGCATTATTGACTCTAGTAATGTATACTGTCTGTCCATGCATCTGTGTTCCAGTAGGAGATAACCCATCTGAGCTATAATAATATGCACCACTGTTAAATGTAACCGCATCTCCAACATTCGGAACACCATCGCCACTTGATGTGGTTGCAGGTTTCGCAGGTTGTGAAGCAGGAGTGGAAGATGATGGTTTCTTAGTACTTGAAGAACTAGAACCAGCACTTGCTTTCTTATTAGAAGCATCTACAGCTTGTTTAATAAGATTCGTCAAATCATTTATTGCATTCTGAACTCCTGTAATAGAAGACAAGAAATTAGTACCATAATTGGTAATAACTTGATTTGCCGAATTCCAAATTGTATTCATGCTTTCAGTCATTGTGTAACCAACGCTATCAGCTTTTGCTTCTAATGTATCTCTAATTGCGCCAGCTTCAGAATTTACATTTGCAATCACATCAGATACAAGAACATCAATATTATCCAGTCGCATATTAAGGACTTCTTCATACTGTTCATATAAATCATCCAATAATTTCTTCTGATCTGCAATTGAACGTTCATATTGAGTTTCAGCCAAATCTTGTTTCGCATCATTCAAATCATTCTGTAACTGCTGTCTCTTTGATGCACCTTCTTCAGAAGTATCTCCTTGATATGCAGCTAATTGTTTCTCGATGGAAGATATTTCTTTCTGCTTTTCGGCTAACTGTTTCTGATAATCATACATATCCTTGTTGGTATCAAGCAAGTCAGTGTACTTATCAATTAGCTTTTGAAGCGCATCAAGTTGAGAATTAATACCATCTTCAACTAAATCTTTAATCGCATCCTTTTCCTGCTTTGCAGACGTAATAGACTCTTGCTGAAGTTTAAGTAATTCACTTCTACGGTCAATGAGTGTCTGATTGAATGGATCAGATTTTAACTGTTCGTCAATCTTTTCCATTTCTTTTCTATACTCATCAGCCTGTGCCATGAGAGTATTGTGTTTTACGCCATGAAGACCAAATGTAGCTTTTCCATATTCTGTAATCTGACCACCATTCTTGTCGTCATACATCTTCTCACTGGACATAAGTTCTTTAAGGAAATCTGCTTCGTCATTGATTTTAGAGATTCTGTCTTGAAGTTTATCAAATAAATCCCATTGAATCTGACGAATACTATTTCCCCATTCGATAGTACTCTTATTGCAATCCTGAATAGACTCATCAATAGAATCTATTTCGTCTTGCATGTTATACCATGACTCAGAATATTTATCTATTTTTCCGCTGCTAAGTGCGCTATTTAAAGAATTTACCAGTGCTTCACGCTCTGCATATAACTGATTAATCTTTTCGTTTTCATTAGAGATTAAGCTGTCATAATACTTTGTGCTAACAATATATCCAGATGTCTCCGTAATATCAATCGCACCCTCAAGCATTGAGTGTGTATGTTCAAACTGTTTTAAGATTGCATCGTATTCATCTTTAATGTTATTAAAACGTTGTTCAATTAGTTTAGACTCTTGTTCTTTGAGATCAATAATCGCATCTCTACAATCAAGAGCTTTTTCATACCAATTCTTATAATCACTGATCTTTTCTTTCAGATCAGAATCCGTGATTGTTTCAATGTCAATTTTACCATTCTGGATTTTATCAATCCAATCCGAAGAAAGACCTTCTCCGGCTGATTCAGCTTCTTTAATATATCTGTCATATGCCTGTTGCTGTAATGAGATTTTTTCGGTTACTTTTGAAAGCTCAGAAGATAATGCTTCATTACGCTTTGACCATGTGCGATATGTACTTGAAGCAGTTGTATCTAATTCGTCAATCTTACGTTTGATACGGTCTAACTTTGTTTCAATCCAATCAAGGGTTTCTTTTGTTTCCTCCTTGTCGTTTGAAGAATTGGATGAAGAGTTAGATTTTGAAGATGAAGTTGAGGAATTGGATGATGATTTGGAAGAGGAACTTGAGGATTTCTTTTTGGAGGAAGAAGATTTTGAAGCTCCTCCTCTAAATCCGCCACCACCAGAACCACCAGCAAAAGCACTTCCTTCTAGAAATGCAGGAAGTCCAGGTAACGAAGGATTTCCTTTTCCACGAGACTTTGTAAATCCTTGACTGAGTAACTCTTTCGTCTGTTTTGAGTTGAATACAACAGATCCTGCTGGTATATTAGCAAATTCTGCGCCATTAGAGCCTGTTGTAAACCAACGATTTCCAGAAACTACAAGTTCCTCACCAACCTCACCTGTAAGAGCAACTTCATCTTTTTTAGTTTTCCAACTGTCTTTTAAATTGGAAGAATCACTTAAAGTTCCGCTTGCGTGAGCAGTACCAAGAAGTTTGTCTCCACCAGTGAAAAATCTAACAACTTTTTGGACAATTGTAGGTGCTGTTTTAATATAATCATTAATAGCTTGCCTTAACGTTCTTTGTGTTACAGAAGATGGTGGTTGTGATACTTGTGAATTATTAGGCGTTCTGTTAATTGTTTGTTCCGCACTTGGTACACTTGTCGGATAATTGCCAATTGTGTAGCTGACAGTTCCATCTGTGTTTTGTACGGCACTTAATTGATAATATACGCCATCAACATTTGCAATGTACCCAATTGAACCATCCTGATATTTGACTGCTGCTACAGCTTGATCAACGCCATCTACATTTGCTGTAAACACAATTGAATGCCCAACTTCAAGTGCATTTATATCATCTTTTACCTTTGAAAAATCGGCATCAACAGAAAACGTTGTTTTTGTTTGGTCGTTTAACAAAGATTTTAACGCATCTTGAACCTTTTGTTCTTCTGGTGTAAGTTCGACTTTAACCTTTGGGTTTTCAGATTCCAACTCATTTACTTTATCTTCAACATCTTTAACATCTGCTTTATAAACAAGTTTTCCGTCTTGATTTTTCTCTAATTCTACTTTACCTTCATCTTCAAATTCAGCATAGTAGTGAATTACACCCTTTTCGTCCTTTGTTCCAGTTACCAGTGTGGAGTCATGAGACTTTCCTTTACTATCAGTAACAGAAGCATTGAACGTTGCAGATTGACCATTTTGTAAAGAACTAATAGCATTTTCAATCTGAGAAGTATCAGCGTTTACTTTCATGATGATTTCATTTTCATCACTATATGCGATACCTCTAAGTTCGTTTTCTGCTTTTGTTTTATCAATGTTTAACTGAGCTGTGATTTGAGGATTAAAACTCTCAATCCATTGCATGATAGATTCTTCACTACTTGTATCAATTCCAAGTTTGGCTTGAATTTCAGGATCAAGATTCTGTAACTGTTTTACAATCTTGTCGTATGCATCTTGTGTTGAAGATGTATCAATTTGAACTCCGACACTTTGAAGATTCTTCTGTCTGTCAAGTTCTATTTTTAGCTGTTGGAACTCATGTAGTTTTTCAATAGCAGAAGATAACGACTTATCCATTCCGGATAAATCCACGCTATTAAATTTTTCATCTGCAAGTTTTCTCTTTTGAGCATAGAGTGCATTTAAAATATTTAAAGCATTCTGTACTTCAGAAGAATCAATGTTCAATACTCCGTCATTATTCTTACGAATATATGAAAGAGCGTCACTTAATGATGATAATTGCTTATCAACGTTTTCTGTGCTTGTACTATCTAAATCAATACTTAATATTGCATTTTTAGTTACAAATTTACCGTCTTCTAAAGCCTTTGAAGCTTTTTCTTTTATTTTATCAATGTTTTTGTAATCTACTTGTTCATACTCGATTGGAACAGTTATCTTTTGACCTTCAAGTGCTTTTATAGTTTCATCTTCATTTACAATATTAAGATTTGCATCCAATTCTATTCCGTTAGAATCTGCAAGTTCTTTTATCTTATCACCAAGAAGCTTTCTTATAGCAGCACCGTTTCCGCCATAGTCACTATCTTGTATTGATTTTCTTTGCTCATTTAACGAACTTATCTGAGTTTTTGCTGACTCAATTTGCTTTGCGTATTGTTCTACAGCATGTTCCTGAAGCTCTTTTGTAGCTTGAGTTGTTTGTTCTATATCAGATTTTAACTGAGCAACTTTCTCTTCTTGCTGTGAAATAGCAGTAGAATCTGCTCCGGTTGCTTTTAATCGTTCAAGTTCCGCCTGCGCATCCACAAGCTGAGTAGACAGGTCTGTAATCCTTTCAGTTCCTTCTTCGACAGAACCAACAAAATTATTATGGAATCCATAATCTTCCAAACGCCCAAACATATCCATGAACCATTCAAAGCCCATACCCATGCTTGTGGCTGATTCTTCCAGATCTTTAATATCATAAGACCATTTCTTAGTTCCATCGCTAAGTGTTTCAAACGTTGCAAGACCTTTTGACTTCAAATCATTCAAGAAATTCTGAACACCAGTTGCATCTTCTGTCATATATCTGCTGATTTTCGGATAGTTCTCAGCAAAATTTACATCATCGTCTGCACCAGTAGGAGAGAAGTATGCCGCACGAGTCTTAAAGTCATCTGTACCTATAAGACCCTTATCATACATCTCTTTTGCGTCTTTTGCATACTGAATGGATTTTACATAATCATCACCAGCGTTTGCTGTCTCATCTGCTTTTGCAATGGCATCAAATTTCGGATTTGCTTTGATATCAATTGCTGTTTCCGCTAAAGCTTTAGCCTCTTTGATTTTTGCCACAAATTCTTCAAACGTTCCAGAGAATTTATCATTTGCTGTAATGTCAAGACCTTGTTTGATCTCATCAATTGACAAAGTATTTAGAAGATCGGTATTGAATCCGCTAACTTGTTTCTTAAGCTTATTAAGATTTTCTTTTGTATCGTCAACAACAGCATCTAATCCTAATGCTTTTTTGAAATTACTTCTTTCTGTCTTATCCAAGAATACAGCCTTTAATGTCTTATCAATTAAATTCTGATATTCCTGTATGTTTAAATTCTTAGGATCAAGAGACAATAAGTCAGCTAATTTCTGCTGAGATTCAGGCGCAAGATTCTCCATAGGCGTTAGAAATTCATTATATAAAAATTTCTGTACATCGCCACCGTAATCTTCAGAAATAGTATTTATATCGAGATTAGGTAAATTCGTAATAAAAGCATCTTGTAACTTTGAATTCAATCCAGTAAATACTTCTGAAGTCTGCATATACTGACCAATAGAATCAGTCATTGATTTTAATTGATCTTTAATGAGAAGTTCGTTCGCATGAATCTGTTTCTCAAGCTTCGTATTGTCAATAGCAAGACTATTCGCTGCATCCTGACCATACTTTTGGAAAACTTTATTTATTTCATTTGATACACCTTCAGATAATTTAGGAGCAGAAATCCTTACAGTACCGTCTTCTGAAACCTGACTATTCTCATCAACAGTAATACCGTTTTTCATAAGAATGGTATTTATTTCATTCTGTACTTTACCTACATTCTTTCCAAAAGCAGCCGCATCAAATTTTATTTCACCGGAAGAAATAGTATTTAAGCTCGGAAGAACATCTTTTTGTGCCTTTTTATTCTTTTCTACTTTTGTTTTCCACTCACCAATTTCACCCTGGTATTTATCAATCTGTGTAACAACACCTTTATAGTTGTCGTCAAGCTGTTCGCCAATCTTGACATTAGCAGACAACATCTGAGCGTCATAAAGTTCCTTTATTTTTGCCGTTGCAATCTCAGCATTAGAACCAAGATTAAGCATTGCATTTCCTTGCGCATCATATCCAGACACAAGAGTAGGGAATTGTTCTGCAAGCTGGTTTGATAAATCTAAATATGATTGATAATCGCTGTCGGACAATCCGATATTCTTATTTGAATTTCTATCAATACCTTTCTTGAATTCAATATATTTCTTGCCGATCGAATCAATTGCATCACCAGTACTTGTGATATCTTTTTCACTATCTGCAAACTGTTTACCTAAATCATTAACTGCTGTTTTCTTAGACGAGAATTCGTCAAACGTATTAGAAATAGTTTCTTTCGCTTTCTCGCCTTTTTCAATTAACTTGTCTTGGTAATGGATAAGATAATCAATACCTTTTGCTGCAAGCGTAATTGCAGCCATAACAGCCATAGACGCACCGAAGTTTAATAATGATGAACCAACTGCTCCTGCTATATTTTTAAGACCAGATGTGAGTTTGGATGTTGCTGTAGAAAACTTTGATGTAGACTCTGCTGACGAATTAAGGTAAGATTGATAATTCTCTAAACTTTTAACACTATATGAACCATCTGCTAAAAATTCTTTCATAGAAGCACTTGCTTCTTTATGTTTCTTTATATATCTATCCCAATTAACGTTTGATAGCTGTTTTTCTGCCGAAATTCTTCCATTCAATTTTTTCAAAAAGTTAGAATCATCATCTGATATTTGTACATTACGGGTCATATTTGAAGAACTTAAAATAGAAGAAAATCCATTTTCTTTATCATAGTTTACAATCGTTATTTCAATTGATATAATTATATTACTTGCAATAATATATTATTTAAAAATGGAGGAGAGTTTATGAATATCAAATACTGTCCAGAATGTGCGAAATATAAAAGATCAATAGAAGATCCTGAAGATTTTTATGCGGGATATCAAGTCTATTTTTTTCAAGATAAAATTGGGAAAACATGTCAAATTTGTAACAAGGATACGTTAATAGAAACAAACATAACCGAAGATGAGCTTCATGAAATAGGAGAAGCTTCAAACTACAACCCTCAATTCCTCAAAGCCATGCAGGAACTTAAAGAAAAAGACATTATAGAATATGAACTTAAAATGTCACAATTCCGATCACAAGTCGAACAGAAAAATAAAGCAAGAGAAGAAGCAAATCGTCCGAGGTGTCCGAAGTGCGGATCAACATCAATTACTACAACAACTCGTGGATATTCGTTCTGGACTGGATTTGTTGGTTCTGGTAAACCAATGAATGTATGTCAAAATTGTGGACATAAGTGGAAGATATAGATAATGTACTTGCAATACGAAAATAGGAGGAAGAATATTATGGCATTTGTAGATTTTATATCTTATTGTCCAAAATGTAAAATGTATTACATGTATCCTAAGGACGAAAAGGATGAAGACAAAAAACAAATTTGTGGATATAAAAATTGTGATGGTGAATTGGTTCATACTAAAATATTAGTAGAAGAAAAAATATATATTGACAATATCTCCAAAGATCGTGAATTTCTTGCAGCAATGAATGAATTACGTAACAACGATATAATTGCCTACAAAGAGCGTATGGCGAAGTATAAGAAAATTTACGAAGAAACACACAAACCATTATCAGACAATAATATTCAATCCACACAACAGCAGACATGCACTCAGGTAAACATACCAAAATGTCCTACATGTGGTTCAACAAATGTAGAAAAGATATCTGTCGGAAAGAAAATTAAAGGATCTATGTTATTTGGATTATTCAGCAATGATGCGAAGAAACAAATGAGATGTAAAGATTGTGGATATAAGTGGTAATAGTTGTGGGAGTGATTTTTAAATTAACAAAAGACACCAACTAAGGTGTCTTTTAATTTCAGAATAATCCAGTATCTTCTAAGCATTTAATAATTTGACGATACCGTCTTTCTATGTTTTCTATATTTCTATTTCTATATTCTTCCTTACATTTTTCGATATAAGCGTCATCCGCCTCAGTAATGCTAACTACTTTATTTGTCATAGTTGTTTTGATTACTCTTTTTAAATTATCTTCATATGCCTCCATTTGTTTCTCAATTTTAAGATACATTTCATCTAAATCTCGTTGGAATTCATCTTGTTCCTCGATTGTTGATTCAACAATTTTTATACTTAAACGTGCGGACATATCAACAAGATGTTCTTCCTCTTTTTCTGATCTTTTCTTTTTTATTCGCCTATTCATAAAATCAATCCTCTTTACTAATTGCTTTTGGGCTTATATACAATCCTTTATATATTTTATCTGTTAAAACAATCAAATTAGAATATGGAACAATGTGTGTAGTTGCGAATGATAACAAAGCAGATGGTTCTTTTTCAATTATATAACCATATTTTGTTACTACTTGAAATATCCCAAGCAATTTATTACTTGTGCAATACACTGGGATAGCTATATACTGAGTATATTTATCTAAATCACAGTTAAATGATACTTTTTTAAATATTCTTTGTATCTTTTCGTTATTTGTTGCCACTTCTATATCTGTTGCTTTAGCTTTTATTAAATCTCCATAGTGATATAAGCATTGGGATAGTTTTGTCTCTTCTTTTGCAGAAGAAGGTCTTGTAGATTTTGGATTAGAATGCGATATCATATATACCCACTCTTCACCATTTTCATCTTCTCTATAAGAAATAAAACCGACCGAAACCTTTGAATCATCTATGTCGCTACGATACTTTTGAATCATAGTTTTACAGTTGAGACATATAGAATCCATAATTTTAATTTTATCCCAAGCTTTATCTGAAACTATACCGTTTAATTTTATATTTTTGGCAAACGAGTTAATATTTTTAGCCCACAATTCAAACATATTAGATAAAGAAGAAATAGTATAAAGACTTGTTTGATATGTGTTTTCTACATGTAAAAATAATGTTTTTAAATCATTTATTTCTATTATTTTTTGATCAAGTTCTGATTTTAATTTGTTAAATTCCTTTTCCTTTTTATCTTCCAAATTTGAGAATATATAAATCATTATTGCAAATATAATAAATAAAAATATATTTATTGCAACAATAACTCCTTTTGCCACATTGTTTGTTATTACAGAAAGTACTACTCCTAATGCAGATATTATTGTTGGAACTCCAACCAATATTGCATTTTTAAACCATGTTTTTTGATAAAAATGTTCTTTATCCATATTTTATCCTTTGATATTATATTTAGTAAAAATTACTATTTATAATATTATACGACACAATATGACAAAGCACAATTCAAAACATATGTTCTAATATATATATTAACAAGTACAAAAAAATACCGAGATTTTATATTTGACTCAATTCCATTTTCTTCCTATAATAATACACATCATCTTACCCGGAGGTTACAACATATGAATTATTTTTCAGAAAACCTTTTATATTATAGGAAGAAACGTGGAATGACACAAAATGATATTGCTAGAAAAGTATTTGTTAAGCATCAGACAATCTCAAATTATGAAAAGAACACAAGAACCTGTGATTTGAACACACTTGTTTTACTTTCCAATGCTCTTGATATCACACTGGATGAGTTGATTAAAAATCCACATCCATAATGCTTAGTTGTATGTAGGAATACCAACAAAGACAATACCTTTTACATTATGAGCATCTATACTTTTTCCTGCTTCTTCATAACTTGTGAATTTTGTTTCTGATACAACCTTATGGTCAAATTTACCTTCTGTATTTTTCGTTACCTGAATTCCAATAACATCTACGACTGTATTTTTCATCATATCTTTCCTCCACTCTCAAAGTTTGAATATATCTTCAACAGACACACCAAGAGCATGAGCAAGTTTAATAGCAGTATAAACATGTGGGTTTTCAAGAGGATTATTCTCTATCAAACTTATTGTAGAATGTGACACATTGCTTTTCATAGCAAGCTGTGTTTGTGACCAATCTTTTTCCCATCTTAATTCCTGCAATCTGTTTTTCATATATTCACACACCCTTTTATTTTTAGTATGTGTAAATTGAAGCTTCTTCTTTACAAGAAAATAATACCAATAATTTTTGCATAGAAGTAGAACAGTTTTTTATGGAAATTGCGTAAGTTTTTCTATATTCAGTTGTTTACTTTATATAATATATGCATTTTTAGATGTGTATGAACTAATGTTATGTATTGTCAAATTTTGACAAAATGATATAATATTTTTTTGATGGATAGTTATGATGCAAAACCTGTACCATCATTATATGCACGCACTATCCATCAGAAAACAGGGAGTACCAGTGTAAGACTGATACGATTCGAAAAATTAAAGAGTGTCTAAAATTCAGGGTGTTCTGCCCATTTTTATTCCCTCATGATTAACATTCTTACAGAAGGGAGGGTAGAGTTGAATTTACTAGAATTAATAGTAAACAACTTAGACATTAGTATAATTGCAGCTTGTGTAATGTATTTCATTCATACGGCTTTCAAATTTGCAAGTGTTGTTGTGATTGCAAAGTCCGATAATCTTACAAACAAGAAAGCCCAAGCAATTGCAAAAATAATGTCATTTAGATTCGACTTTCGAATCAAAAAATAATTTCTGAATTTTTTCATTTTCGTTTTTAATTTTTCCTTTAATTCAACTAAGCTCCGTGAAGTCCATATCTTCACGGAGTTCTTTATATTATATTCTCCAATAGGAGATAATATTTGTTTTATGCTTTTATACTCATTAAGTTTTTGCAAGTCATCAATGAGTTTGTGTGATTTGTGTTAATAGGGTAGTAATCTACTTGCATATTCCCTATAACTTCCACAGGCTTTCCCCGTGGTCACGGACTGTATATTTGAACCAATAGTACAATTACGCCTGTACTACGTCATGCCTTGTCAGCCTCTCGCACGATACATGAAATCACACTTTCATTTTATTGTAACGTGTCGGGATTACCGTTTTCGTATAAATACTTATTCCATCATGAACATAAGGAATTTCACCTTACGATTTTATTGTATCAGTCAAGTACCATTTCTGGCTTACGGCTTCCCCCGATATTCGGCATTTGGTTTCGACCATTACGGTCACGATTCCCTGATATGATTTATATGCTAATCATTGACCAGATCTCTCTACGTTAATCATATGGCATTATTATATGACCTTATAGAAATAGGCATTTTAAACTATGATAATATGAAACAAATAGTTTGTTTACCTGAACCGTTTTTCTGCATAAAGAAAGTGGCAATGCCACCAATAACGGTTTGTAATCCGCCAAGTTTATCTACGATTGCAGTTATTACATTTAAAGCTGCGTTTCCACCATCAACAAATGCTTTAAATATATTTGAATTTAAAGTTGTTGTTGAAAATTCTTGAAAGCTCGCCTTAATGCGATCTATAGAGAACTGGATTCCTTTTTGGTAATTAGAAAGTTCTCGTTCTGCTGATCCGTCTGATTCGTTTAGTGCTGTGTTTAATGAGTCACGAGCTATATCAAACTGCGACATTAAGGCACTCATAACATTTCCTTGGTTTTTACCTGCTATAAGTTCTGTGACACTTGCACGTTGTATATCTGTTAATTCAGACCACTTGTTTGATAATTCATCAAGAATGTCATAAGTAGATTTAAACTCATTTGCATTCTTCATAATATCAACACCACTAAGGGCTTTGATTTCTGCTCGTAGTTTTGATGTTGAAGTAGCCATTCCTTCTACATCGAGACCTTCTTGTTGCATCTCAGTTGATGCGCCCCGGATGCGCATAGAAATTGTTTTAAGTGCCGTACCAATTTTTTGGCTATCCTGGACTACACTATTTGCAGCAGTTGCTAAAGAAACTCCTTGTTCGAACGTATTTCCGGCTGCCTTTAATGACGACGCAGACCTTTGCATTGCTTCAAAAATTCCAGATGTATCAATTGGCTGTGTGTTGGCTCATAAAATTGTTACTTCTTCTATATATAATAGAAGAGGGTAGGTCATTTCTGCCTACCTCTCACGTTTTGAATTTATTCGATTATAGCGTGAGATCGGACTGTATATTCATCCTAATATAATTAGGAGGATGACTTAGGTAAATATCATTACTTCTATAAACCATCGCAGTCTCTACGGATTCTATAATAATTAATTACAAATTTTTATAAAATTATTATAGCCTTTCCTCGGTCTGAACCATCTCTGGTCTTTAACCGATATAGTCATCATCAATATGTACATTAAGCACATAAAGCATATACATTACTGTATACGGAGGCAGCAAAGTTTACCTCATTTGCAACATCTACAATTTTTTGCGCACTAGAAGCATCAAGTTCAAACCCTCGTAATGTAGAAATAAGACCTTGAGATGACGTTTCCTGCGTCATGTTGTCTCCGACACGTTGAAGAAGAGTTGTCATGTCGGACAATTGTTTTGCTTGTTCTAAGTTATACCTTTTTGTTACTTCTTCTATATATATAATAGAAGAGGGTAGGTCATTTCTGCCTACCTCTGCAATTTCATTTTTAGATTATATTTGCAGAGCAGATCATACCTTCATCTCTTTAAGAGATGTCCCCATACGCTTAATTGTTACCTTTTAAGCTGTGATCGTTACGGGACTCATAAAACAATTAATTTTTCTTATAATATCTTCTTTAGAGTCAGTGTATGGAATTCTAAGAAGTGTTATATCATTCTCTTTACAATATTTATTTTTGATTGCATCATTTTCTTGAGTTAGTTTAAATTTTTCTTCTCCACCCCAACCATTAACAGGATTGAAGTGATGAAATCCATCATACTCAATAATTAAGTTATATTTTGGGATATAAAAATCGAATGGTAGCATATCACTACCTTTAGAGTTTCGACAATCAGAAAATCTCTTTTCTTCTTCGAAATATATATGTAAAGATGTTAAATAATCGTGAATATATTCTTCATATTGACTACGGTTGTTACAACCACATGAACGTGTGTGACCACGAGTTAAATTATTTAATGTAACATCACATTCGTTTCCACAATCACAATCACAATGCCAAATAATACCTCCATTTGCAGCACGTTTTTTAATTGGATATAGTGCTGTTAAGTGTCCAAATTTTTGACCTGTAATGTCACGTGAAATTCCTGTCTTCATCGCACCTTTTATATGGAGCTTTGTTCCACTTGTTAGTGCATCAGCACGAATTATATATGCGTTATTGTCAATACCAATACATCTACAATATGTACGTGGTTTTTTAATTTCTGGTTTTATTTTGTATTTATATAACATTTCTATTACGGTAAAATCACCGTAAACATTTCCTGTTAAATCTTTTGCTTTTGGCATATTGACCTCCGAAAACAGAGAACAATATAACTTATAATTAATTATTTTATGCATTACCCTCGGTATTGTCCTTCTCAGGAGTTTCACCGATTTGAGAGGATTTTCACTTATACTTCACAGTATAAGGGAGCAATAATCATACCCAATCTTGACCAATCCGCAGTACTACTAATTACATCACTAATCGTAGCACCATACTTTTTAGCACTATTAGCAGCTTCATCCCAATAACTAGACAACTGAGAGCCAGAAGCATCTGACACTTTTGCAAGCTCAATCTGTGCAGCATTTATATCTTTAACAGCAGTTATCACCTGTCTTGGAATTTCAAAAATACCGTTTTGGATCATTGAATAAATTCCAGAAAACTGAAAAATCTGACCGAAAGATTTTTTAAATCTATCCGCAAAAGATAATCCAAGCAATCCTTCCTTACCAATTTCAGACATGAAGTTCGAATACTGCTTTTTGACACCTGAAAACTCATCTACATTTGTGACTTTCGCAGCTTTTAGTTGAAGTTCTTGTAATTTCTGAATCCATTCATCTGTAAGTTTCGTATTCGTTTCAATTGTTTTACCAATCCTATTTATAAAAGTAGAAACATCCAGTTGGTTTACAGCTTTTGCAACCTTTTTAGGAGCATCAGCCATATCAAGCATTTTAGCCTTTGTTTCAGAAATCTTATTATCCATTTTGGAAAATACTTGAGTAAGACTTGCAAGTTGGTTGTCACTTAGCTTACTCTTTGAAGATTGAAACATTTTATCGTATTCTGTTTGTAACGATTCTATCTGCTTTTTAAATTCAGCAATTTTATTTCCATCTTTGCTAACATCAAGCCCTGCTAATGAGATTTTCTTTTTACTAAGCTCATTAGCTAGATCTTTCAATAACTTGTAATTGGAAATATCTTTTTCGATAGATTTGCTTCCACCAATTTCAATGTTAATTTTCTTACCTTTTGTACCAGATAAGGTTTTAATTGTGTCAACTGCTGTATTTAATTTATCTATTCCAGTTACATTAAAATTGATATTAATATCTTTTGACTTTAGCTTGTCAATATATTTCAATGCTTTACTGTCTAGCCCATCTAGTCCAGTAGCCTTAAATTTTAATGGAATTTCTTTACTTTTTAGCTCATTGATTTGTCCTTCCAATTTTGTTGCATCAAGTTCAGCTTGGACTTTTAACCTAAAATCACTCATTTACGTTAATCACATCCTTTCTTTTACATGAAAAAAGAAGACGTGATCAACGCCTTCTTGTGTTTAATATTATTTAAAATGTTTGGCAAATTTATCATAAGCCATTTTTTTAATTTCATCTTCTGAGTCTTGCCAAAGTCCTGATTTACCAAGTACACCAGCAGTATGATCTTCCGCAGCTTGCCAAACTTCCCTTGCAGAAAACGTACCCGTTCTATATCCATGACCTGCTTCTTCCATATATATCTCTGTAGAAACAGTATTCCCAGACCTTTGTACACCATCAGATGTTGGAGCATCGCCATATTTTCCAGTTCTTATATAACTTGAAGGATCTCCTTGAGAATAGAACGACTCTGCATTTCTTGACGCTATCATTTCGCCTTCGACACTAACCTCATCCATAACCTGCGCCATTTCCTGATTTACAGCAGATAATAATGATTGAATATCTGTAAAACTTTTTGTTCCCATATAACCACCTCTTTATTTGTCTGCAAGTACATTTCTCGCACCAAAATCAGCTACTTTCTTTTCTAGAGTTTTATTTTTCTTTCTTTCATCTTTTAACAAATCACAGAGATTTCCAATCTGAGACTTTAAACCATCAACAACTTCTGATTCATCAACTTTAAAATCCACAGCATTCTTTATAACATCTGAAATAACATCTGCGGTAATTTCTTTATCTGATAACTGGTCAATAATATTCTTTGCTTTCTCGATTATATCCGGTGTAAGTTCTGAAAGTTTTAAATTAGAAAAATTACTCATTGCAGAGTCTAGGTCATTAATAAAATTAGAAATAGAAGAAATAAATTCTGATTTTTCATCTGTACAATGAATTCTTTTCTGCTTTTCAAATTCAAGTTTTTCATTTACATTTTCAATTACAAATCTCATAATATCAATGTATTTACCATTTTCTTCATTGTGTTTTTTTGCAATTTTATCATTCGCAACATCATAACAAAACTTATAAACAAGTTTTCTCAGTTCTCCATCATTTTCTACGCACTCATATACGTATTCATCTTCATCAAACTCAACACCTTCAATAAAGAATAGTGCGATTGCTTCAATTTTTCCAATCCCTGCATAATATGGAGTATATTCGCCATCTGTAAAATAGTAATCCGTAATATAATTAATAACATTGATCTGATCGCTAATTGTAATGTTTTCTTTAATTTCCATATTTTCTTTCTTCATATAAAAACTCCTTTATAATACAAAAAGAGCCTATGTATAATACATAGACTCTAAATATAATTCACAATATTTTTATTATTTTGTTTTAGTTTCTGTATCTTCAACTGTTTCACCTTTTATGAAGGCTTCAATCTCATCAATAGTTTTTCCAGAAGATTTAATTGCTTTCAACAGTTCGTTCATTTTGCTTTCTTCATCAATTTTTGCTTTATATTCTTCATAGGCAACTTTTTCTTTTTGTAATTGTTTTATCGTCTTTTTCTGCTCAGAAATAAAAGCTTTTTCAGTTTCAATCTTATGCTTTGCATCATCAATTTTCTTCTGTGCATCATTGATTAATTTTTCGAAATCTTTTTCTTCAACGATTTTCTTTCTTCCTCTTGGCATAACAATTACCTCCAAATATTTATTTTATACTTGGATAATAACATTAAATAGAAGAGAAGTAAAGCAGTTTGTTTTACAAATGTGTATCAGTTATAAATTTTTTAACATTGTACTTATAATTCACCTTTTTACATTCTGATTCGACATAAATCGCATTATAATTCATCAAATCTTTTTTATTGAACGACTTCTTATTTACTTCAGAAATCATTTTATTAAAATCACAAATTTCTATAAAATATGTATCATTTGATGTGTTTCTAAAATTAATTAGAAATCCTGCAACAAGATTATGTTTACTTGCTTTTGTCAATTCTTCTATCTGATTATCACGAATCATTGATAGAGATACAGAAGTTGATTTTGTCGATTTTAATTCTAAACAGTACAACGTTCTTGAATCATCATTAAACATAATAAAGTCGCACATGTTATGACTTGCAAATCTTGTATTTGATCCACCACCAAAACTGGCTGCATTATCTTTCAATCTGTAAATCCATAAATTATTTAATTCTTCAACAGAACTTTTCCAATTCTGTTCAAATCTTTTTCCCTCATTAACAGCTATAATAAATCACTCCTAAAAAATATTTAAGAGTAGGAGAGTAGCAGTTCAGTCTTTTACTACTCTCAACAAATACTCTTACCATACGACTGAACCATGTATGGTAAAAATACTTGACATTGATTGTACCGTAAGTTATAATTTTAATTTGCATATGTCTCCACACATATGAAACTTTTTCGGCACATGAGAGAAATGAGCCATATCATGCAGAACTTTTACTACGCAAGTATGATTATCTTGGGGATTGGAAACTTTCTCTTGGATGTCATCATTTTATTAAAAAAATAGGATTGAATAGTTCAATCTAAAAAAATCAATATAAATTGTACAAATGATAAGAATTTAAACACGGAAAAACTAGTCACTTTTCTCCGATAAAATACAATCTTATGAATAGGTGTGGAAGTACAATTGATTTTTTATAATTTATATTGATTTTCACTTGGTAAAGTGTTATGGTATAAGAGTAGTAAAAATATTACAATATATGGCTTCATAGTGCGAATTGGCTATTTGCACGAGAGAGAGTTAAGAGATAAGTATCCAAGTATATTGGGTACTTATTTCTTTATAATGTACTCGCCAACCGACATTATATCTTTGATAGAAAATTTTGGTACACTTCTATGTGGTAAAGGCGAGTACATTCTATAGGACAGCATGAAACTGCCCTTTCATTTATTTAATTTTTATCAGTATTATATAAAGTTGTCACAGGTATAATTGGTAAATTATCCATAACATAGTCATATTTCTTCTTTCTGTTATGGTTTCCATTAACTTTTTCGTATGCGGAAAAAACAGAATTAAACTCATCAACATCGTCAGATGGTATTCCACCTAACCGAATATATTTTTCATATTTCTGATCAATAGTATCTCCAAGTAATTCTTTTATTCCTACCATTACAGATTCTATTTGTTCAGACCTTGTGATATCAGACTTTGTCAAAAGTTCAATTGAATCTTTCAAATCTTTCTGAATATCCATAGATTGTTCTCTATATGGGGTATAAAATTTAACAAGTTTTTCTTCAAACAAATGATCTGTATTATTTGATGCATCATTAAACCTGTCACTTAATTCTGTTACTTTATCTATGGTTTCCTGCAATAAAATCTTTTGTTCTCTTTTTTCACGCTGAAATTTTGTCTCAATCCCAAGAACTTTACAAAATAAGTTCTTGCAAATAGGTATAAAATAATTAAGCCCAATAATAATCAAACATAACTGTGTAATTAACTTTACATAATCAATTTCCATAATTGGTCTGATTGCATCCATTCATAAGCACCAGTCCTTTCTTTACTTCTTAGGGCTAGTATACGTTAATGCTTTTTCAGAATCTCCAATGCCTTTTGTCGTTGGATCTGTGATTGCATTAAACAATGATACAAGAGCCATAACAACAACATATGGATTGCTAACTGCCTGAACAAAAGTATCTCCAACTTTCGCCCAAGTTGTTAAATCACTTGCCTGTAGTCCAAAATATGTAAGGATTGGAACTACTACAGAAATAATTACCTGGGAGATAAATAAAATATTCTCTTTGTTAAATCTAACTTTCCAATTTAATTTCTTCATGATTTTCTCCATTTCTAATAGGAGAGTAGCAGACCTTCCTGACTATTGCGTTCTTTTTGGTAATACTTGCTCACAGGTATGTCACCTACTTTTACACTCATTATCTTGAGCAACCTATTTTATGTGAATTTTCTTAATGTATCTACGCACTTTTTAAATTCATCACAAACATAATTCAATTCATCTATTGTCTCTGATCCAGAAAATGTCATACGAATACAACTATTCAAATCTTCGTTATTTAAATGTATTTCTTTTAATGTATTTGATGGTTCTTTATTTCCAGAATTACAAGCTGAACCTATAGAAACTTGAATGCCTTTTACATCAAGCATTGTCATTAACTGTTCTCCATCAATTCCTTTTATACATATGAAAAGATTGTGTTTAAGTCTGTCTTTTTCAGAACCAACAATATAAACATCTTGAACATTGTCTTTAATATAATTCCAAACATAATCTCTATTCTTAGATGATATATGTTTGTAATCATAATTCTCTATAGCTTTACCAATTGTAGCTATTCCTAGAAAATTTTCTGTTCCACCAAACAATCCAGATTCTTGTTCACCATAAATAAGTGGCGATAGTTTTAAATTTTTCTTTTTATATAAAACCCCACAACCTTTTAAAGCATGAATCTTATGACCGGAAAATCCAATCATATCTACATCTAATTCTTTTACATCTATCGGAATAGAAGATATACTTCCTGTGCAATCCAGATATACAATTCCGTCATAACTATGAGTCAGCTTGATAATTTCTTTTACATTTTGAATTGTTCCTATTTCGGAGTTTGCATAATCTATTACAACAAATGGTTTCGTATCACAATATTTCAACATGTCTTCTAAAATAAAAGTGTATATCTTTCCATCTTTATCAACATAAATTTTCTGTGAACCATAAGTTGCTTCTGCACATTTCAGCATTGATTTATGTGCAATAGAAGAATAAAATACAAAACAATTGTTTTCTTCATAACATCCTTTAATAGCAAGAGTATTACTTGCAGATCCACCACTTGTGAAAATAATCTCATCAGAATCTGCATTAATAAACTTGGCTACATTGCTACGTGCTTCTTCAATAATTCTCTTTGATTTTTTACCGTCATCATAAGTAGAAGACGGATTATAAAAACAATCTAATAAAGATACAACATAATCTTTTACAGAAGATGATAGCGGAGTAGTTGCAGCATTGTCTAAATAAACTTTCATGCATAACACCTCTAGTCATAATATTCGTTATTAATGTAGAAATTTTTTAATGATTCAAATAGTTCGGGTGTTTTTGCGTATTTCCACACCGTCATTCCAGAATCATCTGTTTTGATGAATGTATATCTAATACCATTCGACTTTAGCCATTTGAATTCTTCAACAAAAGTCGTAGAGTATTCTTTATCATATTTCATTTAATTTTTTCCTTTAAGTCCTTTCTGATAACGAAAATCGTAAAAAATAGGGACATATAATTTCATGATATATGAATTTATACATCCCTTTCTTTACACTCATATATCAATCACTCAGTTTTTTCATTAGTTGTATCTGTTTTCTTTTTAGAAGAACGAATTACAGATTCTTTCTTTTCTTCTTTCGTGATTTCATCAACAAGTTTTACGATATTACTCTTAAAAGTGTGTTTTAAATCACAAGAAGCAAGAATTTTCTTTGCTTTTGTTTTATCAATTGCTTTCTGCTCGTAATCACTTACAGTTTGGAATACATCCTTGCAATTTTCATTGTCAAATAAGTTTTTCCATGCAGGGAGATTAACGCCATTTCTACAAGAACCGCAGTACTCATAGGCATTTCCACAGCACAGACATACTCTGTTATTTGCCATCTTATTTCTCCCTTCAAATTAATGAAGAGTGGATTTCTCCACTCTTTTACATATTGTCTACTTCATCAGCATCGTATATTTTATAAAGTACCTTGTCTGTTCCACAGTAGTCGATTTCGAGGTCTCCCTTGAAGTCCATTGTTGTAGAATCAGATCCGATAGGGAATGATACTTCTGGAGATACCTGGAATGATGGGAACTCTACATAATCAGCCTTAAGCTCATTTTTCTTACATGGATTGTAATATGTAGCTTTCATGATTCCACGTACAGAAGATGGGAATGCATCAGCTCTGTTTGTAATAACAGCACCTTTAGATGCTTCACGAATGTATTTAACGAAATACATATCTGCATCAGTATCTTCTGGAAGTGTAAGAGTATGAGTCTCTTTTGCAATACCAAATTCAGTCTTGCTTGCAGAAGTTCCAAGTGTATATGTCTTTCCGATAGAGCCATCTCCGAAATACTGTGCAACCTTAACTGTTCCTTCAACAAAATCTGCGCCAAGGTCAACTGTCTTTGTTCCAGCAGGTACACGGAACATTTTTGGCATCTGAACCTTATTTTCAGATGATGCAAAAATAGCTTTGCTTCCAGAAGAAGCTTCAACAATATTCATATTACAGAATGCGTTTGTTGCATTAAATGTACCACTCTTACCTTTCCAAATTTTCTTGACAAGGTTTCCATCCTTATCTTTTACTTCAGTTGACTCTGCTGTAATTTCTACTGTAGCCTCTGAAAGCTGTGTAAGAACATACAGAGGGAGTTCTGTTGAAAGGTCTTCTGCATAAAAGTACAGAATTTCTTTATAAATTTTGTCGCCTAATTTGAATGACATAGGTTATTCCTCCTTTTATTTTTTTTGTTTTTAGGTAATAAAAAATCATGCAGTGATTCGAACATCACGCATGAAATTAAATTGATTTTTATCTATTTTGCTTGTATCAATAAATCCAGAATACATACCACCATATAGCGCATGTGTTGTTTCATAAATCTGAAGACGCTGAACACTATCCATGAATTCAACTATACAAACTTTTCTTAATTCATCTTTTTTATATGGGAATCCAGGATGATTTAGACAGAAAGAAATCATTGATAACAGATTAGAATCAGATTTTTTCTTTTTCTTTTGGTTTAATTGTTTTTGCCTGTCATTGTTAATCAAATCTTGTTTTAAAACATTGTTTGAAGTAAACTCTTCCTCTGGCGGAAAAGAATTGAACATGAATTGAATATATCTACACATTTTTTCTCGTGTATTATCATCTATTTCAATACCATGAACTCTATCATACAATACGATTTCTTCCCCGACTTCTGTATGTTTCGAATACAAATCAAAACACGAAAAATCAATGTCTCCAAAAATTAATTTTGAATATTTAGGATTTATTGTTTTTATCAACATAGCAAATAGTTCTTGGTTTGTTATTTTGTTCCAATCTATACCCATATCATATAACTGTACCCTATACGAAGTAGTATTACATGTAAAAGGTGCAATTGCTGAATATAAATTGACATCGCCATAATCAACAAAATCTTGAATGCATGGCTGATGAATTGTTATTTGCTCATTTACTTTATAATCTTCTCCAAAATATAATTGAAGTGGATTAAAGTCTATTTTAACTTTTTCTTCTTCGTCTAAATTCTCTAACTGTCTATCATAAACATCTTGAATGAATGCATTATTCATGCTTGACACCTCCTATTCGAATAAGAAGTGATACCATTCTTGGTAACAGACATTTCATTAGGAAGCATGATTTCAAACTGAAGTGTTCTCACTAAATATGTGTTATCCATGATAGATTCTTTATTAAATGTCGGCTTTGTCTTTGATATTCCAAAACCAGCCCAAGCAAATCTTTCTCTAAGAATCGCAGCAATCAAATCATGACGAGGAATTCCAGTGTATTTGTCTATAATATCTCCTGAATTGACAAATACTGTAAATGTAATGTTCAAATATTTTTCGACATTATTTCCACGCACTAATTCATTAAACATTGTTTGATAACATATGTAATTTTTCTTGTGCGTAGATGTTTGTGGAAAAAACAAATAAGGACGAATAAGAGAATTTTCGCCCCAATAATTATCCCACTCACCCTCAGTGTTAAGAGTTCCATCATCATTAAACAATTCATGCTCTAAATCTTTATCATGTAGAGCATATAAAAGTTCAGGAGTTGATAATAAAATTTTTTTTATTTTTTCTTTATATCTAATATTGTCATCATCAGGAGATTTTGAATAATCAATTAGTTTATTGATTAATTCTGTTTTTGATGAAAAGTCATAAACATTTTCTTCCATATAAAAACCTCCTAGATGCTAAGTTCAAAATCAAATGATGCAGATAAATTTCTTATATCAGACGTTATATTACATACAACGTGCAATGTTTGTCCGAGAAAAGTTCTATCATCTGGAAATTTGATTTTAATATTATTAAATTCATTTTGCTTCAACCAAGTGGCAACATCAGTAATATCTTCATCCCCAATAAAACATTTCCATTCAAATGTTGCATCAGAATATGTATTTGTAACATTAATATTAGAATCATCCGTTATGTTTACTTTGAGCAACTTATAACTACCACCAACTTTAAGAATATAATTAGAAGCCGTGATAGAAGCCTTGTATTCAGGCTGTGTTGTAATTGGATTTCTTTCATCTATTGGCTCAAAAGTAGAATCATAGTAATCTGCATACATACCAATAACATGACCTTCTTCATCTTTTTCGATGTAGTCTTTATGTTCATCCCAGAAGTTCTGATATAGTGTTAATTTCTGTATTCCCATTGGTTTCGTATTCTCAATCTTAGTAACCTTCCAAACTGTTGGATGTTCTGTTGGTGCGCTAACAACCAACCGCATTGTTCTATTCAGATCATCGTTGTACCAGAATTTTTCAGTATACTTATTTAATGGCATCCAGATTTTCGTCTGATTGTCCGGGTGCGCAAAATATGTCCATTTGTTACTTTATTAACTCGCTAATTTTAATAAAGATAGAAATTGTTTCCTATTTTCTTTTACTTTCATAAAAGTGCAGATCATATCATTCACCATGCCAAAATTGGTTTAGGTGTTCCCCACTTCGGAACGCTTGTTCCTATTCCATTTCAGGAATGATCGTTGAACGTTCTCCTGTTCGGAGTTTCGCTGCTGATTGTCCATTTTTGCAAAATAAAACACCTCAGTCCGTAGACAGGTGTTGCAAATAAGTTATCTATTTATTTTTCAAACATTCACATTTGTATTTATTTCATTACTATGTTGTAGTATAAATAGCTTTAGGATTTTCCAGCAATTCGAGGAAATGCATCACTATCGTTTCCAATAATGACGGACTATATTTTGTATAATCTCTATACTCACCAATTGTATCAATTGTTAATTTGTCAGTTCGTTGCTCTGACAAAAATAGAATTATTCTATTTCTTATACTTTCGCATAAGTTCAGGTCATATCAAATCCATATCTTTTCAGACTTAGGATGTCTCTGTTAACTCACTTGAGTACATGACCGTCGAACCTTATCCTATTCGGATCTTGGCTGCGTATTACCTAATCCAATCATTTTTTAACATTCGCACTTGATTTTATTTCATATCTACGCTGTAGTACGACTGGCTCTAAAGGACTCCACGCAATTAAAAGACTTTCGACATATTGTTTCCAATATGAAGCGCATACATTTTACGAATTTTGGTTTCTGAGTACTGTCCACATTTTTCTTTTTACTCTTTTCTTTCCATCTGTCTCAATCCATGTCAAGTGATAATCACATGGAAGGATAAGATACTTCATAAACTGATTAGCATACTCTTTGTCTACAACCATCCACTTTCTATAAACCCCTCTATCGTCAGGAATGTCCACGTAACTAGATATCGGAAATTCCGTCATAAACACATTTCTATAATCTTTTTCAAAATAATAAAGTTCGTCACCATCAGTAAATTCTAATGGTTCACTAGGTCTAAATTGTAAATAATAACCTACTTGGTCTTTATCAATTGATCGATATTCTTTGATAATAAATTTTGCATCTATAGGTGTTTTGGTTGTGTTTTCATGAGTAATGTGATAATTCTTTTCAGGTTGATCATCATGAAAATAATCATAAATATAACAATGTTTTGCTTGAATATCATTTTCAAACGTTCGCTCCATAAGAAAATCTGAATTTTCTTTTGAAATCTCACCAACTGTTTTTGCGTTATTAATTTTTAAGTTTGAAATACGTCTAGCTGTTGATAGGCTTGGCATTGTTGTCTACCTCCTCCAACATAGCTTTAATATATCCGTGAGAATCTAAAATTGCCCTTCTGAAAATACTGTAATCATACTTTGGACTATCTACGATATCATAAGCTGCTTGAAGTGTTGCCATAAGAAACACCATTTCCTCTGGATATCCAAGCAACGTATTTAATCCACCAAATTTAAATAAGATATTTTCAAAGTATCTTTTAAACTCTTCATCAGAATTAAAAATTTTAGTTGTAACTAGATTATCTTTGTATAAAAGTAATCTATGAATATTTTTGTGCATGAGTATCGCTGCATCTTTTATTTGTTCTTCAGAAAATTCTCCATATAAATAATCCATACTAGACACCTTTATTAATATAAGAGTTATAAAGATAACCATGATCTCTAATCGTCTTACTTAATTCTTTCTTTACATTATCCAGTCTTGCTTGAAGAAGTTTGTAAGGATTATTTAACATTCTCTCCTCTTTACCACCAAACATCATAAGAGTATAATTCAACGAATCAACTCTTGGACTCAACCACTCAATAGTGATTCCAAGAACAAATAATCTGCACACATATTCAACATCAGAACTTTCATCTATTGAATTCTTAAGTTCAAAAGAGACTTCTTGAACTTCATCATCCAATGTAATAGAAGAGAAGAGTCTTCTTATTCTTGTATCTCCAAGAACATTGTGTAATCGTTCTGTGTAAATTTCTACAAAGTCATTAGAATCTAATGCCAGTTCTTTTGGGTCATCAATTCTGCTTAATGCTCTTGAAAAAATAGTTTCATAAGGAAGTATCATGATAACCTCCTTTATTTAACAAACAATTCGCTTAAAAGATTAAAATCAGAATCAAAGATTTCGCTAAGTTTTCTTACTTTTGAAATACTATCAAGATTACCATTTGCAATTTCAGTCGCAACCATCTGCTCAAGAACACTTCTTGTTGTGTCTGGAAGTTCTCTGATTTCCATTTCCATCTGATGAACTGGCATTCTGAGAATGTCCAATAAATCATTTCTTGTATACATCTTCTCGTATACTCGTTTTACAGTTGGGAAATCTTCAAGTAAATCTTCATCAAGAATAACAAATCTTGGTAAGAATACATGATCTGAACCTTTTCTAATTAAAGAAACAAGGTCACGATAATTGATTTCACAATCATATCCATAATCTTTAAATTCATAAAGGTTTCCAGACTGAGATGTAACATTTAGACCACCATAACATACCGATCTACATAAAATATAATCTGAATCTGTAAATACCTTTTTCTCTTTTACGATTTCTTTTTTAATTGGTTTTTCTTCAACAACTTTTTCAGTTGTCTCAGTTTTTGTTGCTACTTTTTTTGTTGTAGTAGCGGTTTCCTTTTTTGCTCGTGCTGTAGGCATTGCTTTCCTCCGTTCAAAAATAGAAGAGTAGTGGTTAAACTACTCCTCTAATATATTTTTTATTGTTTAGATTACTCTGTAATAGTCCACTGACCAAATACTTTACCGATTCTTGTAGCAATACCAAACTCTCTCTGAACTTCATATTTCATGATATCAGCGATGTTTGCATTAGCTGTTCCACGGTCTGTGATTTCTTCGATGAGAGTCTCACCAACATCAACCATGTCAACAAGTTTCTCATCTCCGGATGCAAATACGTAAAGAACATCGTCTTTGTACATATCTTTTGTTAAATCGTTCTTTGCAAATCTCTGTGGAATTTCAACAAGTGTGTAACGTCCGTAATTTCCAAGACGACCCATCTTAGCCTTGTCTTCTTTCTGAGAAGATGCGATCCAATTAATATCAATAAGTCCTTCAAGCTCCTGAAGACCTACCATTGTTCCCATAATAACAACTTCAGCATTGTCGTTTGCTACAGATACGTTCTGAAGAACTTTGTTGAATTTCTTTCTGTTTGCTGTGTTAAGTGCGCCAGTCTGAACAAACTGTGTCTGTGCAGGAAGTTTCTTGTGTGCTTCAAGAATCTCTGCAAAGATAAGTTCCTGTGCCATAACAACAAATGCTTTTGTGATAGCATCTACAAGTTTTGTCCAATCTTCCTGTCCAACAAGGTATCTGTCAATATCAGCACCTACAGCAGCACCATAAACATCTGTTTCGACAGAGTATGTTGTATTTTCTGGCAATCTCTGAAGCATTGTATCGTGGTGTCTCTTACCCATTCTTGCTACAGAAAGAATAACCTCGTCATGCTCATTAACAAAAAGATTTGTATCCCCATCGTTAAGATTTTTATAGTTAACAAGTGCGTTAAACCACTCGTTCTCTTTAAGTCCTGTAGAAACTGTCCAATCTGTTACTTCCTCAATTACATCGAAGAACTGACGACCATAATCTCTATAAGCACGTTCTCTTTCTCTACGAGAAGAATCTTTTGTGAGACCAAAGATTCTAAGAGATACTTCACGAAGTTTGTCCTCTGCCTCTCTTTTAGAAATTCCATCGTCAAGTTCATTTTTATATAAATCGAACATTAAGTTCTTTACTTCCTCATAAGAAGTTTTCATTTCGTCAAATACATTAAGTACATGTGCGCTAAAATTCATCTTTCTCATTGGTTATTCCCTCCTTTCTTACTCTTCTGATACTTTGTGCTTCTGGCTTCCAGCCTCAATAGTTACTTTCTTACCAACAACAGGTGTTCCATCAAATGCGTCTTCACTAAGCTCGTAAACGTCTGTTACTGTAAGCACAAATCCTCTAACTGTCTTTGTTCTCTCAGCAGAAGCTGCGTTGAAGAAGTTAGATGCTTTTGTAAATTCACTGTTATAACTCTCAGCGATTACTGGTACTTCATAGATAAAAATTGCTGGTGCATTAACATCAACTTTCTTAACCTCTACATACCAGTTTCCGTTAGCAGCCTGCTCAAGAATTTCTCCTTCAAATCCTACTGGAGCGTCAGCAACTTCGTACTGATCAAAGCTTACATAAGCTCCTTTTCCGCAAACTGTACCGTTGTCTGTATCTTTCTTAATTACCATGTTTAAAACTCTTCCAACTTTGTCTGAAAGGACTTTAGTTGGAAACGCAACGTGGTGTTTTTCTACGTTGTATCTAATAGCCATAGTGTTTATACCTCCTATTTTTTTACATAATAAAAAGACCGTCCTATTGACGATCCTTGCCTTTAAAATTATTTAATTTTTTATTTTTCTTCTTTAGCAAACAATTTTCCATATCTGCTAGGTTTTACAGCCTTTTTATTTACGCTTACAAACTGTTTCTTTGTTGTAGTTTCCTTTTTTTCTGGTTTAGAAAGTTCGAAATTACCATGCTCAGAAACATAATCTGAATGAAGAACTTTAATTTCTGTCTCAAGATCAGCAAGAGAGTAGTTATCCATTTCAGAAACAAGCTTCTCATAATCTTTATTTACAAATTTTCCTTCTTCATCTTTCTGTGCAAGAATTTCATATTTCTCAGAATCAAGAATTGCTTTCTTCTGTTCACGAAGTTCATTTAATTCAATTTCTTCTTTAAATGCTTTTAATTCAGCATAGTTTGAACGCATTTCTTCAATTGAAATCTTCTCGGACTCAGTAAGGAGCATTGCAAACATTTCTGTTCTTTCTCCCGTAAGTGCAATATTATCATCCTCTCTTGTGTAGGACTGTTTGTAATATTTGTCACTATCCCAATCCTGCATAATAAAATATTCATCATATACTTGAGATACATAACACCATTCAGAATCATTTCTGTAAATAGAACATAATGCATTTAATGCGTATCTGATGTCTTCAAAAGAAATGTCAAACAATTTGTTAAACAGTTCGTCTTTTGAAAAACTTTCCGTTTCAGATTCTTCTGTAGTAGTATCTTCAGTTTCCTCTTCGACAACCTGTTCTGGTTCTTCCTGACCGTCTTCTACTGGTTCAGTAGTCTTAGGATCTTCTTCGGAGGATTCCTCAACTGTTTCCTCAGATTCTTCTTCTGTGGTAGTTACTTCCTCTTCAGACTCTTCTGTTTCAGTTACCTCCTCATTTTCAGTAACTTCCTCTTCAAAGTTTTCTTTCTTCAATTCAGTTCCTCCTTTCGTAGTTTTTTCTTTTATTTCATCACAGAAAGATTCAAGTGTATTCAATCTTTCCTGTAATTCACTTATTTTCGATTCATAATTTTCAAATAAGCTATTATTCTCTGCACTAAAATCTGCCAATTTGATATTTGAACCTTTCATGCCAGGGTTTACAATTTCACCTTCAGGTGTTTTTCCTAAAATGGTTACTCCTGAGAACCAAAAATCTTCAATATTTAAACATTTAGACCTCGCATCGTACGCTAGTTCTCTAATCGAAAGCTCGACCGACACAAAACATTCACACTCACGTTCAAGTATTTCAGACGCTTTAGAATACTCTTCGAAAATATAACCATCGACTTCGCAATACGTTTTATTTTTCTCTTTATCATAAACCAATTGTGCATTGCAACTTTCAGGAATGATTCCAATTGGATACTCATCATAAACAAGCTCTCCATTTTCATCCTCATGCATATTATGTGTGTAAAATTCCCACTGTCCTTCTGGATTTTCATCGGTAACTACCTTGTGGATATAAGCCAAAATTGGACGATTACTGAATGAAGGAAGTGCAGATTCCATTACTTTTTTATCAATGTTTGAACCATTTGCATTTAAGTCTGTATGACAGGCTTGAAGATGTACCGGAAGCAAACCATCTTTGTCTTTGTTAGAATTGTCAAAATTTACTTTTCCATGAACCTGTACGACTAATGGTTCGCCATTTTTTTCACTACTAAAATGTGTTGATTTCTTATATTTGTTTAAATAGAAGTCATATAAGTCTTCCATAAATAAAAGTCTCTTTGTAGACATATTTCTTTACTTTAACCTCCCTTCTTTAAAAAATAGGTATAAAAATACCACTCAATAGAATAGAAGAGTGGCTAAAAAGTAAGTATATTGCTATACTGTATTTTTGATTTATCTATATTTGAAAACTGAAGTTTATCAGTATTCAAAAATATATACATTCCATTTGATTCATTAACTACTTGAAATCCAAGTTTCTTTAAATTTTCAGAGGTAGTGGAATCTGTTGTTTTTAAAAACTTTTCTTTCATATAACCACCTCATTACTTATTACTCCTTGACTTGTCCCCTGCATCACTTATTTCTGAATCAGAAACTTCAGGTCTACCACCATCACTACTTTTATTTGATACTGTATTAGCAGAAGTTAATGGTTTGAATTTATCTGTAAGATTTAAAATATCATTTTCTAAGAAATTCATAGCCAATGTATCTAATTCCCCAACACCATTCAAACTATTAATTGCTATAATATTAGGAAATCCATATTGCAAATCTTTCTGCATAGATTCTTTGAATGCATCTCTTGTATGAATGGACACATCAAAAAACTTAACTTTTGCATGATTTTTTACTTGATAAGAGAGCATTCTATTTACCCACCCTTGTATTTGCCCAAGTAAAGCAGAAATTGCAAAAGCACTATCAACTTTATTTGCAGAACGAACACCCTCTGAGTTAGTAAGAGTAGCAGAATTTAACGTCTGCGCACCACCTGATGTGTTAAACAATTCTTTTGTAGCTTTTTGTACTTTTGTTGTGTCTGAAGCTTGGTCATCAGAAAATGATATTGTATCAAGTGGAAGTGGGGTTATAATAGATCCTATATAAGGTGGAAGACTATCTACCAGTTTGTTATAATAATCTACAGCAAAATCTATATTTACAGCCCATTGGTCAGGTTCGTTTGCACTAGAAATTGTTGGAATGGTAGCAGTAATCAACTTGTAAATTTGCTGGTCATCTGCAACAGCCTGTACATCAGCAAGATTCAAAAGACCTATCAAATCAATAAATAAACCACTGAATATTGGTACGATTGTTTCCCAGGTTTCAACTCTTGACTTTGTACATATAGCATATTCATCTGGCATTAGTTGCCATTTTTTCTGATTATTTCCATCGTATTCTTTATACATTGATAACAGTGGATCGCCAAGAAATTCAAGTACATCCTCGAACTTTTTATATTTACTCATATCTACATAGAATGCATAATCGCCAGTAAAATATTTGCCAGATATTCTACAATATTCTGGTGGAATTTTTAAAATAAACATTCCAGTTTCATCTAACCAACAACATCCGTAAAAGACATCTTCTATAAAATTGTTGATTAAAACCTGCAAAAAGTTGCCTTGTAAAGACATTCTATCTAGCCATACCAATGTATCATAGTAATCTTTTAATATACTTTCCTTATCATTATCACCAGTTGGATCATATGACGGAACTACATATCTTGCATTTAAATCAAACATTGTAGCGTTATACATAATTAATCTAAAATATGGCTGGCAACGGTAGAATAGATAACGTGATAGTCCACGCAGTTCATCTTCGTAACTATCAATATTCTGAAGATATTTAATGACGTTTTCTTTGCTATACGAGCTTATAGAAATTTGACGTGTCGTTTTCGTTACATCACGAACTTTTTTAAAGGAATCTTGTGATTCTGCAAATCGTTTTTGTTGTGCTTCTAATTCTTGTATATATGTTTTCCTATCAGCAGCAGTCTTATAGGTTTTGTTTTTCGGAGATGTTTCAGTCATCCCTTTTTTTGATTGTGTCATTTTTGATGCGAACACCTCCTTTTCTGTTTAGTTATATTTTTTTGGATTTTTATTTAGATTGCTTTAGAGAACGATGATTGTCGTTTCGGTTGATTTATTGAGAGTTTGGAGAGAAGAGATTGAGTGGATGCTGTCTTCGGTCTTAACTTTAATTCTAATTGACAAGCGCACCAATAATTATATGCTATAGAAGAATATCTATCCTTTCTCATACCAGACACTTCTTTTACTCTAATGTTAGCATTTTTAACTTCATGATCTAACTTTACCAACTCATAAATACCAAGAGTTGTTTGCGTATATGGCATCTTTAATTTTACTTGTTCGGTTGGAGAAAGTTTTGAATAACCTTTATATGTATCCTTCAATATAGAATCTGCTTCTTGTTCTGTTGTTAAAAAGTTTATTTTACCGTTTTGGATTCCATTTCTAAGTAATACACATATCTCATTATTAAACTTATCTGTTGCTTTCACAGACCAAATAACTTTATTTGCATCTCTTACATGACATCTCGAAGCCATGTCTGGATCATTAATACACGTTAATGCTTTGTATGTTTCTCCATTTTCTTGATCATATTGATCCTTTATAATAAAATCGAATACTCCTAAACCAATACCGTTCGTATCAAGTACAAGATCTGTGCAGTTATATTTATAAAAATATCTCATCACTATAATCCCCAAATCATCAGTATTGAGACCTTCAAAAGTTTCTCCATATACAAAATTAGACTGATATGAGGTATCATTTACCTGTATTAAATCATTTATATAAACAGCAGATGCATCATTCTTCTTTTTTTTAGAAGATTGCATAAGTGCTACGTCAACGGAGAGAATTCTTTTTTCAGTTGACATTAATTTAGGAACTTGAATTTTATCATTATAAAAAGATAATGGCATATAAGCCCTTTTAATTTTTCTTCGTGATGTCAATTCGTCAAACTTAAACAAACTTCCATCAGTATCCCCAAACCATAAACATTCCATCTCCATTTGCTGTACGAGTTCGTTATAGTCAAGCTCAGACATTTCGTCCTCTACTTGCGCACGAGATAAAAGTCCCTCTTTGATACTCACCTGATATGGAATCCCAACTATGAAATACTTCTTTTTATCATCAAAGAAATTTAATGTATAACTTTGCGCTTTTTTATATGCCCAAGAACTTTTAAAATATGCACTCGACATATAAATTTCTTTATTTCTTTCCTGTAAATGCTTATATTCTGGTTTATTTAAATATTTTGGTTGTCTTGGACTTGTTAAGAATTTTCTAAGAACAGTATTAAGAACAGTTTCATCAACCATGCGAAATTCATCTACAATTATTATATTCGCTCGTGCGGAACGAGAATTTTCCGAACTTGTACGTGTTTTTATCCACGAACCGTTTTTAAAATAAATGGATGCATCATTTTGACCTATACTACATTTTTCAATTTCTGATCGTAAAATAGATGATTGCTTCATAAAATCATCTTGTATCTTAAGCAGTACTTCATTTGCCTGTTTTAATGTACCAGAACTTACAACTATTTTAGTTCCTGGGAAAAGTATACAACGAACACAACAAAATAGTGCCGTTAAATATGTTTTGCCCTGACCTCTTGCGGCAAGATACATTGTAAAGTTGTAATGCATCATACACCATAATAATATTTTTTGAAATAATTTTAGTGTTATTCCAAGAACATCTGATACATAACGTTGTGGGTTATGTCTATAATACGCAGCTCTCCAAGCCACAGTCTCCATTATTTTTTGTTCTTTATCTTTCTCAAGTTCTACTTGAGTCTTTTTTTGCGATGCCATTATTCGTCATCCATCCTTGACCCGAAGATTTTATCAAATAATGCTTCTGAATCAAAATCTTCATCATACTGTGGTTTTGCGACTGTATATTTTGACATAAACTTTTCATATAATGACGAAAATGCGTTTTTCAGTCCCATCATTTTGGATAGATGTCCTTTAAAAAAGACATCGATATACAATCCAATTTTATCAACATCTTTAAATTCTTCGTCTGGTTCTGGAATTGGTTTTTCTTGTTCCCATTTATCAATTAACTGCCCAAATGTAAGATTATCCGTTAATGCATTAGATGTTTTTTGTGAAGGTTTTACATTTAAACTTCCCATAAGATTTTGAAGTGTAGCATCTAATTCCTTAGTATCTTTTCCATTTCTTTGAGCCTTATCTATTTCAAGTTCTTTAAAACAAATTCTCTTGAATAACAATTCTTGTGCTTTATTTTCACATGGATATCTAGTTGTCCAATCTTGATATTCATTTTCCAAATACATTAAATCTTCATTATTATAAGAATTACCAAATCTTTTTTTTGCTGAACGTAATGTTTTTCTAACAATTTTTACATTTTCAACCGCATTATTTTCTTCATCATCTATAGCAAATTCAGAATCACTCCAATGTTTATTTCGATATTGTGGCAATGATCTAACCATAACAATAAGTTGCTGTGCAGCTGTTGATCTGATTTTTTCACCTATTCCTTCCGATAAAGAATCTAACTGAGATTCGTAATCGGCATCAGAAAATTTCCAATTTAATTGTCTGAAAACATCAATTGTTTTTTGCTTATTATCAATACGATTTCCATCTTTATCAATATCTGTACACATATCTAAAATACAACTTTTACATGCAAAATGCTCTATTCCACTTTTTGATTCTCCTGATGTATAGAATGCTTTTGATGATTTCCATTTTCCACAGTGGGGACAATATACATAATCCAAATCAAGAAGATGATTATAATCTAAAGCTAAATCATGATAAGCTTTTTTGACATTATTTACCGTTAGCTTTTTAATTTCATCATCTGTTTTTGCTTGCCTTAAATTAGCCAAAATTAATCACTTCCTTTCATTCCAATAAAAAGAAGAACCAGTTAAGCAACCGATTCTTTTTTCTTTAAATTAAGTCTTTCGACCAATATATTTTCCATATTTTTATATTCTTTTTGTTTAATTCTTATAAGTTCAATATTGTGTTCTTCGCAATAATTATTTTTAATCTTGTCGTATTTTTGTCTCTTTTCAAACTCTTTTATACCACCAAATTTTTCGATTGGCATGTCATGTTGTAACCCATCTACTTCAATGCAATATTCTTTTCCATTAAATTTTATGTAAAAATCATATCTTAACTTATATTTACCAACACACCCTTCAAACGTTTTCTGTGTTTCGTAATTTATGTGATATTTGTCAAGAATAAATTGACATTGAATTTCGAGTTGACTTTTTGAAAGAAGAGGATGTTTGCAATAATTTGATATCATTGCACCGACTGATTGCTCAAAAATACGACTAGCACCATTAGGAAGTCCTTCGCCAAGATATTTCCATTTATGTATTTCTTTGTGTCCTCTATATTCGGTGTCAGCAAATTCATAATCTGGTCTATAAAGCTTCATAAATAGTTTTATATTATGAACTGCATAATTGTTGTTTCTCAATAGACTAAAATTTTCTCTTCCTCTAACAATGAAATGGACTCTTACTTGGTATATAAAACCTATTTCGTCTTTACAATAAACAGGCTGATGAGATGATATATATTTAGTTTCATCTAACATTGTAAAACCATTTTCTGCAAGATATCCTCTTGCGTTATCCAGATTCCAATCTACTTTATTTTCTCTTTCATAATAACAGAGTTTACAACCAGTTCCACCATGTCTTATATAATTCCAATCTGTCCAATATGAAGGATGAGATTTATTTGGACATTGCAAATTAACTCTTACTTTTCCATCTTCGATTTTAATATCTAGCAAATTATATCCTGGCTTTTCTTTATCTAACCATTTTTGACATGTATCCATATTCCAATATGATAAAGGTACAATTCCTTCGCAAAATGGACAATATATACTTCCACGTCTTAGGTTATTTAACGTTCTGTTAAAATGATGTCCTTTATTACATTCAAGAATCAAGGCGTTATTAATACTTGATAAATCACCATCAATATATTTAAATCCGTATGTAGAAATTTCCTTTATTTTTTGTCCTGGAGTTAACGCAATATATTGTTTTTCTTTTCTACATTCTTTGCAAGAAAATCTACCAAGCTTGACATATTTCCATGCGTATTTCATTTTATTATCTGGATGTTTTAAGCAATGACAATCTGATTTTTCATTATGATTAAACTCTTCCTTTGGAGTGTCAAGATATAGTCCTCTTTCTTGAAAACCGTAAAATGCTTCTTCGTAACTGTTCTTTTTGTATTGTTTTTCCATTTTATTTTCTCCAATCTCTCCATATCAAAAAATTAACATTTTAATTACATATCTACACACTTACAAATACATACCAATTAAAAGTAAAAGAGAAGAGTGGTTGGATATGGAGTACAACCATTCACAAAGATGATCAGTCTTTGCTATTCTTCTCTAAATTAACCACGTTCCACCGACAGAACATCAAACACCAAACAGTTTATGGTCATATATATTTATTCTCTAAAGAAAATTTTTCAAATAAAAAGAGCCAGTATTTCTACCGACTCTTTATTAAAGGTTCTCGCTTATAGTAGAGAAGCACTGCTTTATTGTTCTGCTTTATTTATGGATCGCAGCAAATCCAGACCACACAGCAGCCATTCAAATTCAGACTTGGTACAAGTACCATTTCTGTTAAAAATCCATGATGATTTTTGTTCTTTTGTTAATTAGATAAATGCTTCATCTGATTCATCATCGCAGTCATTTTTGATAATATAATGATTCTTGGTTGTACTTACATCATTATGTCCTAATAATTTTTGTGCAACTTCTGCTGATTTATGCTCATAAACTACAAGGTTAGTTGCTCTAGACTCTCTAAACAAATGGGGATGAACTCTACGCCCAACAATTTCTGTAAACAAACCACTACACCAACCATTAAAAACACCTTCTCCGACTTGTCTTGTTTCTCCGTTTTTTTGTTTTACAACAAACATATAGGGACAATCATCTTCTCCACGTACTTCCAACCATTTTTTCATCCATTGCATTGCATCTTCTCCAAACTTCATTTTTCTTGGTTTCCCGACTATTGATTTTCCTTTGCAACGAATAGTATGTGTTAAATATTGTCTTGAAATAGCTTCGTGTTCACGTCCATCATCATCTATGACTTTAATTTTTTTCTCTTTTGCAGGATAGTCAACAACTTCTTTAAGGAGTTGTCTAGCTTCAGATCTACGACACCCTGTACTATAAGAAAAAACTAGATACGATAATTTTTGCCATTCTTCTCGTTTTTCAAGTTCTTTACATAAATTTATATATTCATCAGGTGTAAGTGGTACTTTCTCATGTACGTATCCAGTTTGAACAACCTTTAGTCCAGATGTGAAATTTCTAAAAGTCGGATATTCCTCTTCGTACATTAACATTACATAATTACAAAAAGTACTTACTGCTGATTTTTTAAATTTTATACCTGAATCAGACAAACCTCTATTTGTGAGCCAATTTAAATATTTTTGAAATTCTTTCTTTTTTATTTCTGTAAAATCTTTGTTTTTCAAATGGTCTTTTACCCATACAAAGAAAATGCGAAGTCCAGATTTGTATGCTGGTCTTGTTTGAACCGAAAGGTCTGATTGATTGTCAAGATAATCTTGAACCATTTCTCTGTTAAACTCATTTACTTCAAGCCATTCCTCTTCACTAATTTCATCTGATCTATCTGCGATTTTACCATCCATGATCTCACTTCCCTTCAATTTCGTTATCAGATTATCCATCTGACATATACTTATTTATTCTCCACACAACAATGCAGAAAATATAAAGCAGATCGTTTAGGACTCGAACCTAAATAAACAGTTTTGGAGACTGTCATGCTAACCAATTACATTAACGATCTATACGCAGCACATTGCACTCGAAGCAAATACGAATTAACGTACACACTACTTAGCATGTAAGTTCCATACATTCTGGATTTATGCTGCAAAAATGGGTAGCGTAGGAATCGAACCTACAGTTTGACCATACCTACCCACATAAAAAGAGCCTGCAAGCACATTCGCTTACAAGCTCTTCCCTCGTGACCATTTATTATTTATACACCAAAGATATCCAATAATCTTTCCAACGTATATCCATCAATAGTATCTGTAGAATAATAACTATAACTAGAACAACCATGCTCATCACTCTGAGTTACTGTAAACCCATGCATACCGTCATCTTCATGATCGATAGAAATGTTCATATCATCTTTATCATCCATATGACAGCTTTCACAATCTCCATCGCATCCAAGTTCATCCTCATCATCTTCGATATGGACTTCATACATTACCGTATTTTTATCATAAGCAGATGTAGCTTTGTGGCTTACGTCATCCATAAAGTAAGCAATAGTAGCCCCTGATCCTGGATATTTTCCGCCCACCTTTGCTCGTTCACAGTAAATTTCATCATTAATAATAGCAATACTAAATTCACCATCATAGCCATCAAATGCAGGATCAACAAGCTCTACCTGTGCAATATCATAACCATAAAAAACTAATTCTCTAATAATATCTCTAGCTTCATCATAATTAGCTACAATCTCTGCATAAGTATAAGAGCCAGCAATATCCTCTACAGTTTCATTATAAATTTCACAAAACTCTTCTACACAACATACATCAATTTTTTTCAAACAAAAGCACACCCTTTCAAATTACAGCATTTTATATGTTTTGCTAATCTTAAACACAATCTCATCATGTGCTTCTGTATGCCATTCCCTACCGTTAATTGCAGAAATTCCACTCTTTGCAGGTACATGCTTTACGGAGAATTTTCCCATCTTTCCGAGTGGAATAACCTCTTCTGGATTAGCAGCAAGTGTATCATGCACATAAGTCTCCAATGCCTGAAGTACTTCTGCAATCTCTTTCATTGTATAATTATTTTCTACTGTCTTTGTTCCAATTCCTTTAATAAAATCATTCTTTACCATTTTCAACTAAAATTCCTTTCTCTTAATTATTTCCATACTAAAAAGAGGGTAACAGCTACAACGAGTCCATTCCCTCTGATACGATTTTTCTTTGTCGGAAACCGCAACCGTATTTTAATAAAACCGATTTTCCAAGGATAATCGTGAACCTATTGTGGCTTCGTCAGCCAAATATTTATAACATGTATTCTATCCTAGAACACATTCCTTTGTTTATATAATAACTACTCACCTGCAAAATCGGTCGTGCGAGAGTTTGATTTTAAGGGGAGAGATGAGTAGTTATTTACTTTATAACATAACAGGATTAACACTTAAGATTCCTGTCTCGTCTACAATACACACCATCTGTGATGGTTTCCCATGTAACCTTTTTTCAATTGTATAATCACATCCAGAGCCAGCAAGAGTTCCACTTTGTACAAACTTTGCCTCTTGACTATACATACAGAAATGTTTATGTCCACTAAAAATATTATCTGGAAAGAATCCACACATAGATGCTAAATTCATATATCCTTGTTTTGTTGCATTGTCAAAATCGCCATGAACAAGAAGATATGTTTTTCCAAAGATATTAACATTAGCAATTCCATCGTCAAGATTTCTATGTAATAATGAGTGGAATCCATCAATATGCTGAAGAACTCTACAAACATCCCATGCTATAAAAGCATCAAGTCTTTCGCTGTGCTGTGCTAAATCTTTTGCCTGAAGTCTAGAGTGATTTCCAGAACTTGAAGCAACATAAACATCTTCAAAATGATTTGTTAATTCATAACAAAATGAAGTCAAATATTCAATGCTCAACTTGAGCTGATCAATAACATTTTCCTTGTTTGAAACTTCAATAGTCTTATGTAGACTATTCGAAATATTGTCACCGAGCATAAAAACATACACTTTTGAAATATTATTCAATTCCCCAATTTCTATTGCTTTATTTAAGTATTTTTCAAGACGTACTTTTGCAATCTCAGAATTAAATTCACCAAAACTTGATTCAAAAGTCTGACCTATATGTAAATCAGACAAGCAAACAATCATTGCTTTATCACTACATATAATTGGTTTTTCATGATTTTTAAATTCTGTTTTCCCGAAATTATCAAGTCTTTCAACAAGTAAATTCATTACTTCGTCAAATCTACTATCCATATAATTCTGTTTTTGCCAAGACCTACGTTCATCTCTAAACTGAATTTTTGAACGTTCAAGTTCTCTTTGAGCTAATCTAATTTCTTCTAACTGCTCAGATGAATCGACAAACTTTGCTTGATTTGCTTCTAGCATTTTTTTAAATGATTGAAATTTTTTTCTATAAGTGCTTTCACCAAAATCATTTCCAGTAAGGTTATTAATTACCGAGGCAACATCTGTCCAAGAACCAATTTGTTCCTTATCTTCGCAGATTCTCAAAATAAGCTCTTCGTCTGTTTCGTTTTCAAATCTTTTATAAGAAGTTATAACAAACACATCCCTTCTTATTCTTCAGACTCAGGAACTTCCAATTCCTCATCTGATTTTAACGCTATTGAAAAATCAATTACCTGATTCTTAAATGCTGCAAGCAAATCACATACCTTTACTTCCTGTTCAACATCATTCTCATCTGTATATGTAATAGTAAGACAATCTTCAGAAAGCATTCCGCTTTTTACTGTAAGTTTATCTGTTGTTGTTCTCATAAAATTTAATTTAGATTTTGCCATTCCTTTTTTCTCCTTCTGTATTAACTAATTTTCCGTACAAAAAATAGGAGAGTAGTGTATACTCTCCTTAAATAATTTCGTCTAAATCACAATCTTCTCCAACAATATAATCACAGATAGAATGTTCTTTTGCCTCATGTGGTAGCATATACCATTCTACTCTGTATTTATCATCATAGAATTTATCATCAATAGATGTACGACTAAGTACAAACTGCTTGGTATGTTGTTCAAGCTGACCTGTTTCATACTCAATTCTATCTCTAAGTTTTGACGCACTTTCAAATCCGATCCCATTTGATCCGTCGTGCATGAGGAAGGTTGAGTTACACATGCTAAAACGCTTGTTTCCAGCTAAGAAAATTAAGAATGCCATTGATGCACACATTCCTTGATTTACTGTATAAATAGGTGTTTTACTGCACTGCATAGCTGAAATTAAAGCGTATCCAGAGTATACAGAACCGCCCGGACTATTTATATAAAGAATAATCGGTTTTCTGTCTTTTACATCAATTCCTTTATCTTCTCTGTTATAATTCATAATGTGAAATACAATTGTATCAATTACTTCATCATCAATTTCACTATTGATATAAAGTCTTCTTTCTTTAAGCTCATTAATTTCATACATTTCACTATAATGCATGTTAATTGTGCTTTTAATATCTTTTAAATTCATCATGGGCTTTACCCTTGCTTTCATAATATTTTTCTCTTGTGAGAAATTAATCTAATAAATCAGCCATAGCAGCTGTTTCGCTTCGTTCTGTCTTCTGAAGTTGTACATACCCAAATTTTTCATGTCCAGCAAGTTTTTGAACAGTAGAAAGTAGCCCGTTATTACTTCTAAATAAAGCCGAATCAGTCTGTTTAAAATCGCCGTTCATCCACAAAGCAGATCCTTCTCCGACACGTCCGATTAACAACTGAACATGTTCTTTTGTAAGATTCTCTGCCTCGCTGACATAAATAATTGTATTTTTAATATCTCTTCCTCGAACATATCCTAGATGCTCTATCTCAATAGTGCCAGCCATCATCTGCATTTCTAATCCAGTTTCTCCGCCAAGATGGTCAGCAAGAGGCATTGCATAAGGTAAAAGTTTTTCAAGTTTTGAACCTGGTAAAAATCCAACATCGTTTGCATCTTTAACACCGATTGCATTTCGAACATAAATCAATTTGTCAAATTTTCCATCTTCGATTAATTTCAATGCATTTGCAATCATTAAATAGTCTTTGCCTGAGCCAAAGCGACCTGAGAGAACTTTGATTGTCTCATCCTTATTCTGCAACATATCAAATGCTAAAACCTGTTGTGGGTTTCTTGGTTTTATTTTTCCTGTGAATTTACTATTGATTTGCTTATAAGATAACGCATGATATTCTTCGCCATTCCATTTTCTATAATCAACAATTTCACCATCGGATTTGTGAATAATCAAATATTCATTAAGAAGAGAATCATACATATTCTCATTTGTATGCAAATAAAAATAACTCATTTCTTCATCAGAAAGAGTTACTTCTTGATATCCTGTATATTCGTCAATATTCTTGACTAAGTTAATTTCATTTACACCTTTTGTTGTAAGTTTGAAAATATTCTTTGAAATAAACTTACAATTAATATCATCAGTGCATACAACAATAGGAGAGTGGTTTTTATTATATAAATATGCTGATGCCAATATAATATTGTCTGGGGTTTCTTCTAATGAAAATTCAGAGATTATATCTTTTACATCATCATTATTCGTAACAACTTCATATTCTCCAAAATGTTCATCAAGTAAATGTGCTACTTGACGTGCTTTGTATTTTACTTCATTATCTTTTCTTGAAGATTCTTTGATATTTTCAATCTCTTCCAATGTCTTCTGCGAAATAACAAAAGACTCTTTAAATGCTTCCTTCTGTAGATTCAGAAGTGCATTGGTATCTAGGAACAGTTTGTATTCCAATAAAAGATACCACCTTTCTTTTAAATTTCGTTTACTTTACGATTTTATTTTCTCTGTATTTATTTAGTTTTTTTCATGTTCCATTCTGATTCACACAGATAGTATGTACGTTTTCTACCTTTTGCAATAGTATGACTAATTCCATTACTTCCTTCACGGACTCCATGAGCAACCAAATAATTTTTTTCGTCTCTACTAATAAGTACTATAGTAATACATTCCTTTCGTCTTTAAATTTCTCCTTATGATAGGAGATAAATAATTGCAGAAACAGGACTCGAACCTGTGACATCCAGCTTATGAGGCTGGCAAGCTAACCAACTGCTTAATTCCGCATCAATAAAAAAATGCACCAGTATTATTAGTAATACTGATACATCTTCTCACACATTTCCATGTATGAATTCCACCATGCTTTCGCATATTTTTTAATGAATTTAATCATTAGTGTTTTGCTCCTTTCTAAAAAAGATAGGACGGTAACACAGATAATATACCCATGCCACCGTCCACGAGGAGAAGAAAATTATGAAAAATATTTTAATTAGTAGGGGTTAACCCCCAAAATCCTTAAAGGATATTTATTACACGTGTTGCTTATTTATATTCCGCATTTGCAATTTTAGCGGAGAGAGTAGTTGTGTTGGTATTACGAAAAACGTACGCAAATTTACTCTTGAACATGTAAGTCAAGCATCATTGCCCACTTTCCCCTCATTAGGTTGGATTAGAATTTTGGTAAAAACGTTAAAAAATCGGCGTTTTTTTGATATATTTTCAACTCGCTATGTACAAAAAATTTGCATTTTCAACAATTTTTGGAAAAACATTTTAGTAAATTTGACGAATTTACTTCATAAAGAACCTTTAAAAGTAATGCTTTGTTTTTATTTAATGTTGTAAGAATTTGTTTTTTTGTTGACTTTATGTTAGGTGTTATCATAAATGCACGATCAATCATCCACGAAAATAACCCTAGATAATTTTTTGATATCTTAACTTTCTGAATGTCAGAAATTAAATCGTCAAAATCTTTTCTTAGAAGTAAGTAATCTTCTTTTTCTGAATCTGAAGAATTTACATCATATAGACTAATAGAATACTTGCTAATTAAATCTTCAACTTTTCTACAGGTTCTAATATTATTACTCATATCATATTTTATAAAAAAATGAGACATCGGAAGAGTAGATGTAGAATGATGAAATTCAGATAAGTCTAAGTTGTATAAATAATTCATAGGACAGGATAGCTTATCATTTATATTAGACTTATTGAAATTCTTTTTTATCAATAACCAAAATGACGGATATAAATTTTCTTTAATATTTAAATCATTTTGTATTCGCTTTATTTCATCAGATAAATTAATATCAAATCGTCTCTTTGCATTATCAATTGCAACCTGCGCAAGTACACTTAAAATACATACATAATCAATATATTTTTCATCATCAAAATTACAAGAATATGTACGTGCAATTTGCGCTAAATTGCTTGATAATCCAATATCCAACTGTGAATTTGCTAAATTATTATCTATCAAAGCATAATCATCCATTGTCTTGTTATATTTTTTTGAATCTCTTGGGATTAAATTTACGATAGTAGGAGAACCAACATAACATTTTCTGCATGTTCTACTATGTCTTTTTGATTTGTTGTGTAGCCGGAATCTGAATCCATATCCATTCCATTATTTCTATCTTGTGCGTCAGTACCATTCATATTTATGGCAATACACTGCCTTCCGAGATTAAAATATTTTTTCAATTTCTTGTGATATGTATTATGAAGATATGATAGATTATTTTGACTATTAAAAGGACTTCTAAAGAATGCTAAATATTCACCACTATTAAACCTTTCGGTATAGCATTGAATTGTTCCATCTTCAATAAAAAATGTGTCATCGTCATCAACAGAATTTTCATTGCCGGTCGCAGCATATAGTAGCATTGCATATGGAGATCCAACAACAACTAGATTTTCTGCATTTTGAATAATTTTTCCACTTTTCATATTTAACACATAGTTCTTTACAATATATTCTTTTCGTCTTCTAAAATAAGAGCTTCTAGTAAAATCATAATTTTGCTTACACAATGCAATTAATACTTCATAGTCATTTGAAAAATTCTTATTCTTTTCAAGATACTTTAAGAATTCATCATCATCTTGTTTGAGTTTATTTATATAGTCAACACTTTCCTTTACAACGTTTTCCATAATAGATTCATCCAAACAGTTAACCATTTGATAACTCATTCTTTGAACATTTCCAAGTTTACTTTCATGGGCTGTTTTAACAATTCCAAACATACAATTATTTTCATAAACCTTTTCGCACCAATATTCATAAGATACATCAAATTTCAACCATTTCATTGCATTATCCGTTGTTATTAATTCAATATCTTTTACATAGTGATCGTTTCCAAACATATCTTTTACCGTTGCGGATTGGTATTCATCACCGAAATAATCCTTAAAAAACTGTTGAATATTTGTATTAAAGGCAGCCATTTTACAAAAATGATGTCTAAGTAAAATATATCCATTCCCCCATTCTGGAAAAATACTACTATCTATTAATGCTTGTCCATCAAACAATGTATTTTTCAGTTTATATTTTTTAACATGCTCTGCATAGCATTGTTTGAATTCATCTGTTTTCACAGCTACAACTTCTGTTTCAAAATAGCGATCAATATCTTTAAGTATTAAAATATTTTTTGGATTAATTTTTATTTTTCCAACAATGGCACTTGATATTAAAGGTGCGTATGCACTTACCTCTACAATTGGGGAGTTTTTCTTTGGTAATTTAATTCCCATATATAAAAATTTAATTGCCTTTTTGTATAGCCTATCACAGATAAACATACAAGACCCTTTTTTTGCCTTACCTGTGCTTCTATATAACATCTTGTAATGAATGATTTCTCTCTTAATTACATCACCATTCTTTTTTCTTGTAATGTATTCAACATTAACGCCATCGTTATAAAATATATTCCTAATTTCTTCTTTTGAATGTTTTTGGTATTTATTTCTATTTTGATTTGCTTCTTTGAATAGTCTAGATAATTTTTGACGCTTATTCTTTTTTTTAACAATTTGAGATTTGTAACCGTATGACTTTGCAAGTTTATATTCCATTCTTGCTTTTATTGCAACTTTTTTTAAATGCGCAATTTCTTCTTCATAAGACCTTGATCCAAAATTAAATTCTAAACAAATTATATCTCGTGTTGATTCTTCTTTCCAGACTTTAAGTCCGTTATCTTTTAAATAATCACTAAACAAACTGTTAGTAAACATTGCATCTTTGTAGTCATAATGGTCTCTGACTCCATTATTGTATTCATACAATGTACTTGCTTCAATATTTTTTATTTTCACACCAAACTCGCTCATTTGTATAAATCACCACCAGCCTAATAACAAACAGTATATTCCCAAAATTCTTCTTCAGAATCGTAACCACCATAATCTATGCTTTCTGCATAAAGCGAATTCTCTATAGAAACTGCATCATAATAGCATTCTTCAATTTCACAACACGTACTACAGTCATAATTATTAATGCATTTTTCTTCACAAATATTGTATTTTAAATCATTCATTTCATTTAAGATTCTATTTAATTCCATTTCTTATTCCTCCACAATTCTATATAATCCTTCACCATTCCAAACAATTAACCCATAGCAATGAAGTTCTAATTCATCAAAAATTTCTCCAACTTCACTCATATACTTGATAGGATCTTTTGACTTAAAGCAATAAATATCATCTTCCTGTTTAATTGCACCTAATAACATATTCTCGTTTGTGATCGCAAACACAGCGCATTTATTACATTCATTATTTTCATAAACCATTGTTTTGCAAAAACTTAATGTCTCATCTTCATTTTTCAAACAGATACTACATTTTTCACCACATCCACATTCACACTCAGGTGCTTGCATAAAGTTTGATTCAGGATCAAGCCCACAATCTTTAAGCGTGATAGAAGAGTAGATATTTTCATCTTTTCCAAACAATCCATTTATTTCATTGTTGTTTCTCCAACGTTTCATAATAATTTTCTCCTTATAATATTTTTTCGTATGCGTATCCATCATCTGTCGTATAATAGATGTTCTTGATTCCGAAATCTTTAATTGCAGCCATGCACGATTGACATGGACGAGAGATTCCGTGTGGCTTATCATTTAAGATTCTGTAAATATACAATTTTACTTTTTGGAAATTAATATCCAGATGACGGATATTATTAATGCAGTTGATTTCTGCGTGAAGTTTTGGAACAAAGAATTCGTTCCTGTCGTTATTCCTATACTTGTTATAATAATACTGTATTGGATGTGTTTTTTCTGAATTGTAACCAACACCTATTATCTTTCCTTAGTATACAGCAATACATCCAACATGTTCTTTATGATAATCTGATTGCAAAGCAGCTTGCCTAGCTTTAGTAAACAATCTTTCATCTGATTTAGAAATCATTTACACTGACGCTCTTTAGCTCTTTTTGTATCAAGATATCGTTTTCGCTCTCTATATAAATCTGACATAATTTTATCTGCTATAACAGAACCCTTATTTATTCCGAATGATACAGGATGGTATGTACAAAAATCAGATTCGTACAATGCACCGCCATAATGTCTGTGGAATTCTTCTCTTGATGGAATACGAAGTGTGCTATGATTCTTTGGTCTTGTTTCTGTTTCTACTGTTATCATTTATCTGTCTCCTTTTATTTAAGTAGTTCATCTCGAATCATCCTTTCTATTGATGTGAGATTAGTTGATAGGTTTTTATAATTTATTATTCTCCATTCTACATTACAGATTTATCAGGTTTAATTGTCTCTTTTATTGCATATACAAATGGACTTATTTTCATTTCTGTTGCATTATTTGAAAGAATAGAAGAAATATATAATTCTTTTTCTGCTCTTGTAATACCAACATAAAATAACTTTTTCTCATCATTTAAATCTTTACTTTTATTGTGAGGAAGAAGTCCATCACTACATCCAATAATAAATACAACCGGATATTCCAATCCTTTTGATTTATGAATAGTGAGAAGTTGTACTTTGTTTTCATTATCTATCTGTAGGTCTTTCGTAATATCATCCAAGTACATAATAAACTTTTCTAAGTCTGTATATTTCTTTGCAATATTTTCAAAAGCATTCATATTTTCGATCTGTTCAACATAGCTTCCATCATCAGCCTGTTTTCCTTTTGTCACAAACTCGTCAATATTTAATCTAATTCTTAAATAAGAAATCATATCTCCAATAGAGGAAAATCTTTTATTTTGAAGATAATTAATCACTTCATAAATTTCATCAATGCCATTCTTAAATCTCCAATTTCTACGGTCAATTGACATCATAGAACTGTAAAATGAAACATTCCTTCTTTTACTATTGTTCTCTACTTCTTGCAGGAATTTTCTGTCTAACCATCTATTCGGTTTATTATATAAATATCTAAAAGACTCATTATCATTTTCATAAAGAGCAAGTTTTAGATATGAGATTAGTAGCTTTATTTCTGGAAGATCAGTAAACAAACTTCCGTTTACAATACTGAACGGTATTAATTTCTCATGAAAAGTTGACTGTATTTTTGTCAACTGTGCATTTGTCCTTGCAAGAATTGCAATATCTTTATATTTATATTCTTTAACAAATACATTGATCTTATCTGCGATTTTATCTGCTTCTTCCCATTCGTCTTTATAAATAGCAAATTCTGGTTTTTTAAATGCTTTGTTATTAGCAATACTTTCTTTGTAATTCTTGTGCTTGGAATCTGGAATGGTACTTGCAAATGTATTTGCAGTTTTAATAATATCTTCGCTACAACGATAGTTTTTATTCAGATGTACAATCTTTGCATTTGAATAATCTTTTTCAAAGTCAAGAATGTATTTACTGTTACCACCACGGAATGAATAAATTGCCTGTAATGGATCTCCAACTATCATTGTGTTTTTGCTATTCAATTTCTTTAATAAAAGGGATTGTGATTTTGAAATGTCCTGGAACTCATCAGATAAAACATATTTGAAACAATTGCTGTAATAGTTATAAGTATTTTTGTCTTTTTCTAATGCTTCATTTGCAAGATTAAGAAAATCATCAAACTCTATATATCTATTCTCTTCCTTGAATTTCTCATAACTAACAAATATTTCTTTCATATTGTTCTTACTAAATGGATCATCATCTGAATAGATAAGCTTATCCGTTGTACTTAACATTGCATTTTTCTGCTTTCCAATAAACCTTAAGATATCATTGTATGGAACATCATCTTTACTACATAAGTTCATTCTGTCATAACAAATTGTCTGCATTACCTTTTCTTTTTCCCACTGTAATGTCCATACTTTAAAATACCCTGTTCCATATCTTGTACCAATAATCTTAAGAGCGAGAGAGTGGAAAGTTTCAATGTTTACTCCATTTACGTTCAATTCTTTTAGCTTGTCTTGAATATTTTCTTTTGCCTTTTTACTAAATGTAACGGCAAGTATATCCTGTGGCGCAATAGAATGGTTCTTTACCATATTTTCAATTCGCTTTGTTAATACTGTTGTCTTTCCAGAACCAGCAGATGCTATAACACCAATGTTTCCGTCAATTGTATTTATGATTTCTAACTGTGCTTCACTATAATTCATTTATTATTGTCCTTTCTTCTTTGCGTTTACTTTAAGGTTATAATTATCTTCAATAGGTTTTTCTCTGATTCTACTTCCAAGATATTCAGTTTTATTATCAACTGTAATTTCGCATAAGTTCTCAAATGAGAGAAGATAATCACTTTTATTAAGAAGATATTTTGTTTTATTCTTGTCGAATCTGATACCTGCGTTTTCAACAATCATGTCAGAGAATTCTTTATTGAAACTATCAACAAGTCGTTCTCTATTATATTCTCCAAAGTGTTCTAGCAGCGATTTACATTTGTCGAGATGAACATAATATGCTTCGTATGTACTATAGAAGTATTTGATTTTCTTTTTATATAATTCTCTTTTCAAAACTTCCTGGAAGTATGGAGCTTTCTTGCTATAATATCTTTCACCTGCATTTTCTATATTTGCTTCATTGTCTGCAATAGAAACACATTGTGCGTAATAATCCATGTCTTCTTTTGTAGCTTGTCTTTGTATAAGTGAAACATTAACTTCTACATTTCCATCTTGATCAATAATTGACTTACCATCTGACTCTTCTATATTTATACGATTTACTTGTCTCCAAATGATTAAGCCAGCAGATTTTAAATAATCTAATGCATTTTCTATGTACCAATTAATCATGTGATCAGCTTTGTCGTAGAATTCATTAATTTCATTCATACTGATTTGAAATTCCTTGCTGCTATCTTCCCGGTTATACTTCAGAAGATTGTAATTTTTATTTACCATGTTAATCTCTCTAGCCCACTTACCAACTGTAATATCTATACTGTTGTTTTGGTCATGACCATTAATTAGATCTGAAAGAATGAGTGGTACTATATATTTATAGAGAGATTTATTCATCTTATTAAAGTTTGATGGAAGAGGGTGTTCATATATTTCCGTGATTTCATAGACACGTCTTCCGTTAACTTTGTCTCTTTCTTCTATAGAACAGTATTTGTTTACCTTTTTAAATAATGCGCTCTTATAAGAACTAACAAACTTACCGTTCTTTTTGTAAGATTTCTTTTGAGTATCACTTCCAAATAAGTTAACTAATTCTTGTTCTGTAATTCTTCCTGTTTTAATTTTTTTAGTATCCATATATCATTTTCTCCTTGTAAAACTATTGATAAAGTTGCCTGGTTGTAAAAAATTGTAAAAATGAGGTGCGTAAAACCCTTGAAAAACAAGCGATTTATGCGTGTCAAAAAAATACTGCAAAGTATCACTATAATATATATATATAGTGAGAAACCGCAGTATTTTTTTTGTGGCATTTTCCTCTTGAATTTCTGACGATTTATCAGTTGTTGTTGATTCATTTTTAAAAAATCATTCAGTTTCTCGCAATACATATATGGTAATAGCTTGTGCAAATTATATTTTTATTAAAAGATTATTAATACATATATTTTTGGAATGTTGCTTGTCAACATGACAAAAATAAGATATGAGCAACTTGTTGCGAATATCTATAACGCCGTAGGCAATTACATCACTCTTTAATATTCTTTTAATTTCCCTCCACAGTTAGGACAATAGTTAATATATTCTGCTTTACAATCCTCTGGCTTAAGAATTAATAGATATGCCTTATCCCATTTACTATTATTTACATGACTACATCTGATCAGTGTATTTCCTGAACGTGTTGTATATTTCATACACATATCTCTTTCATCTCCTTTGTATTTCTATTCTCTGTTTGCGTCCTTACTGAATATTGTTTTTCTTTTTGTTCTCTTAATTAGTTTTAACTTCATATTATTTATCTCTCCTTAATTTTTGTTGATGTGATGGATGGTATTGGATTCATATACTTATTCTCTTATTACGAAAATTATTTTTTGCATTTTTATATAAGTGGTACTTTGATATGAGAGAAGTATTTCTACAAGATTTTAATTATCCCCTCCTGGCAGGTATATATCATAGATTTTTGATATGGCGATTTGATTGGTAATTGATATAAATATGGATTGATTTTCTATTTTTATGTGATTAGTGTAAAGTTGGTAGGGTATGAGATTATGAACGAAAAATGATGTGTTTTTATTTAATTAAACCATCAGTTTGAAATTTGTGCTTGTTTTTGTACATAAAAATAGACAGGTAGTTTACCTGCCATTGCTTATGTGGGATCGTCCCACACCCTTATACAAGGTTACAACTTATCTTGTCTCTTCGTTCCAAGCTAAGATTATAACCTTGTTCACTACACAAACAAGTTGTGTAGTTCAGTATGTGTATTTTCTTATAATTTCTATTTTGATACAACCTTACATTTTTAAACAGGCGATTTAATGACTTATCTATGAACAAAATGAGCTAGAATCAATTTTAATACATCGCATGGTAAATTGTGCCTTTTTGACACTTAAACAGAATTTGGTCTGATTTTATTCAAATAAGTATAGTAATTGAATGAAGTGTATGTTTTTCTAGGATTTTAATTGTTAGTTTCGTATTGATACAATAAAATAAAAATGATAAAATAAATTAAAATATATTGATAAGGTGTGTTTTGTATGATAGTAATTAATATAAATATTGGAAATATTTTGCAATTTTTAAAAAGTATTTCTACATTAATTCTTACAGTTACAGGAATAATAACATGCGTTGTTTCAGTTATTACATTACATAGAAATAGGATAGTAAAAGAAGAATCTTCTGTTGCACAAATTGAAATATTTCCAATAAAAATATTGGGAGATCCAGTACCAAAATTAAGAATACAAAATTTTGGAAAAGCTTCTGGCGAAATTATTTCTGTATCATTGGACTGTCAATTGCCTGTTGAAAAGATGATAATAAATCCATTTGAATATTACGTTGGTATGGTTTTAGCTTCAAATCAGTCGTTTACAACAGTATTTGTAATAAATGATCTTAAATTAGATAAAGTTCCTATAAAAGAGTTTAATGTATATATGGAAATAAAATCTCTTGGAAAGATACAATCTAGAAAATGTCATATAAATTATAATTTTTTAGATGGGTATATTGAAACCAAAGCGACACCAGAAGATTGCATTAGCGCATTAAATAATATTAATCAAAGTATTCAAGGGCTTCAGTAAATATTTGCTGTAAGCTCTTTTTTATTAGTTCTTTATCTGCATTGTACGCATCCAATGTAATATTTACGGTTATGCCAGGTCTGATAACTTTATTGTTGCCATTTGACATCTTTGTGATTTGAAATGATAGATTTTTAATTGTTGTTGATTTTTCTGTTATCATAACAATATCTCCTTATGTAATTAATTTTATATACAAGTATTATTCTCTGTTGAGGGTTTGAAAATTAAAAGAGTTGAATGGTGATTTTTTGACGTAAAAATAGTACATCGTAAAAATGCCCTTTATATAAGGAAGAAAGTTAGGATGAGAGAGTGAATTTTTGGAAAATTTTAGTTGAATTTTGTGCGAGAGAGGGCGGAAAAGTGTTGTGAAATAAGGGTTTTGGCGATATGGGGTTCGATAAGGTGTTATTTTTTGGTGAAATGCGATTTTCGTTGAAAAATAAGGTGGAATTGAGGATTTGAGGATTTTGGTGAAAATTTAGGATTTTGTTGGTGAGTTTTAGAAGTGAGAGGGGATTTTTTGAGTTGGTGTGTGAAAAGACCACATAGTTAGTTCTGGCTAACTTGAGTCAGCCTTTATGATTTTAACTACCCCCAGTAGGCAGAAAAAGCCTTGAAAATGCGTACTTTTGTTATTTTTACGCTTTTTTTGACTAATGAAATCGAAATTTTATCTTCTATATAAAGCAAAAAAATGGGACTTCTTTTTCTCGACATTATGTCTATTTTTAGAAAATAGGCTCATATATAGACATTTTTGTTTATTTTATCGTTTTTTAGACACTTTTATATTAATATGTCTATTACTATACAAAAATCATATACCTAGTTCATTACTATACAAAAAATATATATCTATCTATTTCTCAACACGCTGTCTATTATTTTCGGATCTGATTTCCACAGTTAGTAAAATTGCACAAAAACTAGATCCACAAATTGTACAACATGTCAAAACGAATAAAAATTCCAAAAAGGTGTTGCAATCCCATAAAAATGGGCGTATAGTTAAAGGCGTCAAGGGGACAACGGCAAGAGTTCTTCTTCCAGTTCACTTTATATCATTTCTAACCACATTTTAATATTGACATCAACACGAAAGTGTGGTATGATGTATTCAAGTCAATAAGGACGCTCACTGCAAGGTGTTAAGGCTCTGCATACTCACTAGCAAGGTGTCCAGGACTTGAAAAAATATCACAAAAAAGTGTTGACAACAACATGAAGATGTGGTACTATAAAGGTGTCAAGAGGACAACAACCACTTGACAGATAAATAGTAACTCCTCTCAATAGTAGACGGTTAGCACGTTAAAAAGTTTGTACGTGATTAAAACTTTTCCGTCAATCTAATGAGAGTGGATAGGATGTATAAATATTATGATACTCCCTACGGTTGCATGGGATATGTTCCGTGGCTAAACAAGTACCAGTTGTTTAGCAATGATACGGATTACATAGAGTTTATCTCATAACATGCAACAAGCACGACTATTGCTAGTCTAGCACACCACAAGTCTATTCTAGCATAAGTCGTGCAAAAATTCCACAAAGTTTTATAGGTTCTTTAAAAATCTATCACTGGATTAGAAAAAGATTAGTAACTTACGGGTGAAAATCTTTGTTTTCAGAAGTAACTCATGGGTGAAATCATGGAACTAATTCGGTGAAAAAATGGGTTCATAAAAAAACGGGGCAAAAATAGATTAAGTGAGTCCCCAACTCTCACGAATCCTACATAAAAAGTACTAGCATTACTGGAAAAATGCTAGAAAACTATGGTGATAGCTAGAAGGGGTAAAGTAACCATAGTCCATAAGGCGATAGTGAAAAGTCAGGATGCTGAAAGTTTATTCAAATAGACTTTGTGACACGGTATTTGGTGCAAGACCTAGGACGCAATAACTATAAGGTGGTGCGATCTCAAAAAGCTACGAGTGTATCTAATTCCACCTGTGGGCGATAGAAGATACAAGGCTATAGAAAGAACAGGCGAACTGCTTAAAGCAGCATCTGGGTTCGACTCCCAGCATAGCCTTTGCCAATAATGGCATATGATAATTAACTGGGCGAACTGCGTAAATCTCGTCCGCAAAATCCAAGACGCAGAGAAGGAGATATTATGGCTAACAATACAACTAACACAATGACAGGTAACAAGAACGTGGATTTCTTCCAGGCTGCAAGAACTTTATCTTCACGAACATCTGAATTTTTCCGTGTAATCATCAAAAAAGCTGAGTTGAATACGGTTTATTCTGCTAAGATTGCAACTAACGAAAATAGCATTGCAGGCATTAATGATATGCTTGAAAAGGGTACGTCCATTGATGTTTCAAAAGAAGAGCTTGAAAAGATGCGTGAAAACTACGTGACTATTAATGAGGGCTTGAAGCTTGAATGGGAGAAACTTCTCAAAGAACAGGCAACATTTGAATATACAGCTCACGACAAAGCGTTCAGAAAAGCCATTAAAGACGCTTCTGATCTCGATGCTGTAAAACTTGCTTCACGGAGTTTCTTCAAGAACTATAAACTAGATATTGCAGATACAGCATTTGAAACTGCCGTTTTAGAATCAATCGGTAAAAAGATTGACAATAGAATGATCGTAAATTCCAACGGTACAAAAGCTCTTAAATATGACGCTACAAATGCACTCAAGAATATGTATGGTGTGGCTTTTGAATGGATGGTAGAAGCAGGAACAATTAAACCAGCAGATATTCCGTCTGTACTTGTAGAAAAATATGCTAAAAAATCTTCTAAGAAAAAATCTAAGAAGGCAAATAAAAAAGAGAAAGTCGAGGTGAAATAATCATGGCAGATAGAAGTATGGCGATTAAACACGCAAAAGCGAAAAAAGAAGCCATGAAAGAAATTATGGCTAATTCAAATAATCTCGCACAGACATCATGGGGAACAACTCCAAAACAGAAAGCAAATTTTGCTAGACCTGCATATTCGTTCCCAAATATAAAAGAATTTCTGTAAGGGAAACTCCTAGGCATGAGTATAAACTGCCTTTTCTGTCTACGTGGTAAAAGTCCATGTACTGATGATGGCATGAGCCGAAACGGAAATTATTTGCAATCCACACTTTTGTGTGGTAGAATTGAGGTGACAGGAGGGAAACGAAAAATGATTGTGTATTATAAACTAAAAAAAATTCTTGAGCAAAGAGAAATGAGTTGGCAAGATTTAGAGAATGCAGGTATTTCAAAAAACATGCCTTATAAATTTTCCCAAAATAAAGGGGTGAACACGGATACCATCGATAAAGTATGTAGGTATCTTCATGTTCAGCCTGGTGACATAATGGAAAGCATTGACGAAAAAGCCCAAGAAGAAGAGAAAATAAAAGCGGAAATGGCTATTTTACAAGCTAAATTAGATGCCTTGCAAAATAAATAATAAAGCAACCAAAGCACCCTAAACGCAGAAATGCAAAACCAGGGTGCTATTTTTATACCCATTTTTACAAAGCAAACGCAAAACAGGAGGAATGAACCATGAAAAAATTCACAAAATTCCAGACACTTTTCATAATCGTAGCACTTGCCATAGCAGATCTGAGTCTAGCAAAGCTCTATAACGCAAATCAGCAGAAGCACTTATATCCGCTTTCAACAACAGTAACGGAGATTGAAAACGACACCGTTACCGTAGAAGATTCAAACGGAAATCTGTGGTCGTTCAACGGAGTAGAAGATTGGCAAGTTGGTGATGGCTGTGCATTAATCATGCACGACAATTCCACAAGTGAAATCGTAGATGATACTATTGTCTCTACACGGTATCAAGGCAGAATGGAAAGCAAAATTTCCGACATTGCCTATATTGAACGGTCTTCTGATAATTCGTACACAGTAGAAGATCTGAACGGAAATTTCCACATTCTTTTCACAGATAGCGATGACGGATGCGGAAACGTAGAAACGGAAAATATTGATTAGTTAATTAGCAGCTAAACAAGGCTGTTATTTTTATGCTCAAAAATAGGAGGGAAAAGAAAAATGACGACAAGAGAGATCAGATTCAGAAAAAAGGTAAAAAAGGAATTATTAAAGATTCTCATGTTACCAGTGGTATTAATAATCGGTCATATCCTCATTGTAATCATGTTTAATTACTTTGGGGTAATGTTATAAGAGAAAATGTTATAAAAGAAAGGAGAAAGGCAAAAAATGATGAGTTATGATTTAAAAAAATTATTGGAAAAAGGAAAATACAAATCTGTTATTCCAGTAACAAAGGCAGACAAGTACACACCTGGTCAATGGTATTGGTGCGGATATTGGCATCAAGCATACAAGGTTCTTGAGTCTCATTATAAAACTGTACAAGGCAAATCGCACTTACAGAGTGTAACTGTTCAGTGGGATGATGGGAGAATTGGAACACATTGCACAGGACTTGACTATAAGAGAGATTATAAATTAAGAGTTTAAAAAGGAGATTAAAACAATGAGAAAACAGAGAATTTTTGAAATCAGCAAAGAAAGATATGTACGGTTTAAGCAGTATTGCAAGAGAAATCATATTGATACAGTTATTGAAGACTGTACTACATATAAGAGATTCTATTGTCTGATGGATGACAAAGAATTACGGGAGGCAAAGGAGTTCTGTGATTCACGGTATAAACCAGAAGCGAAAACTGAAAAGGCAGAACAGCCTGAAAGAATTTTCATATACATTATTATAGAAGAAACACGGATTTTGTATTGACAAATACACTATATAGGATGTATTATGTAGTAAACGAAAAAGGTATGTATAATAATCCAGAATGTTTCTCCAGAGAAGAGAAAACGAAAATTGAAAAAACCGTACAAACGTTAATAAAAACAGCATCAAGTGAAGAAAATATATTTTTTCGTGATACAACAACTGGGTTATTAGAGGCATTAGAACCAAGTGAATTTCAAAAATTTCTTAATGAACAGCTCAAAGATCCTGAATTTAAAAAAGAATGGGATTTATTGGAACATGAGCGTATTAAAGCTAAGGAAGAAATTGAATCTCAAAAAACTAAATAATCAAAATCATAACACCTTACACAACGTAGGGTGTTATTTTTATGCGGAAAATTCCGCAAATGCAAAATAAAAAATAAAACAAGAAAGAAAAGAGGAAGATGTTATGTGTAAAAGAGTTTATTTAAAAGCGAAAGAAGCAGAAAAGGAAATGCAGGAAGTAAGGGAAAGCAATGAGTTCACAGGTAAAAACGAAAAGTTGTTAATCAAAAATTTGGTAAAAACTGCGAAGAATAATTCACGGATTGGAGATAAACTACTTATGGTTATAGATCCAATGCAAATTCATATTCCAGATTGGCAGAGAAGAATCAAGCTCGAAAGAGCTTATTCCATTGGAAATAATTATAATTCATACAAATGGGATGAACCAAAGGTTTTGCTCTACAATGGAATTCTTCTTTGTATTGATGGACAGCACAGAATTTATGGTGCTTTCAAGGCAAAGAAAGAGAGTGTAGTCGTAGAAGTTATGGAATGCTCTCTTGAAGATGCAATCGAACTATTCTTAAGCCAGTCGAAAGACAGAGCAAAAATGCAGCCTATGGATATATACCACGCAGCATTAGCAGCAAAGAAACCTGAATATGTAGCATTACACGATATTTGTAAAAAACACAATGTTGCAGTAAAAGGAGATGACGAAACGGAAAATGTCGTCGGAACATTTACATCAATTTCAGATGGAATCAAGTTAGTAAAAGGAGAAAAATCTGAGTTGCTTGATTCTATGCTTTCATTGTTGGGCGATCTTGAATGGAACGGATATGCAGATACATATAACGGAAAAGCATACACAGCAAAGATTATTCGTGCATTGAAATCAATGTATGCATACTATGAAGGCAGAACAGAAGAAATGGAGGAGATATTGGTTCGAAAATGCAAAGGAACTGAATTCTTTGTAGATAATATAATGACAAAAACACAGGCACAGATTTTCGATTTTCTATCTCAGATTGTTAAATACGAAATGGAAAATCCTTTTATTACCAATAAAAATACAAAAAAGACGAAAGCAAAAGCGAAAGCAGTCTAAATATATACATATAATAGTTAGACAGTATAGCCAAGAGAGAATAAAATAATATAGCTCTCTTGGCTATATTAATGTAACTATTAACCAAACACAAAAAGAAAGGGAGATTAAAATGTTAGACTTATCATTTTTTAAAAAGCTTGCATCATATTCCAACAACCATTGGAAATGCAAAATGACAGAACATGAGCTGAACAACTCTTCAATGGAGATGTTCCAGGAGTTCACACGGTCAAAAAGGAGAGGAAAGCTTTCCGAAGACATGACCGTGTTAGTTCAGAATCTTAAAGAGGATTCTGAGAACGGTGGAACGGAAAGCCAAGAACTCTTGAACTTGATCCTCAAGGAATTTAAGGTGGTCTAATGCAGAAAAAATATATAGAAAGGAGAAGAAAAAATGAGTAGAAGATTGCAACCAGTTTCTACGAATGATTTTCGTAAGAAGCTAAAAAAGAATGGTTTCCAGTTCTCACGGTCAAATACCGGACACGAGATTTGGGAACGGAAACAGTCTCTTTCAATTCCAGTACATAATAAAGAGATATGTGGTGGAATCGCAAAGAGACTTAGTAGAGAATACAACTTAAAGGATTGATGAGGGGATTCAAATGGCAAATTTAACACATTTATTCAAAGAGGGACAAAATGTAAAATGTAGGCTTGATGGTATCTTTTATAAAGGTACAGTAAAAGAGACCTTTGCAGATCACATCATTGTGGATATACCAAAGATTTCAGACCATTGTTGGTTTGAAGAGGGATGGAATATAGGGGATGTTTATCCGGAATACAATTTCAAGGGGGAAGAATAAAATGGAAAGGTCATTGTTGATGTTGCTCAAAAGAGAGGACGAGCTTGTAAGAGAGATAAAGTTTAATGAAGAGTCTTATGAGAAGGTCAAAGAATTTTCTGATAATCTCGCATCTCATTATAAAAATGATGCAAAAGACATAAGGTGTGAGCTACAGAAATGCAGAAAAGAACTTGCGGAATATTTAGAGACATTGAAAGGAATGGTGGAATAAAATGGCAAAAGAATTTAAGTACACAAAGACAAAGGAACTCGGAAAATTAAGCGACACAACAACTGTAGAGGTTGGTCACTATACTGTTGATGGAAAGGAAATGCCTGACAAGGTATATCTTGTAAACCATTTTACACGGAAAAATGGTTCGGAAGATTCAAAGGCAACAGCAATTTGTGCAATTAACCAAGCAGGAGAACTTGGGAAAATTTTGCAGAACGCATAAAGAAAGCAACATTTCAAGGAAAAGGAGAATTTATGTATAGAGTTGAGTGGTTAAATGATAATGGAGATACATGTGTTAAAAGTGGATTTGAAACAAGCGAAGAAGCACATGAATGGATTAAAAAACACCATTTTAAAGAATTTGCTTTTCCAATGGTGTTTTATGATGGAGAATAGAAATACGTGTTTCATTTGATTTGGAAAGGAAATGATAATATGCAACATACAATGAGAAGTGCTTTCAAACGATGGCTGGTTTTGCATAATGAAGAAAATCGAGTTGCTCATTATATCAGAATACCAAATTGGTTCAGATGGTATGTGCGAAAAAATAAAGATTGGAAGTATACTGTAAATTATGGCGAAATCGACTACCATTGCAATATTTGTGAACTCGATTATGAGCAACGTAGAAGATACAAAGGGTATTATACATTTGATATATCTGATGAGGAATTGTTGCAGTTACAAAGAGCTGAATGGATAAAATAAATCCATTGAAACTAAGAATTCAAGACAAAATAATGTAACCGCAAAGGCAGTTAGGAGAATAAATACCTAGCTGCCTATTTTTATTTACAAGGAGGAACGAATTATGTACGATTTCACAAAAAATGAAATGGAAATTATTATAGATAACTTGATGGCATTTATTGCAAACTTTGGTAAACCACGGATTAAGCGAGGAGATGACGGAGAAAGTTTCTATGTATTCACTGATGATTCAGATTCATGGAGACAGTATTGTTATAACATTGATTATCTCAATGGATGGTTATATGGCTGTGTACAAGCAGCTTGTGAAAATCCAAAGCGAGATGAAGAAATGAGAGAAATGTGTGATAGTGCAAGTTTTAGAGAAAGATATGCAGTGTTGCATGGAGAAAGAGAAACGAAAAATATCAGTGGACATAAGTGTTATATGTTTACATATTCAGAAGATGACGAATACCAGGATGCAAACGGAGCTTTGTATGACACGATAACAAAAAATTGGAGAAGTTAGAAAGGCAGGTTGTTGATATGATGAAGTATGAAATTGAAAAAAGAGATTTTGGTAGTACATGGGTACATGTAATAGGTAAAAATGCAAAACAGGAAACAATGGTGATAGAAATTGTACACTGTGAAAATCCAGGAGGCAAGAACTCACTTCCTTATCTTTGGTATAAGGATGGTTGTACAGACAAAGTTATGGAAACTTATATTGGTTGTCATACTTATGTACATGATTCAGAAAATAGCTGTTATGGCATATATAACCCAACGGAAAAGTTAAGCGATGATGGTAAGCGAAATGTAATTAACTTTGATTGGTTGCTTGAAGATACAGAGGAAAATAGAAAGAAAATCATTGAAGCATGTATAGAGCTGTTTGAAGCAGCTAAAGGCAAAAGTGCAACCGAAAAGAAAATCGAACATGTGATGGAAGTTGCAAAAGAAAAAGGTATAAAAGTTGTATCTGAAATACCTGAAGGATGGAAGAAAAATCCACTCATGACAGATCCTTGGGGAGCTGTGACTATTGATAACGGAAAACCAATTTTCGTTAATCACAAAATAAATCCAGAATATCAGAGAATGTTTTTGATTTAAAAGGAAGGTGAGTAATATGTTACCACAGATTAATTACGATAGAAAGTTTCTTGCGAAGTTAAAAAGCAATTACTTCAATGCAAAAGCATTATATGAAACGGTAAAAGAAAATGCAGAAGAAATTGAAAGAAGGATTCTCGCAGAAAATGAGTTCTATGAAACGGAAGAAGTCGCAGAAATAAGGGAGAAAAGAGGTGGGGATGGAAAGCCAAAACGGATTCTCGAACCAAGCATGACTTACATGATGGATTTAGATAATGAACTGCCACGGTTTATTGATTTATGTTATCCAAAATATGTCAAAGCAGGAATTGCAGATCCAAGAGGAAAGGGATATTGTCCTGATGCACAGTCAAGAGAATTGCTACTTGAAGCAACAAAGCAGCTTGTAGAATATGGAATTGATATTATCCCAGATGAATTTGGTGAAAAAGAAACCTTGCGTAAGGCGGTTCAACATATCAAATGGAGAGATAAAGTGCTTGATTTAGTATTAAGGCTAGAAAGTGACGAGGTGAAGAATTATGCAGAAAACATTGATGGAAATGTTAATTGAAGCAGGTTATCCAAAAGAAGAAATGGATCATCATTGTTCTGACTTGTATGTATATGTAACACCACTTACAACAAAGGTAATTGAAGAATGGTGTAAGGCACATGATTATAGAATGGCTTGGCATTGTCCCACATTTAAAGACCAAATAACAGGCAAAATGATGTATGATTGTGCATTTCAGTGGTATGAAAATTAGCAGGAAATTGTAATTTAGAAGGGAGAGCTGTTATGTACTATTTAACAAAAAAGAGCATGAAAATGCTAGTAGAAGAAATTGTGTATGCTGTACATGAATCAGAAAATGATGAGAAGGCAAAAGAATGGGTACAGGAAGTTCTTGAAGACAGAGGAATTGTAGAAGTGGAAGAAGATGTTGATTTGGAGAAAATGAAAATCGCAGAAAAAGAGGTGAGAAAATGTATAGAGACTATGAGAGTCCTGGGCTTATTAAAAGACAAATAGAAGAGCTTAGAAAAGATTATTGTTGTCTAGTCGATGCAAACGCAAGCGAGGATGAAATAATCGAAATTAGACAATCTATACTTGATTTAGAGTACAGATTGAACCTCGCATATCAGGATGAGGAAGAAAATTAGTAAATGAAATATTAGTTTCAAATGGAAAGAAAGAGGTAGAAAAATGAGAATTAACGAAGTGAAAGAAACAAGAGAAGTAGTAGTAAGAACAGAATATGTTGCTGAAGATGAAGAAGTGTTTAGCACAAAAGAAGAATGTGAAAAGTATGAAGAATCTGCGATATTTGTTGTAAGTAAAAAGCTTAAAAGACTTCATAAGAAAAATGTGATGCATTCTGATATCTTTGAAGAATGTTCATGCGACTGTTATGTTGAAATTTTCAACGCAGAAACGGAAGTTGATGTTGATAATATCAGAAGATATGCAAGATTAAAAGGAGATACGGATTTATCTAGAATTACACCAGGGCATGTTTGGGATTATGAATGCGAATATTGTTGGACTTTTGGAGATGGAAGTTTGAATGCACTTCTGGATCTTATTAAGTCGAATGTTGAAAACATCATCACTCCAAAAGAAAGTGAGGAAAAATAATATGAATGGATACGAATTTAAAAGAGAAATTGAAAGGATTTTTAAGGTTGCACGAAATATGTATCCTAATGTAACGGATGATATGTTTGATGCAAACGGAGCAATTTATTACATGAATGGTAATGATAGTACACCTTTTGATTGGAACTGTAATAATAGACTGTGCGAGTTTTTCATTTTTCATAAAAGTGAAATGGGTTTTATTAAAGCCAATGTAAATAGTGATAACACAATTAATATTTATATTTACGAAACTGATAATGCAATGAAAGCAACTTATAAATTTACAGAAGAAATGGAAAGCCTGAGAGCAAGGGATTTTGCAAAGGTTATGAATTACATTGCAGATGACAATTGTTTGTGGAACAAACCGATTGATGAACTTGATTGGGATGTTGATGTAATGGAATGTGATGAGATTGATTAACATAGAGAATAATAAGGCAGATGCAGAAATGTATCTGTCTTATTTGTTAGAAGGGAGAACAGAATGGGACTTGTATATTTGAAGAACGAAGAGAAACGGATTTATGAAGCGTATGGAATGACCGTATACGTAAAACAGGATAGATATACTTGGAGTATTTATCCTGATAAACCGGATGAAAACGTCTTTACAATGCTACGAATAGACAAAGACGGAAACAATCTTTTGGATATTCAGCTCGGAAATAGATGTATCTTTGAAGAGAATTTCGATAGAACAATCGACAATTTCTTGTGGTGGATTGAAAAAGATAAACCAAATGAATACGACATTGAAAAGGCGGTTTATAAAAGTTTATGTGCATCAGATTCATTGTTTAATCATCTGATTGGAAATCGCAAGCGAAAAGAACAGGCAGAAATTAACGAAAAAGCAAGAGTTGAAGCAATCAAAGAAGAAGAACAACGACAGATTGAGTTAATTAAACAATATTGCACAAAGGAAAATCTCTTATTCAAACAGTATTATGAGAAAGTTTATCTGATTAAGTTGCATAACAAAAATGTAAAACAGATGATCGAAAATGCAGATAATAAGCAGTTTGAAGGATTGAGAGATTTTATGAATGAACATCCTGATAACAAAGATGCAGTGATTGTAATGAACGGAGACATTGAAGATATAGTAAGGCAGATAGCATAGAAAGTGAGGTTGGTTAGTTATGACAGAAATCAAAATAGACAACACGGGCGATGGAATATGGTGGTTATATAACTGCGATCAATATTGGAAAGATTATTGTGGGTGTGAAAATTTTGAGGAGCAGGTAGTTCTTGATGGTAATAGAGATTATTGTGGGTGTACAGGAGCAGAGTGGTATCAGAAAGCGAAAGAAATATTGAATAATATTGATTGCTATGACGAGTATCCAACGGACGTATCTGATGGAGTAAAAGCAAAATTAAAAGAGCTTTACGACAAATGCATACGCACAGAAGACATTCTTGTTGATGTGATCAAGTTACTTTATCCAAAAGATGTATTTAAAATCGGAACAATTAGAGGATACAACCAGGGAGATTGGCAAGATTATATCATTAAGGGAGATGTTAATACAGATTTGCTTGAGGCAATGTTTTTTGGAAAGATTTCTGATATTACTGTAAAAACAGAAGATGAAGAGTTTGGAGATATAATCACTCATGATGAGCTGTGGAGATCGGAAAGAGAAGAGGGATTAAAGGAATTTTTTAGGAATCGTTACAACCTTGAAAAAAACGAGGAAATTCATATCTTGCAGGCAGACGGATATAAAAAGGTAATTTATTGGAAAGAAGTTGTATGAAAGAACGATTTCAAGAACGGAAGATAGAGAAATATACAATAGAAAGGAATAAAAATATGGAAGAAAAAGATATGAGAATTTGTCCAGTGTGCGGAAAAGAAGTAGAAAGAAATGATATGAATTTTACAAGAGACTGTCATGGAATTACTTTTAGATTGGTGTGCTATGATTGTTGGGAGAAATTAATGGAAAAAGGATATGATGGTCAATATTATAGCGAAGCGGATGAATGTATTGATGAAGACTACTAGAAGGTAGAAATATGATTAGTGCAATAGAAAGTGAGGATTAAAAATGGGAATTAATGTATTAAGGATCGAATTGATAAGAGAAATTGGAAAGTTGAGAACATATAAAATTACATACCAGGAAGAAACAGAAGTCGAAACAACACTTGTTGGAAATACATTCAATTACAGTGAAGAACCTAATCTTCCTGAAGCTGTACTTGACTTTGCAGAACAGTGGATTCTTGGAAAATTATAAAGGAGATGAATTGGGATGCTAGGATATATAGTTTCAAAAGATATGAAATCAGGTATGTGGTATGCACATAAAAAAGGATTTCCGTATGTTCCGATTTCTGGAAGCTTTTCAAATAAAAAATCAGAATCAAATGAATATGCAAAAATGTATAACAATCTTCCAAATAAAGTAGAGCAGATTGAACAGAAACGGAAAGAAAAATTTATAAAGAAGATGGGATTAATATGATGACAAGAGAAAGATTTGCAGAAACAAACTGGAAAATGAGTTATGAAGAATTCAAGAAATGTTATTGTCCAGAATGCAAAAGAGAAGAATGTCCACACAGAGAATCATTTAGAAGAGTACCTGAAATTGATGGTGGTCTTGGGTTGTGTCCAAAGTTGAAGGAGTGATAACGATGTTACTAAAAGATGAAAACGGAAAGCAGATAGTGTTTAATCAAAATCCTCTTACAAAGGAACTAAGCATTACTGTCATAGATAAGATAACACGGAAACGGAGAACATATAGAAACAAGAAAATGATATGTAGATTGTTTGCAGACTGCATTTAGGAGAAATTATGTACAAGTTAAGAATTTATAATTTAACAGGTGCAGATAAAGGGAACTTAAATCATGAAGAAAAGTTTGATACTAAAGAGCAGATGGACAAAAGATATAATGAGCTGTTTAAAGTAAACTTGTATGGTTTAAACCCTACTGCATGGGAAAAGATTGACGGTGGATGGAAACGATTGGAGGGATATTAATATGTATAAATACATTATCAGTTATGATGGTGGATGGTTAAGAGATAGTTCTGATTTTGATTGGGGATTATTTTGCTCTTATAATGAGGCGGAAGAAGCTGCCAATGATGCAAAAGATGAATACATGAATGACTGGTATATTGAAGACATCGAATATGATCCTGATGATTTCGAAATTGAAATTGTGGAGGTGCAATTATGATAACAGAACGTAAATGTATTAATCTTTATTCCGATATGAACCTATGGATGGATTTAGTTATATTGGTAAACGATGAAGATTTTGATAAGGCAAAAGAAGTGGTAGAAAAGGCTTTTGATGATTTTTGGAATGATCCAAAAGTTGAAGAAGAGTGTTGGGCTTACGGAGATTGGATTGGATGGAAACTGAAAGAAGCAGGGATTAAATACGAAATGTACTTTAGAGAAAATGAAGAATAGGTGATTTTATGAAGACGGTCGTAAAAGTATATAGGAATAAACGGAATAATAATAAGTATATTGAGGTGCATAATGATGGACATTACCACAATACCGTTAAACAGTATATGTATTGGGAAAGGAATGTCTTTTCAGGAGAGCCATTACCAAAACCAGTAAAAAACTTAACTGGAGATGGATGTTTACATAGATGGAGAAAAGGAAATTTGAAAGAATTACTTGAGGATTATGAGGAGGTTTGAGTTATGGAAAATATTTTTACAGACAAAGAATTATATATTCTTTCAGATGCTATGTTGTGTCTTATCAGACAGACAAACAAGAACATGAAAGAAGTATACGACAAAGAAAGTATTAAAGCATTGGAAAATGCGGTAAATCAGTACAGAGAACTTAACACAAAGGTTTGTATGATGGTGAAATAAAGGAAGGAGGTATCTTATGACAAGAGAAATCCTTAGAAAGGAACTTGAATGTGGAAAACGTCTGAAAGATTTGTTTGAATTTTCAGATGGTCAAGATTGTATCATCTATAAAGGAAAATTTGATCTGAACAATGCGGAGAATATTATCTATATTCCAGATATATTCTTAAATGACATTGATATTGAAACAGACTTTTTGACGGAAATGGAAATAAAAAATGTATTGGGAAATTGTTATACAACAAATGATTTCCTAGAAGAAGCACAAGGTCATGTAAATCTTGCGGAAAGTTTTTTCGATAATGTATGAGGTAGTAATAGAATGTGGGAAGATTATGCATATGACAAGAATAAAAAGGGAATTCGTATTGGTAAGAAAGGCGATCAAAACGATTCCGATGTAATATATCTTGGTAGATTTTTAAATTGGAAAGAAGCAAGAGATTATTTTAAAGAATGTAAAATTGAAAAACAATAGGAGGTGTAAGTTATGCATATTCATACAGTTGAAGAAAATTATGATTATAGAATGAAAAATCTGGTCAAGAAATTCGTCAAAGATTATGGACTTGAAAAATTAAATTCAGAAGAATTACAAGATAAAATATGGTCAGAATATGCAGAAGAATTTGCTCATACTGTTTTACAAGATATGACTGATTTTTCCGGTGATGAATTATTTGAGAATGGAGAGTGATTTAATGGATATTACAAATTTGTATGCATACAGAATTGAAGAATTGGCTGTCGGAATGGTTAAGGCAGAATCTTATGAAGATGCAAGAGAAAAAGTAAAGGCAGCTTATTTAAAACATAATGACTGTTTTGATTCTGAAATAGATTTTATTGAGCTGAAAAAGATTGTGGAAAATGATTCATGGTTTAGTGACCATCCAGACGTGATCGAGATTGATGATTTGATTTAAGAGGAGAATGAAAAATGACAGTAGAAAGATTAATCAAACAGTTAGAAAATTATAGCCCAAAGGCAGAAGTTAAATTGAATGATTATAAAGGAGAAGTTGCATTATTTGCATTAGCATTAGCAAATGATGATAATACCGTATGGATAGAGGGAAAAGATGATATTGATCTAGGAGAAGAAATCTCTGCTAGATTTGCAAATGCAAGCGAAATTCAGATAGATGAACTTGATTTCTTTTTGGATTTGCTCGACATGGGAATTACGCTGGAAGATATTCGGTTATATTGTCAGGACAAATATGAATATAGTAAGAGTTTTATGGAAGAACATGGACTGATTTAACAAAAAGAAAGGGTGCTATTAAATGGTTAAACCAAAACGGATTCATGCTGGAAGATATGAATACAAAGGATATGAATTATTAAATTGTGGGTATCATCATCCAGACCATTGTATATGGTGGCAAGCAATTAATATGCAGACAGGTTGTGCTGATTATTCTTGTCATACAAAGAAAGAACTAATAGAAGAAATAGATAGAGATGAAAATAGATGAAACAAGATTTTCAAAGGAGGATTTTATGGAACGATTAGAAATTATTAAATGTGAAAAATTAGTGGAAGAGGCATTGCGAAATGTAAACAAATCAAAAGAAGCATTTGATAATGCAGCAAAATGTACGGAAACATCAGAAAGACATGTGTTAGAAACAATAGCGTGGAATTATAGGGGATATGCCAAGGGAATTGCAATAACGCTTAATGCTATTGGATTTATGAATGAAGATATGAAAAAGCTAAATAGATTAGTATGAAACGATGATTTCAGATAATGCGAGGTTTGAAAATATGACAAGAGAAATGGCAACTAAAATTGTAGATGGGTTTTTTAATGATATGAATCCTACTTTATGGAATGGCGATGGTAATAAACCAGAAAGTTTTGACGAACGACCTTGGCAATGCAAAATAGTTGATGGTATAAATCTTGAAATTACTTTTGCTTATGATGAAGAAGATGGATGGCATCATTATTGCGATTTAGTTTATACAAAAGATAACAGTTCTTTTGACTTAATGAGTGGTTATGGAATTGATTCTAAATTAAATGTGATAGATACGGTAATGGATATATGTAGAGATTACAAATAGGAAGAAACAATGATTTATTCGTAAAAAGAAAGTAAGGTGTATTTTATGGCATTAATAAAATCAGATATATTATTTAAAGTTTGTGGTGCAAAAAATGTCGGCAAACAGAAAGTAAAAGTAAAACCAGTTGAACATCATTATGAAGAAGATGGTGAACCAGAATACATTAAATATGGTTGTCCTTTATGTGAAAGTTTGGGAAATGATTATAGAAAAGTTTATTCACACTCATCTGGGTTGTTTGATGAAGATAAACAATTTAATCAGTTCTCATTTTCAAAAGGAACTCGCAACTGTCCTATATGTGGAATTAATATTGATTGGGATTATAAGAAATAATGTAATGATGGATCGGAGGTAGATTGATATGAAAAAATACACATGGGATGAAATTTATCAGAGAGCAGATGGATGCTGTTTTGGAGAGGATAATTTAAATGCAAAGGATAACGCAAGAGAAAATGTACGTTGGCTTGCATTGGAATGGGGAGAAGATGACTTAGAAAAAGCAGAGTGTCCAGAAGATGAAGTGGATTACTATTGTGATAAATACAATATCTTGTTTGACGAAAATGGTCATATAGTTGATGGATGTATTGATTATGCCAAACTTGCTATTGTTATAATTAATGAATTCGAAAGTGATAGAGAGGAATCAGGAAGAAGAGAAATCGAAAGAGGAATGAGACTTCTACTTAGCAAGTACGTTTCAAAAAACGAAAGAAAAATTATTGATGATGTTTTTATGACTCTTACTGGGTGGAACTTGAAATCATTATTAGAAAAATCAATAGAAATTGATGATATGGAGGTATGGTGATGAAGATCATAAAAACATGGTGTGAAAACACAGAAGAGGGGAAAGATTATCTTGAATACAACGGATATCAACCTATTTGCAGACTTACAAAGGATTTGTGGTTAGTTAAAAGAGTTGGAAACAAACTGGACGATGTAGAAATTATGTAGATGAAACAGCAATTTTTATAACTGGAGGAAATAGTGAATATTATAAGAAAGATGAAATATAAAGTTGGTCAGAAATTCATGGTGGAAATGTGTGAAGGTTATCATTTGTCAAAGATTGTTAGAAGAGAAATTGAAATTTGCAGAATTGATGAATGTACTGGATTAATATGGATAAAGTTTCCGTTGACATGTGGTGGATATAGAAAAATGTTTGTGTACGAGAGAGATCTTGATTCGATGGTTGTTAATTGACTAATTTAAAAGAAGATGAAACGTAGATTTCAAAACGAAAAGGAAGATGATTATACATGAAAAAGATTATTGATGGAAAAACATATAACACGGGAACAGCGAAAGAAGAGTTAATTACAAAAGCTGTGGAAAATGGTGGATTTACAAGAGAAGATGCAGAAAGAGGATATGGAGTTTTTACATCTGATTTTGGAAATGGTGCAAAACATATAGAGAGACTTGATTGCATGATGATATTCAATAGTGATGCTGAAGCCGCTGAACAGGCTGAAAAAGACGAAATCAAAATTATACATGATATGGAATTTGATGATGAAAATTCAGCAGCTTATATTGATACACCGGAGAATAGAAAATTACTTGCAAGTTTAGCAGTTTAGAAAGGAGAGTAGATCAGAATGGAATTTCATATTTAGCTGGTGGAATGCTTTTAAGGGAAGTATTAAACGGATTTGGAATTGGAGTTTGTTCTGCAAAAGGGTTCTTGATCTGTTTAGTTGCAGCAATAGTATACATAGGAATTATTAATCTTATATTTAAATAAAGATAATGAAATGGAAGGTATCGGGAGGGAATAAATATGGATTCAAGGTTTTTTGAAAGGAAATGCTTTACAACAACATCAGATTGTTTGTTGAAATTTATGCAAGAGCAGGTCGATGATTCCTCTTTGACATTTAATATAGAAGAAGATACAAAGGAAATATTTATATATAGTCCGGCATTCGATGTTGAATATAACGAGGATGATATTAGAGATTATGTTGGCAGAGAATTGAATGTTGAAATAAATAATATATTTGTAGATGGAAATAAATATTGTGCTGTAATTTATTTTACGGAAAGAAAATGAAACGGAAATTTCATGTTTAGAATTGGAGGTTAGTGGTATGGCAATAACAAATTATATAACACGTCCAGATTGTGTTAATTGGATTGAATGTTTTGTATGTAAAGTTCTAGAAGAAGCAGATATTCATTTTAATAATGTTATAATTATAGAAATTAGTTTTTCCGAAAAAATTCATATTAAAGTCGATAATATTAAATACTTTATTGTAATATTAAATTCTGAACCTGTTAAATACGATTGCAATGGTAAGAGTTGTTGTAACAATATATCATATGAATTATATAAAATGGTACCTGATGAATTAGGCTCGCATTCAGAAAAATTTCATAATGGAAATTTTGAAATTTATTTGTAAAATGAAAAGCACATTTCATGGAGGAAAAAATCATGGATATTATAAAGAATTGGTTCAAAGATAACGGTTATGAAGTCGATGAATACGAAGCCATACTACAAGCGAAAGCAGATACAATTTTATTCCTGATTGTTGAACCACACGACGGAACAAATGGAAAATGGTTGTTAAGAGTAGCTGCGTTGGTATCTTTTGACAGATGGGCGAATTCGACAGCCGTTGAGGAATTCTTTGATACTGAGACAGGATTGCGTAACTATTTAGAAAATAATCAACTTTACATCTATAAAGATGTATTGAGAGGCTTGTCAGAAGACTATGAGGAAATGTACAGAGTTTATGAAGATCAATTATTTTTGTGAGGTGATAATATGTTGAAATGTTTAATTGATGTTTCTGTTCCAGAATATAGTAAATGCTCTAAATGTTGCTTTTACTGTGATGAAAAAGATAGTTGTGAATGCAGATGCGTTGGACTTGAAGAATGGAAAACAGAAGAAGAAATTAAAAATAATTGTACAGAATGTGAATAACAATATATTTGATCGGAGATAGATGGTATGAATAAATTAGTGACAAAAATAAAATTTGAAATGACTGGTTCTCCTAAAATAGAAACATATATGTATGGCGAAGCATCCGTAGAAGCAAATCAAGAAATGCAAGAACCGTTAGAAAAATTATATCAATACGAAAATCAGCCAGATATGAGAGAAAAGATAAAAGAATATGTTAGTGAGCTTGACATGGCAATAGAAAGACTTGAGGATAATTTGGAAATTACGTATTCAGAAATGTGTACAGTAGTTGCTATTAAATCAAGATTACAAACAATAATTGAAGTAAAGAATGATTTACTTGGAATGTTGGAAGAAAATGTTAATTAGAATGATTGATTGGAGGTCGATGGTATGAATAAATTACAAGCCATGAGAGATAGAATTGTAGAAATTGCAGAAGAAAACGGATGGAAAGTTGATGTTGAATCAAATGACGGAGATAATTTTTCTTATGAATTTTCTAAATATAGTCCGGCAGGTCAAGATTTCAGTTTTGAGGCAGAGATAGAAGATAATAATGTATACGCACTATTAAATAACATTAAAGATTATTATGATAATTATGATTGCAGCTATGAGGCTTATTTGTGGCTAGACAATACAGGGCATGGAACAAATGGCGCACCATATGATATGAAAGATGTTTATGAGGATATGGAAGCGTGCGAGGAAATGACTTTTGAATTATGGAAATCGTTAAGTGAAGAAGATTGGGAGGAATATTATGAATAGCGGAGTAAAGGTAACAGAAGAAGAAATTGAAACTGTAATGAATGCATTAGCTGGCACACCTACTGTCACAACAGCGGAATTTGCAAATAAAGTAGAAAAAATATTAAGAGAATATAAGATGGTTGATGGCATGAAATATGACAAACAAAATTATATTGGAAAGAGTATTCAGTTGTATCCTGGTGATACAGTTAAAAAGTATGGAAAAATTCTTAATGTTGATGACTTGGGATGGACTATAGAAATTACTAATGTAAACAGTTGTAATGATACATATACTACAGGTGACGTGATTTTTATATCTCATTCAAAATCTTTTGTCTATAAAATATTGTAATGAAAAACCGAATTTCAAAGGAGTTTAAAGAATGAAGATTAAAGACTTGTTAGAAAAATTTTATGGTAATGATGTGTGGATAGAAATCAGAGACGAGAGGTTATGTCAAATCAATGCATGGAGAAAAGGAACGGCAATAGAAAAGTACGGATATTGTCATGTGATTTGTTGGACGGTTAAGGACAATAATATTATTATCAATACGCGTTCTTAATTTCAAATAAGATGAAAATCGTATTTTATGATTGGAGAGTAAAAATGAAAAAATCAACAACTGTAAAAACAAGAACAATGGGATATGTATGGATTGATACATGCTTTACATTTGATCACGGTTGGGAGACAATGGTTTTCGCAAGTGATAAAAATGGAAAAGTATTAGATTGGATGGATTTAGATTGTGATATTTATGCAACAGAATCACAGGCAAGTGAAGGACATGATGAAATGGTTGAAAAATGGAAAGATATGTAACTGATACAGTTCATTAATACAAACAAGGAAGGATACAATGATTACATTAAAAGAATTAGTACAAGAACAAGCATGGAATGATGCGACAGACCTTCAGATAATCAAGGCATATTTTGAGTTAAATGATCTAGAAGCTGATGGAATTGATATTATCAGTGAATTAACAAAATCAAAAATAAACAAGATAAAAAATAGATATGCTGTAGCAGAAACATGGGTGTGTATGTTGCCATCAAAATATCTGTATGAGAATTATAGTTTGGATATAGCTGATCGTCTACATAGATTGGAATTAGATTATCTGATGAATGGTGGAGAATTATCTGATAAGCAACTTAAATGGGCAAAAGAAAATGTTCCTAATATTAAAATGCCAGAATGCTATTTTCAACCATTAATTACATGGCTTGAGGAAAGAGAAATTAAGTTCAAGTAAAAGGAGATATAAAAACAATGATTGATATTGAATTATATAAAAAATCAATGGAAATAGGAGTTCTTTTCGATTCTAAATACAAGAATGACGAAAGAACAGATTGGAACGCGAGCGAAGGATGCGCAGAATTTTGCAGATATATTATCGAAGAAGCAGCAGCGACCGAATATCCAATAAGAGATGTGTTCTTACGCTCTGCGGAATACTATATTGGTGTCATCAACAGCTGTGGAGCAGATATTAAAGACCATGATTGGGATGAATACTGTAAAGGTTTTCTTGCCGGTGAAATTCTTGGTATGCCAACAGAAGAAAACATGGAACTTGTTAATAAGGCAGAAAAACTTTGGGAGGACACAAGTTATGGATATTACCAGGAAGTATTAGAAGAAGTAAAAATATAATGTAAATAAAAATATATAAAAACAGTATATGTTGTATATAATTGCAAACATAATCGAATATATGAAGAGAGAATAAAGAGTTAGGAGATATTCCTAGCTCTTTTATCTTACAAAAAGGCAAACGAAAGGAGAAAAAAATGAAAGTATTAGCGGTTTTTGGAGATTTTCAGGTGGTAGAAACTATTAAAAGTATTGATCTGATTGATATTTCAAAAAGATATCAGATGGTTAGTATACCAGAAGAGAGACCAAGAAGAAAGAGAAGATATGAAATAACAGATAATGGAACAGCATATATGGTTGTTGTATGTATGTTCATGTTTATACTGTGTGCAGTTGTTCATTGGATCTGTTTTGGATATTAGAAAGGTGGTTGATGATTATGTGGAATAAAAGAATGCCAAGAGAATCATGTGTAGTTGTTATCAGAGAGTGCAGCAGGAAAGGAATTGTTAAAGAATCCGTTGCTGTTTATGACGAGAATGAGAATGTTTTCTTCAAGAATGGAAAACGAATTTCTAAAGTCAAGGAATGGAGATATAGGTGATTATAGTAGGAATTATATTTTACTTAATTGGATGTGCGATGGAAGATTTTATTAACAGGAGGTAGGGTTATGCTTTTCCCAGCAATTGTGGTGGCAATCTTTTGCTACTGGGTTTATTGTATGATTTGTAAATAAAATGGCAAGAAGAACAAAGATTAAAGCTGGAAACCCTCGCAAGAGTTCAAGATTTATCTGTCTGAATTGTTTGCAGAGCGACCTTGTGACAGGCGAGGGAATCCAACGTAGACATGGACAAAGGAATGAAAATCATATCAAAGATTTGTGGTGTTGTAGATGCAGAGATACAGTGAAAACACTAGAAGTTAGGTACCTTGATGATTACGAAGAGAAAATGGAAGAGGCAAAAGAGCTTAGAAATAAATATTACGGAAAAGAATGTTTAAGAGAAGGAGCGTAGATAATATGGGAACAGGATTATGCATAAAGGATGTAGAATTTAACGGTGCTATGCTTAGAGCAGCGGAAGTAGAAAATATCATTTATGTTGGTGTTAGATGGATTTGTCAGGGATTAGGGTTTAACGAAGGAAAAGTTAAATCAGAAAGAAAGAAAATACAGGAAGATATCGTATTAAGCCAAGGGAAGAAATTTCTTCCCTTGGGAAATAGCAATTCTGATAGCGAAACATTATGTCTTATGTTGGATTATCTTCCATTATGGTTAGCTAAAATTTCTATCACGCCAACAATGAGAAGAGAAACACCGGAGATAGCGGAAAGACTTATAGAGTATCAGTTAAAAGCAAAGGATGTATTAGCAAAAGCATTTTTACATAAGGAAGAAACGGATCTTGCAACGGTAAACAACAATATGATCCAGATTCCAATTCCTAAATATCCTGATTATGCAGAAGAGTTTGAAATCTTATATGCAAAAATGAATGACCTTGAAGAACAAAATGTCAAATTGTATAACGGAATGTCAAACATGGCAAAGCTGCTTTTAGATATGGCTAATAAAATGGAAACTAAAGAACTTTCTGAAGTAGCAGTTGACAAACCGCATATTCAATTATCTGATGAAGAATTATGGAAACAGAGTATTTACAAAAAGGCAGAAAATATCGTATGCGGAACAAATTTCCGAAAAACTTCTATGGTTTTGAAATATGTGTATGACTACATGAATAAGAATTATGGTATCGTATGGGAACAGGAAATGAGGGATTATAGACAGAAGAACAATTTGCATAGTACACCAAATACGATTGATATTGTATATGACAATGAAAGCCTGAAAAGTATTTTTACAGCCATTCTAACTGATATGGAATATAAAGCAAATAAAAACGCAGAGAAGAAAGAAGATGTTGAATGGTCTGATCAGAAGATTGATGAGCTTGTACGGAAGTATCACGATAGAAGTAGAGGACACATGGTTACTTATAGAAGAGTCTATCGAAAAATGGACGAGGATTCTAATATCTGCTGGAAGAACCTTGAAACAAGATATATCAATGAAGTTGGTGGAAAACCATCCAAGAAAGACTTAATTAATTCAAGAAAATCTTTACAGCCAAAATTTGTAAAAGCAATCAGGGAATTGATGGAAGAAAACTGATAGTTCTGATATAATGGAATAAGGTATTGTCAACAAACGAGGTAGCTGAAATGAAAATAATGAACGTAGTAAACACATGCGGAGATCGTGTACAGGTAGATTTTGATAGAAAATCAATAATATCTTATTCCAATAGAGAATGCAAAGTATATTATGCAGCTCATGTAGTAGAGAATGGAAAGTATACAGAACCAACAGTATTTTGTATATCTGGAACAGTAGACAGCATAGAAGAGAGAATTGATACGTTGAATAACATGGTTAGATTGGCATATTATAGAGGACTTAATAATGATTTATCTGCTGATCCAGAACGCAAAGCATGGAAAATGTTGGTTGAAGAAGTCACAGAGAACCAGGATAAGTATTTTGATGAGTACGGAGACTGGAAAGAAGAGTATGTTATTATAGGATGAAAGAATTATTTCAAGAAAGGAAACAAATGAATAATTTACAAGAAATATGGAATGATTTGGATGAAGCATATGAATATATGGAAAGAGCTATTGAGAAAATGTCATACATTCCATTATCCAGGGAATTGTACGAAAGAAAAGAGAAATTCGACTTGTCGGAGATTTCATATATGAAGCAGCTTGTAGAAGAAATGATGGAGAATAATATATAATGAAACTAAGTTTTCAAATGGAGAGTAGATTATGAAATATGGAGATATTGTTGTATATAAAAATCAGATTGGAACAGTAGTAAAAAGTGAAAATGATTTTAAATTCCATCCTTGTAATCTTCGAGGATACTATCCATTTAATCTATTGGATACAATTACAAATAATGATATAAGAGAAGCAACACATGATGAAAAATTGGAGCTAATAGAGAAAGAATTTATATGGGGTAACGTGTTTCAAATTCATTGTATTGGAGAATATCAGATTGTAGAATATATTAATAAAAATGATAGTAAAAAATATTATCATGGATATATTAATTACAGTGATACAAATCGTTTGTATTCTTCTTTGGATTCTGCATTGATTGGATGTATCGGATACAAACATGAAGGCGATAATGGCAAAGCAGCAATGTATTTTAAGAAGATGATTGGTATAGGTAATGAAATCTAGGTTTCGTTTTACTTATGGGTGCTAGTATAGGAGCTGTCCAGACGTGGATGAACGAGTTCAAGTCTCGTAAATCAGTAACCAGGCTGACAAAAGTAAGAATTGGTTCGAATCCAATCGCCCATAGCTTAATTTAAATGTGTTGAAATTTAACTTTCAGTGAACTGAGGTGAAGCAAATGGATAAATTAGTACAAAAAGTAAAATGGGAATTACCTGGTTTCCCTAAAACAGAAATGTTCATGTATGGTAACGCATCTGTTGACGCGAATCAAGAAATGCAAGAACCATTGGAAAGATTATATCAATATGAGAATCAGACTGATATAAAAGAACAGATTCGAGATATATTGGAAAATTTAACAGAATATGTAGAAAGTCATTCTGATAATGTTACGAATTATGTGAATGCAAAAGATGTACTTGAGTATATAGATGATATGTGGAAAGTATTTGGCGTGGATAGCAAGAAGAATAGAGAAAAATTTTTATAAAAGAAATGACGATTTCATGGTTATGGAAAGCAGGTGATAGAAAGTGAAAATAACAAGATTTAAAGATATTCCTCAACTGACAAGAGCTGGAACGTACAATACTAATATTCCATTAACTCATATTTTAAAAACGCTTTCAGAATGGGAAGAAGATGAATATTATCGTTTACAATTAAATCCTAATTTTCAACGTGGGCATGTATGGACAGAAAATCAACAAATTGCATATGTTGAATTTCTACTACGTGGAGGGAAATCAGCAAAGGTAATTTATTTTAATAAACCAAGTTGGCAGACGGTTGAACCTATTAATGGGTATGATGATTTTGTATGTGTTGATGGTTTGCAAAGAATTACAGCGGTAACTAGATTTTTAAAAAATGAAATTAAAGCCTTTGGCAGTTACTATAAAGATTTTGAAGATAAAATACCTCTCAGTGTAGACCTGATTTTCAATGTAAATGATCTTAAAAGTGAAAAAGAAGTTCTTCAATGGTATGTTGATATGAACGCTGGTGGAACGCCACATACAAATGAAGAGATTGAACGAGTAAAACAGATGATTGAAGAGTTATAATGTAAATGAAAAATTGCTTTCAAGTGGAGGTGAGAATATGAATTATAGTAATTTATTGAAAGAAAAAGGATTTATTTTAAATACTTATCCAGAAGGAAAATTCTGGGAGTTGGTTATAACAGAGGACGAAAATAAGAAAGAACATATTTGTAAAGTATTTGGAGCTGACATTGAGTTATTTGACTCAAATACAACAGATATTGATACACTTATATTGCAATGCACAGAGAACTTTACAAAATGTCTTTTTTACTATGATTGCAATCCATTTGATATGGAAACTAAAACATTTATGAAATGTGTTGATAATATATAAGCGATGAAAGATTGTTTTCATAAGGAGGTAAAAGCGTGAAAGTAAAAGTCGTGGATTTTTGGATAAATACGTATGGTGGTTATACGATCAAATATTCTGATGGCTCAACACGAAGTTTATGTAAAGAACATTTAATTGAAGTTTTAAACGGCGAAAGATAACTTAAGTTTATTCAAAAGTTGAAACAGACATTTCAAATGGAGTGATATTATGATGACAGTAGGAGAATTAAAAGCTGCATTAGAAGATTATGACGAAGATCTTCCGATATGTATTGGAATGATTCAGACGTATGGTTCTAATTTTGCTACAGAGCTTGATGATGTGGATGAGCTTACAGTAGACGATTGGGAATATGGCGAAGAAAAGAAAGTGGTTCTAACTCAGGGAAGTCAAATTGGAATTGTTGAATATTGAGAGTAGATAAAGGGGTGGTTTGATGGACAAATCAGAAATGACAACAAATGAAGTTGTAAATCTTCTAATGAATAAAGGAAACGAGATCGACAATAAAATTATAAATACTATATCAGAAGTTCTTAGACTTGGATATGAAACCGATAGAGGTAAGGAATGTGTAAAAGATCTAAGAGATTCAATAGAATATACGCTTGATGAAATAGAAAGAATTTTGAACCGATGAAAATTTAGTTTCATTAATATAGAAGGAATTAGCTAAATGCTAGTTCCTTTTTTGTTGCAAAAATTCAGGAGAATAATATGTTAGGAGGTAGATTTTTATGACGAATACAAATTTAGCAACGGTTATTCCTTTTTACAGAGAGAAAAGCAGTTTACATTCTTTAGAAGTTGATGGAACAGAAGTTCAGAAATTTATAAAAAAACCACCAATATCAACGAAAATGGAATGTCTTTATAACGAGGAACAGATTAGACTTGTGCATAAAATACTTGCTGACAAGGTGGAAAAAGCTACGACAATCAACAAAGAGAAAGTAGCAATGAGAAATCTTACAATGTATATCTGTGGAATCAACATTGGTTTGCGTGGTGGAGATTTTTGTAGTCTTAAATGGAATCAGGTGTTTGATGACGGTTGGATTATTAAAAAGAAAGAATCGTTTGCTCCTGAAAAGACAACTAAGAAAGATGAGTACGGAAATATTTTCAAGAGAAAACTTATTACATTAAGATATGACAGTGATTTTAGGATGGCAATTACCAATTGGTATAACTGGTTGGTAGAACATGATGAAAAACCTGAATTAGACGATTATATCTTTCCTTCAAATAAGAATGAATGCATGACGGAAAAATCATGGTATAAGGTAATGGAAACTACAAGAAAAGAAGCTGGGATCAAGCAAAAGATAGGCACACACGGACTAAGAAAAACTTATGGACATTCGTATTACCTTGCTGCAAAAGACAAATCACAGGCTCTTGTACAGCTTATGATGATCTTTGGACATTCTGATATGAGAATTACATTGGCTTATATTTGTATTTCTGATGAAGAGATATTTGAGAACCAGGAAAGAATGTGTGTGTTTTCAAATGGTGAAGATGATTTTGTATTGAATAATTAAAGGCAAAGAGAAAGACGATACTTATTCGGTATCGTCTTTGTTTCTTTCATCAAATACATCATTTGCAATTTTAACAAAATAAGTTTTTAAACGTTCTATGGTTTGTGGATCAATGGTTGACTCATTGCTTGTATTGTATGAGGTAGCGTTTTCACTAACATAAGTTGGTTTTGTATTATGATCTGAATGATATTTTGTTGTTATAGGATAATTTTTGTCATCGTTTATGAAAAGATCGTTTGGTGTACAATGGAAAATTTCGCATAATTTTTCTATATTCTCTATTTTGATAGATTTTACAGAACCGTCATACAATGAATAAATATATTGTCTGGACATATCAAGCTCTTTGGCAAGTCTTATTTTTGTATAACCGTTTTGATCTGCTAAATTTTTTATACATAATTTCATAGAATCCCTCCAATTTATTATTATGTAGAGGATATAGTGTAATTATAACATAACATTCAAAAATGTAAACGTTAAAAAATATGGACAAATATGTAATTTTATATTGACATAATGTTATTTTAGGATTACAATAAGAGCATAAAAAGTAAACAAAAAAAGACACAATGTTAGTTGTAGAATACATATTAAGAGAAAGGAGGACTATATCATGGTACAGCGTGGAGAAATTTATTATGTTAATCTCGGTTCGAATCTGGGGAGTGAACAATCGGGGTACAGACCTGTGCTTATAATACAGAATGACACTGGTAATAAATATAGTCCTACAACTATTGTTGCGACTTTAACTTCTAAAAAGAAAAAATATTTACCTACTCATGTGTTTATCAAAAAAGATTCTTGTAATGGCTTAGACTCCAAT